AAATGAGTGACGACAGATGGATAACTCTTTATGACAAAGAAAAGAATCCAACCTTGTATGTAAGACTTACAGAAGATGGATATGAAAAATATAAAGCAGGAGAGAAATGGGATCACCGCTGGATTGATATTATGATGGATATTAACAGTATAAAACTCGCAGAGTTTTGAAGGAGTTGACAAATGACTGATAAATCAGAGAGTAGAGAAGGTTGGTACGGTTATGCTACTTTCGGATACAGCGATCAAGATAAAGAAAATAGAATCAAGAAAAAATTACAAGACTTATTAGACTCATTGAAATGGAATACTTGGAATAGATGGAGTGATCCAGACTTAAACGACGTATACAGCAATGGAATGACCGGAGAGGTTGCGTCTTTTCATGACTGCGTTTATGAAGCAATCAATCAGTCATACGAGATTGAGCAACTGCGGGATATCTTCTTTTCTTTACCAGAAGATCTTATTCTAATTGCCAATGAATGGGGCTTGTCAGATACAGAATTTAGAGAGGCGGTATATTCACACTTATGTCAGAATTCATAATCGACACTGGTAAAACCAGAACAGAACCAATTGATTATAGCTGGAGAAACCAACCCGGAGCGGGATGCCTCGGAGCTATTGATTGTAAAGAATGTGGATGTATCATGGCTGCTCAGGGTAGTCACTGTTTCTGTATGGGTATTTATACCTGCCCAAGATGTGGTTATGAGTCTAAAGGATGGGTTCATAATATTCGTGGGTTCAAGAATGGTAGTCCAATTTATGATGATCCCGTTGATATTGATTCAGCGACCTTTGAGAAAATCAAAACTGGATTTAAAGTTGTTGACTTTGCTCCAACAGGTGTTCGGAAATATCTTTGAAGGAGTTTACAAATGAGTTCTGACGAACAAATCGAAAACGCAGTAGATCAAATAGGCAAATCATTTAGTTTAACCGTTACTGAGAGAATCAATACTCAGCCAGGGTTTAGAAGAGAAATTCTAAGGCAGGTTATTGAATGTGTTGAATCTGACGATCTTTTAGTTGCTAAAAAAATGCTTGACCAAGTTCTTGAAGCTGATGAAGGAATTGATAGATGAGCCGTGAGATTAAATTTAGGGCATATTGCGGATTTGATAAAACTTGGCACTACTGGGATGTCTATGGCGAGTACCCACAGGGTATTTATGGTGGACTGAGCGAGCCGCAACAATACACCGGCATTAAAGACAGAAACGGTAAAGAGATCTATGAGGGCGATATAGTTAAATGTGAGCCAGCTTGGTTTTATCAGTTTGAACATAGTGGAGAGATATATTTCTCAGAAGAACGTTCTGGCTTTTTTTATAAAAATGATGAGAAGAATATAAATTGGAATATAAATAATACTTTTGAGTGTGAAGTGATCGGGAATATATATATGAGCAAAACTAAAGAATCTGAGTTGGAGAAAGATAGTGAATAGTCAGCAGTTAGAATTGCATTTATACATTTATTTTCAATCGCAGTTATATCCGTCGTTATGCTTATGTTTAGACTCTGAATTAGACTGGCGGTTAAGATCTAAGTTATACTCCTATATTTCCTCTAAGTTACAATCGCAGTTACGCTTGCGATTGGAGAGATTATATGATTTAGACCTTCCTATTCAAGATAAATGAAAGTAACTTATGTCATCTATATATAAAATTGAGTATCTAGGTCGTGAAAATACTATAGATATTGAAATAGATTCAAAAGATCATATTTTTTACGCTAATGGAATACCTACATCTAATTCTCATGCAGTAAGTTATGCTTACATGGCCTATTGGTCAGCTTACTTAAAAGCAAACCATCCATTAAGCTTCTATCTCAACTGGCTGGTAAACGCTAAGGAGAAAATGGATTCTGACCGTGAGACATATGAATTAGTAGAAAGTGCTAAACTTGATAATATCCCGATAAGAATTCCATCTATTGAATATATGAATGAGACCTATTCGATTCAAAATAGTGCTATTTATTTTGGGGTTACCAATGTAAAGAATGTGGGGCAGAATGAATTCAGAAAAATGGATAGGCTGATAAAAGAACAAGGCCAGGAAGTGACGCAAAATTGGATGTCTATTCTAGTTCGTGTATTATCGAAAGTAAACAAGCGTTCGGTAAATAATCTAATTTCAGTTGGAATGTTTTCTAAATATAAGAAAAGTCGATCTGAAATGCTTCATGAATATTCTTGTATTAAAGAGTTAACAGCAAAAGAGTTAGAGAAGCTGACTGAGACATATGATTCTGAGTTATCATTAAAGCAAAACCTTCTAAAAATTAATCAACTAAAAAAGAATGGCGGTGCGATTTCAAGTGAGAAGAGACAAGTTGTATTTAATAGTATCATTGATAGGTTAGATAATCCTGGGCGAGATTTAAAAGATACACCATTAACAATTTGTTTAGCTGAAGAAAATCTTTTAGGCGTACCTCTTACATATTCAAAGACAGACGCATGTCGTGATGCGTCCAGTGCCAACGCTCGCTGTAAAGATATTGCGGATGGCAAATTAGGACGCAGCATATTGGCTGTAGAAATAGTAAAATATAATGAGCATAAAACAAAAAATGAAACTTTAATGGCTTTTCTCACAGTAAGGGACGAATCTATGGAATTAGAGAATGTTGTTGTTTTCCCTGACATTTATGAAGAATACGGGGATATAATCTATGAAGCGGCCACTGTACTCCTGTTTGGCGAAAAGGCTAAAGATAGAGATTCCTTTATTGTGAGTGAGATTATTCAAATATGAGCGAAACATTTGCGGAATACTTAGAAGTTGGACTGTTAAAAGAATCAGATTGTTATAAAAAAATTCTTTTAGATGGCTGTATAGTGAAAAAAGGGGATGCAGAGATTAGTGATCTACGTTTTTTTATGAAAAAATATAGAAATGAGACATCTCCGAAACTTCAAGTATATAAGTCCAATTTGAATGGAAAGGAATTCATTAAGGACTTTTATAACTTCGATGAAGCTATTAATTGCTTTCGTAGCCTGATAAATGGGGTGGTTGCATGAACGTTTGTACTTTTATTGGGAAAATTACTGATCCTTTATCCTTAGAAGAGGAACAAAATACTCAAGTTTTAAGATTTAAGATGATGGTTGAGCAGACAAGAAATATTCGAGGTGGTCGAAAAATAACTGATAAAAACATATTATTTTTTGAGGCTTGGGACTCTGGAGCTAAAACAATATTTGATAATTGTCACATAGGTGATGAACTTGTAGTAGAGACTACTGCTAGGAGTAATGCGGGAAAAATAATTTTTCGTATTAATCAATTCAGGGCTATTAATAAAGGTCAGACTGTATGATAAAATCAGAAGAAGACCTGATAAAAGAAAATTACGGACTTGCCATATCTTTAGCTAAAAAGTTCTACAAAAAGAATAGCCTTTATTCTTTTGAAGATTTAGTTCAAATTGGTTTAATAGCTATGGTAAAAGCTCACAGACAATATAATTCTGACAAAAGCGTCTTTTCAACTTTTGCTACATATTGCATAAGAAACGATTTGATAAAGTTTGTTAAGAGAAATAGGAATGATTTAAATGTAGATCTTGTTAATTCTCCTATTGAAGAAAAATTTGATTTAGATGAAATTACTCCTGCTAACTTAACAGTTTTAGAAGCCGGAGTTTTTTATTATAAAAAGTCTGGTTATAAGGATGTAGAGATCCGTAGGATTCTAGACTTAACGCCTAATGATTTCAAAAATATCACAAAATCCTGCTTTAAGAAAATAGTTAGAGCCAATGCGTAGAAAAAGAATTTTATTTGTCTCCGAAGCTAGTTACTTAAATACTGGCTATGCTACATATAGTCGAGAAGTTATATCAAGGTTGCAAGCAACTGGAAAATATGACCTTGCAGAATTTTCTATTTATGGTACTGAGGATCATAAAGAGAGGAGTTCTATCCCCTGGAAGAACTACCCGAATATGCCAAATGGTAGTTCACAGGAACAGCAAGAAGATTATAAGAGCGATGGAGCTAATCAGTTCGGAAAATGGCGTTTCGAAAGAGTTTGTATAGATTTCAAACCTGATCATATTTGTTCAATAAGAGATTGGTGGATGGATTCTTATATTCAGCATTCACCTTTAAGAAAGTACTTTAACTGGATCTATATGCCTACTGTAGATGCCAGCCCTCAAAATGAAGAATGGATTGATACATTTTCTAGTGCTGACACTGTTCTAACATATTCTGATTGGGCTGTAGATGTTCTAAAAAATGCAAATCCTAATATGAACGTTAAACGTTCCGCCACACCATCTGCTTCTGAAGAATTCAAACCAGTGCTCGATAAGAATGCCCATAAAGTCAAAATGGGTATTAACCCGGATTGGAAAATTATTGGCACAGTCATGAGGAATCAACGTCGGAAATTATTCCCCGAATTATTTGAAGCTTTCGGTAAGTACTTAAAAGAGACAGGTGAAAAAAATACCTATCTTTACTGCCATACTTCTTACCCTGATAATGGTTGGGATATTCCTAAGTACCTAATTGATAGTGAGATTATATCAAGGGTATTATTTACGTATGTTTGTGGAAATTGTAATAATGTGTCGTATAGTCATTTTGCAGATACGGTCCAGCCTTGTCCTACTTGTGGACAGTTCTCATCTAAATTAAGTAGCGTATCTTCTGGTGTTAGCAGAAGTGTATTATCTAATATTTACAATATCTTTGATGTTTATATCCAGCCAGCATCATCTGAAGGATTTGGTATTCCTGTCGTAGAGGCAGCAGCCTGCGGAATTCCAGTCATGGGAACAGACTATTCGGCAATGGAGACCGAGATTAGAAAACTTAATGGATATCCTATCAAAGTTAGATCTAAACATTTAGAAATGGAGACGGGATGTGACAGGGCTTTACTTGACTTAGATCATACTGTAGAAATATGGAAAGAGCTATTAAATAAGCCTCAGTCTCTACGTATTCAAGATAGCTTAAAAACCAGGGAATCTTTCGAGAAGCACTATGGCTGGGACAAAACGGCAAAAGTCTGGGAAGAAGAAATAGACCTTTTAGATTTCTCTGACTGGACAGTAGAACCTATGATGGCAAATCCTACCGCTTTGCCTAATAAAGAAATGAATAATAAAGACTTTCTTGATTTTTTGATTAATGTGACTCTGAACGAACCATCATTAGTTAATACATATCCTTTTAATAAACTTCTTAGAGATTTGAACTTTGGTATGTTCCGTAATAATCCGGGAGGATTTTTCTATGGTGAACTTTCTATTTTTAATAGAGAAGAGTATAGACCTTTAAGTCGTGATCAAATTGTGGCGATGTTTACTGAAAAGGCCAAAAATAAAAACTTCTGGGAACAAGCCCGTTTAGGATTAATAAATTTTAAAACAGAAAGTTGGCTATGAAAAGTTTTGGGATGTCTTGTAATGGCTGCTCTTTTGAAAATGGGACAGATTGTTCTATTGGAATTCTAGATAATATAAAGTTAGAATCAAATATTTGTCAAATAGTTGACGGTCATTATCAATTTGACAGAATTTGCCCTCATAAAAACAGTGAGAATCTAACTAAAGAGCAGTCTCTAGAAAAGAATAAGCTCCCCATTTCATTCATTATACTGGATAATGATCTAGAAAAGACAGAAGTCATTATTAATAACGTCCTCTCTTTTACAAAAGGAGAGAAGGTTTACAGTATTTGCGTCGTGACATTAGATAACTTTCAAAAATTGAAAGTTTTTTCTGACAAATATCATAATTTTTATGTATTAAGAAGTTTTAGCGAAAATAGAGAAGAACAGATTAGGGATGCATTTCTAAAAGTAAAAAATGGATACTCAATTATTTTAGGTTCTGATGAGAATGTAGAACAGAAGCACTTAGAGTCTATTAATTGTTTTGTTAACGAAAAAATGAAAAGACTTGGGTTAATTTTAGATTCTCCTATGGTCATTAATAACTCATTATTTCAATACCTCAAAGGAGATAAGGTTGTATCTTATCAAGAAAAGTTATCTCAAATGTGCGAAGAACAGAAAACAGTAAAAATGGTTCATAGCTGGGAGGATGTTAATGAAGCTGTCGGTATCTAAAGAGTTGTCAGAAGATGAAGACGTAGACGAACTACTTAACATTCTAAATCCTAAAAAATCGGATGAAGTATTTATTAGTTTATTTAATACTTCTCTAGGTAATAAATTTGATGAAAAAGGTGTGATAAATGTAGGATTTGAAGATAGGTTAAATGTAAAAAGTTTAGCTATCCAAGAGGCTATAAATAATCAATGTCATGCGTTTTTGTTTATCCCAAAAAATTGCGTTCCTATTCAAGGTATGGTAAATGCTTTGGTAGAACCAATGGATAAAGACGACAATGTATCTGTTACTTACAGCGACTTCTGTGTTGATGGTGTAGTCATGATACAAAGTATGCCTATTTGCTTTTGTAGAAGATTAGAACCTAATATAGATGATCTATATGATATTTCAAAAACAAAAGGGATTATTAAGTATATACCAATAAGTTTGTATAATGTCAAACGATAAGAATATTAGGTTTATAAAAAAAATAAAAGACAATAATCCATTAAATACTTTTATTCTACTTAATGCAGGTTGTGGACGTAGAACTAAAAATTATGGAAATAAATGTCTAATGAATTATCGTGGGAAAAGAATAATCGATTCCCAAATAGATACTATTAATAAAGTATATGGAGATAAAGTAGATATTATTAATGTCACTGGATATCTATCAGACAAAGTTATCAATGAAACGAGGAATATAAGGTCTGTTGAAAACTTAAGATACGATTCTACAAATATTGTAGAAAGCATGAGAGTTGGTTTAAATGCCTCACTAGAAGGTAATGTATTTTTTATACATGGAGATATAGTATTTTCACCTTCTTTTATCAAACCTATAGACTACATTAAAATTTCTGTGCCTATAGATAATAAGAATAAAATCAATAAAGACGAAGTCGGAGTAGCAATTCAGCAAGGAAAAGTCTGTAATTTCTCTTACGGGCTTAACGATAAGTGGTGCCAAATAGTATTTTTCCCTAATAATTTTTTCTATGAATTAAGATCAATACTAAGCTCTGTAGACAAAAATATGACCACTTTTGAGTTTCTAAACTATTTAATAAATAGAGGATCTGATATAGTGCCTTTTACGCCAATTAGAGGTAATATAAAAGAAATAGATTCAATGAAAGACACTAAATGAAATTTAATATAGTATCTCAAAATCAAAGATTCATACAGTTCTGTAAATATCTAAAAGAAGATGAGCATCAAGTCGTCATCGTAAATGGAGAATTTTCCGAATGTGACGTTATGATATATGATACGCATTTTAAACAGCAATTAGCTGGAGTAAGAGACTGTCTTCGTATTGAATTAACAGATGCTCAAAAAGGTGAAGATTTTTGTCTGTCATTTAATCAGGTTCCTAGTGCCTATCAAATACAAGATAGTTGTCTTTTACTAGGGCAAGGACAAAAATTAGAAGAACTTGTTTGCGATATTGTTGCTGTTGATCAAGATTTGAATAAAGTCAAATATATCGACAGATATATGAATATGAATTACAAGGTAAGATTCTTTGGCAATCAGTCAATAAATACATATAACTATTGTGGAGTAATTAGAGGTAAGCAAATTTCTAATGCCTACGCTTCTGCAAAAGTTAGTATATGTTTAAATAAACAGTCTGTTTTAATGGCGTTGGAGTCAGGTGGAAATGTTATCACAGATTCTGACTATGGATTAGGATTACTTTCTGAGCAGGTTTTCTACGATGAAGAAGACTTTTACGAGAAGGTAGATGCTGTATTAAATGGGAATTATCAAGATGCAACTGAACTAAGAAATAGGCTATTAAAAGATAGAAGCCCATTTAGTATATGGGCCGACATCTTTAAGCAAATAGGGCTAGAGAAGGCATCACAAAGAATAGGCAAAAAAGGTGAGTCGGTACTCAATGCTCTATATTTCAAATAAGGGAAATATCTCTGGAAGAGATCCTAAAAAAGAAAATACCGTAGAGTACTTACTTCAAGCAGTACAGGATGGATACTGTATTAAAACTGACTTATGGGTTATCAAAGGTAGGCTTGTTACAGGAAACGATTTTCCCGCCAATGGTATTATACTTGATAGATTCGAAAAAGACAAATTGTTGATTCAGGCTAGGAATCTTCCTGCCCTTCTGTTTTTACTAGAAAACGGATATCATTGCTTCTGGAGAGAGTCAGATGATATCGTCTTAACTAATAAGAATTTTGTACTGTCTTTTAATAATTCTCTTATACCTAAATGTATAGTAATGAATCCAGAAAAGAATATTATTTCTGACTGGAGTAATTATTTAGGTCTTTGTAGTGATTTTATTTCAGGATATGTACAATGAAAATAGGTGTTTTGTTTGATGATTTTTTAAAGAGTGATAAAAATTATTACATAATGAAAGCTATGAATGAATATGTAGCAGTAGAAACAGACAATGTATGTGCTTTTGTTTGTAACATGAGTAATAAAATTATACCATCACTTTTTGGATATATGGGCATCAGTGATATTTCTCATTTTGAGAACGGGGTTTTAGTAGCCACAACTTTAAATACAGCGGATGCTTTAAATAAGTCTTCTTCTAATTCGAAAAAAGTGTTCTATTTATGGAACTTTGAGTGGGTTGATAAGACTTTTAATTTTTACGGGGTTCAAAAAATCCTAAACAATAAAGACTTACATATAGTAGTAAGATCTCAATTACAAGCAGACATTTTGAAAAATAACTTTAATATTGAGGTGGATGCAATACAAGAAGATTTTAATCTGGAGAAGTTAAATGAACTTTGCAATTGAACATGAACAAATTATTCGTAGTATGTATAAAAAAGGATGCAGTAGTTATGAGATTGCTGAACATCTAAATACTTATTCTACAAAAATTTTAAGGGCTTTAAAGTATCTTGACATTGAGGCTCGTGACTATGAGACGGCACAGAAAATTGCTATTAAAAAAGGACGGAGTAAAGTTCCAATAGAAAAAGGAGCGACTCTTACTGAGGCACACAAGATCGCCGTTTCTGAGGGCAGGGCTAAGGCGTGGTCTGAAGTATCGGATGAAGAACGTGCGAGACTGTCAGAGATCAGCAAGGCCCAATGGGCAGCAATGAGTGAAGAAGAGAAGCAAAATCTCCGCTCATTAGCCGCCGCTGCCGTCCGCGAAGCGGCTGTAGATGGCAGCAAAACTGAAAGATACCTCAGAAAAACCTTGACAGAAGCGGGTTGGTCTGTTAGATTTCACGAGAAAAATTTACTTCCTGGACAAACCTTGGAAATCGATCTTTTTGTGGCTGACTTGAAGACAGCGATTGAAATTGACGGACCTTCTCACTTTTTACCAATTTGGGGGGAGCAAAAATTACAAAAGCACCAGAAAGCTGACAATAGAAAAGCAGGTCTTTTGATGTCAGCCGGATATGTATTAATTAGAGTTAAACAGATGACGAAAACACTCTCCCAGCACAAACTTAGATTAGTGTCTGAGAGAGTATTGGAGGAACTTCAAAAAGTTCACCAGAAATTTCCCGACCCCGCAAATAGACTTATAGAAATCGAGGTTTGATTTTGGCTAAAGCAAGTATAGGATTTAGTATTGATAATACTATCGAAAAAGAGATGAAATCATCACTAGAAAGCTTTATAGCTTCTGTTGAAGATAACGATACGTATTCTTTTGATGATCTAAGTAATAAAGATAAAAAGGCCGCATATTTGTCTACTCATTGGGACTCTTTTGTTATGTCCCAATTTGATGAATCAGAATTGACTGATGGATATCCAAGAGTAAATGGGCTACGACGTGTAGCTGAATTACTTCTAGGTGATATTATTAAGAGTTGTCCGACTGAAGTTTATCCTGTGGCTCAACGCGATGAGACTCAGCGTTCTACCGTTGTGCATTCTATTACTTTCTTATGGTTTGATAAAACGGAGAGGACTTATGCTGAAGTAGCTGATTGTTATTCCGGTAATCAAGATCCTGACTTTTTGGTTTATTCTCCATCTACAGCTTCGACCAGAGCAGAAGCCAGAGCACTTAGAAAAGCTTTAAAACTTAAGAAGTGTTCTTTTGAAGAAATCAGCCATGTAGAGAATAATCATAGAACATTAGAGAAAAAGAATAAAGCTGGGAGTGGTGCTTCTAGACCTGATCCTATTTCTTCTTCTCAAATAAGGTTTTTAGATAAAAGATGCAAAGATCTTGATGTGGATGTAATGAAACTAATTAATCAAGGGCAGGGGAGATTCGATGCTATAGAAAATATGACAAAAGTTGAAGCTAAGGAATTGATTGATTTCTTAGCTAAAGTTTCTGCTGGAAAAGAAGAAATAGACAGTTTTATTAAAGGTTATAACCCAAATTGGAGAGATTAATATGCACGTAGTTTTTACAGTAAACCCAAAAGATAGTCACGTTGAAACTTTTCAGGCTTTAGCGGCGGCAGATGAAATTTTTACAAATGAAGTCTGCGGAAAATGTGGACATGAGCATACTACGTATGTAGTTCGTGAAGTAAACGGAGATAAGTATTATGAAAAGCAATGTCTAAATCAAAAATGTCGGGCTAAAAAGCCTTTCAGCCTTCATAAACAGGGGAATACAATGTATTTCCAGAAAAAGAAGAAGGATGCAGATGGAAAACTTACGGATGAGTATTGGGGTAATAATGGATGGCGTGTTTGGAACAAAGATACAGGTCAGGAAGAATAAGTAAAGTTTTAAACCCCGCAGGTTAATGTATAGCAAGTTAGTCTTAAGACTAATATAATCCGTTGCCGTATTGCTAGTCATATGAGTCATATGATTCTGTATAAAAGGGGTTTTTAAAAGAAAAAGGTGTAATAAGTTTAAGATTTTGGCAATTAGGTGGATGGTCTTGTAGCATAACTGGATAATGCAGTGGTTTTCTACACCACCGATTGGGAGTTCGAATCTCTCCAGGACTACTAAGTTGGCAACTGGCTGTTAAATAGTTGTCGGGATCGGACGCCTTATGGTGGTGATAACCTGAGCGGTAACCCCGAAAGCGTTACGCTGGATTCGTAACCAGCACTTTAAAGGCGATTAGTTTAATGGTAGAACGGTGGTTTTACATACCACAAGAGAAGGTTCGATTCCTTCATTGCCTACTGGTTGCCAGACCTTAAAACTGGATAAGCATGTAGAAGTTATTAAATTAGCAAAACAGGACGCGGGGGGCAGAACCCCGCTACCTCCACCAAAGGCACAGACGAGATAGGAGACGACGGGTAGTAGTGACTGATCACCACACTTGACGCAGGAATCCCGTACTGCTGTGTCTCTGGCGGGGGTAAAATAGAATCGACTGGTTGTATAAGTTAATAGCTGCATGTCGTAGTTGGACCAAGGCTACGTTAAAATGGTCTAAACAATAATTGCAACTCGTAATTATGCGTTGTCTGCGTAAGCAGACGGGGGTTTGCCAGCACCTTCTAACCCAAGCTGGCATTTTTCTCTAAAAAAGGAAGAATAATGAAAACATTAAAGGTTTTTAATTTTGGAGATAAGGTTGAACTAGTAAAGAAAGAAGATAATGGAAAATGCTCAATCCAATCCCAGACTACCCATTAGGTCTTGTCGCAGTAGCATAATTGATAATGCGGCGAACTGTTAATTCGTAAGATACAGGTTTGAGTCCTGTCTTCGCAGCTTATAGGAGATAAAACGTGTGGGATTACTTCTGGAACGAACATAAAACAGAGGAGAAAATGGTGGAAGTAAGTTTTAGAGAAGATTGTGTTTGGATAAGTAAACCGTACGTGGGTGGATACCATCTTTCTTACACTGAGGCCAGACATCTGCTTGAAAAACTAAAGAGCCTTGACTCTGAACGACTAAAAGCAATCGATAAAAAAATAAAAGAGCTTGAGGCAACAAAATAACTGGGCGGGATTAGTTTTAATTGGCAAAACGTGGGGCTTCCACCCTCAAGTTAAGAGTTCAAATCTCTTATTCCGCACTATTAGAAGAATCAATAAATTTAGGATAAATCTATGCACCCCGACGAATATCAAACAATAATGGATTATGAAGACAGAATCGCAGAACTCGACTACAAACTCAACAAAAAGAGAGATGTGGTAGAAAGACCCTGGGGCCACTATAAAGTGCTACATAAAGGTGATGGGTATACTGTTAAAGAGCTAACTATTTTGCCCGGAAAATCACTGTCGGATCAGAGACATTTTAAGCGGGACGAGCACTGGCTAGTGATTAAAGGCACCTTAATGGTTGAATTACAACACGAAAAACATTTTGGCGGAAAGCGTTATACAGCTTTATTAACTGACGAAAGTTTAGATCAGACTAGAGATTTATCTTATTACATCATCCCAAAAGAAACTTGGCACCGACCCCACAACGAAGGAACTGAGCCAGTAGTTGTTGTTGAAACGTGGCTTGGAAATAGCTCTGAAGATGATATAGAGAGGCGTAATGTTTGAATTTGATAGACTTATGGAAGGACAGGGACATCTAACAGACAAGGTAAAATGTCCTCAGTGTCAGCATGAATATTTTTCAGTAATTATCCGCACTGATATGTCGGGCTTTTTTGCTGCATGTAAAAACTGTTCATATACTACCGCTGGAATTGGTGGGTTACAAGGTATGTTAGAAGACAGACTAAGAGCGGTAATAAAAGTGGATATGGGGAGACGAAACGTCTAATTTTAGAAACTTTTAAACAGAAAGCATAAATATGTTACGTAGAACATTTCTTAAATCAGTAGCTCTTGGTGCAGGAGCGACATATTGCACCCCATCAATGGCGGCAAAACCAGATAATGAAAAGTCCGTTATCTCTATCCATCTTCAGGGCGGAATTTCTGCCGTTGATTTCATTAATCCTATTCCAGATGCACCACCCGAATTCAGATCTTCTAGAGGGTCTGTTGACGCCGGTGGTTTTTTATTGGGTGGTGACTTTAGACAGATGGCAACGCTGGGCGATAATATGACTATTGTCCGATCAATGAAATTTAAGGATGCTAATCATCAAACCGCAACAATGGCTCACATGACCTCTCATTTTCACGTTCCTAACGCTGGACAACGTGAACCCAGCTTCGGTTCTCTTATAGCTAGAGAGTATCTGCCAAACAGCCCAAAGTCAGGCATTCCACATTATGTAAAGCTAAGAAACATTGATGGCGATGATGCCGCATGGCTAGGTATCCGATATAACGGATATGACGCCGATGACGAGGGCGTTAAAAATATGAGTCTTCATAACGGAGTAGACTCGAAACGATTTGATACTCGCCTAAAAATGATGTCAATCATAGATGACACAGCTAATCTCCCCGGACTGGGCACTGACTGGACAGATTTAAAAAATATGGCTGTCAACATTATTAGGGGAGATGCAGCCGAAGCTTTCGACCTAAGTCAAGAGCCTAACTCAATTTACGGCGATTCTCGATTTGGTAAAGATCTTCTTCTTGCTAGACGATTGGTTGAGCGTGGCACTAAGTATGTTAGCTTGAATAGTAATGCGGGCTGGGATAATCACAGCAATATAGATGCCGCATTTGCTCAAAACGCTCCCGGATTAGATAATGGTATCTCCACACTTATCACGGATCTTAAACAAAGAGGATTGTTAGACAATACATTGGTAATTCTCTGGAGCGAATTTTCTCGGACAAAAATCAATATGAATGGCGGAAGAGACCATAATCCAAACACTAACACTCTTGTGTTATTTGGGAAGCATGGTAAAGGTGTGATTGGACAGACTGATGATCATGGGTTGGTCAGTATGGGGGACACCTATTCACCATCGGACCTGGCATGGACTATTGGTGACCATATGGGGCTTGACAAACGCTTGACAATCAAGGATAATAGCGATAGACCACGTCACGTTTTTAAAGATGACGCTAGAAACATACTTTCTTAAAGTGATCTGAGCTATTCCGTATGGACACCTAGTGCTATAAAAACATACAGGCAATGTGTAGCTGAAGGGCTAAAAAATGTTGGAGGTGAGGGTATATGACAAACGGCCATAAAGAAATAGAACCGCCATTTAAACCAGGAACTCAAGTAAAATGTATAAAAGAATCTACAGATGTATGGGTGGATGGAAAAGATATGTTCAATAGTGAATGTATAAAAGATGAAATTTATGATGTAGAATATTGTATTTTTAGTCCTATTGGATGGCTGATCGCGACACCCCCACCGCATAAAAGTTCTTGTGAAGAATTTTACAAAGCTGAAGATTTTACATCAAACTATTAACATAAGACATTGGATAATTTATGGCTTATAAAAAGGAAGGAAATATGAGTTTCATACCATTTTTTGGAATTTTTTTTGAATGTCGTAAATATCCGAATATTATAAAGAATAATACACTATACTTGTGGTATAGTCTTTACCACATTGTCTCGGCGGCAATAATCATAACTATAGTTTTAAGGATATCCAATGCTTAGACGAACTTTTCTACACACAGCCGCTTCCGCTTTTGCCGCAGCAACAGTAATGTTTGGTAGTGGAGTAAAGTTCCACAGATCAACACTGGAAACTAAGATTGTAAATTGGTATGATTTTCTAAAATTTACACCAAAACACACAAAAGACAATGAGACTTTCATTGTTCCTTTAATGTACCGTTCTGAAGAAGATTTTGAAGAAGTTATTATTAGTATGCATGAGGTCGCTAAAAAGCAATACCCGGAGACTAAAGAATTCTGGACTTACACTATTCTTAATAGTGATGGACGTGTTGGATTTATTACCAGTAATTTAGAGCTAACAGAGATGATTTTTGCATGAACAAAAAATAATGAGTTATAGTTAGATAAGCAACAGACAAAATAGAATAAGCCACTTTCCTACTGGACATTTCGCAGATTTCCAAGCGGATTTACTTTTTAGATAGCAGCCACATTTTCCGCACCTATCCTGTTCTGGGATATAGAATTCACATCCTTTACAGATATCTAACCTCTGTTGTTGAAGCTCATCTTTAGCTTGAGCCATTCCCGTCTTCACATGATCTTTGGCGGCACTAGCCAAGTTTTTTGCCATTTCTATTTTAGAAGGCAGAGCTTGTTTATTTCGGCATTCGCCAGAGCATCCATTCTGATTACAAAACATACATTTCTTTACTTCTATAATTTGAGACTGTTCTACTTCTTTTTCTGTCTTTACTTGTTTTTGATAACAATCAATAAAGTTTTGTCTAGGGTCGAGACCCTCTAAAAGGCACTTATATCCGGTCTCTTTTTCTTCCATTTTAAATGCTTTCTGTAATATTTTTAATTATCAATAACACTTTAAGTCTGATTAGGTAAATGTTGCTTTTTCAGTTACTCCAGAACCACTCCATGACCACCAGAACAACGATAACGTATATCGGTTACCTTGTATTACTTGGTTTACTTTATGTCCTAAGTTTGCTTCAAAGGTTACTAGTCTTCCGGGTTTTGGTTTGATTGGTTCATGTCCATCAATAGCTAACTCTCCCCCTAGACAATCTGATAAAAATAGAATAGAGCTTGCTTTTCTATACCATCCCGTCATTGGATGGACCTCTCCGTCTTTGTGATGTCTTAAGTTTCCCCTCTCAGGAATCCAGTGTAGTCCTGCTCCATACAAGTCAAGATCAGGAAACAGAGTACCTGCTATCTCAACGTTTAAACACATTAACTGCAAAAGAATCTTGCAAGGTTCTGAAAGTCTAGAAGCATCTTTTGTAGCATACTTTGTAGAGTTTTCATCTGAATATTTATGCCAGTGAGGCCAGTTAGAAGACGGCATAACCGCCGTCGCTGATCTGATTAACGGCAGCCATTCAGGGAATTCTTTAACAATCAATTGCTTATTCATATTATCACTTTGCTAAGGTTTTTGAGCACAGATAGAAACGCCAAGAAAGCTGGTGGCAATCTTGTTCCAGACTAAGACTGACTCAGGACTGTCAGGTGTAATGGTGCAAGGTCCATCATAAGCAGTACAAAGAACATTGAGGCCAGAGTCTTTACACATGACACTCAGAGCTTCTGTTGAAAATCTGAAGTAGTCATTCGGGTATCCATGAAGAGGGAAAGTTTGATGAGTACCAATGCACAAGACTCCACCGGCCTTTAATGACCTTGCCATTTCATGGATAGCAAGCCAGGGTCTTTCAATGTGTTCTAGAGTGGCTTGTGAATAGATACCATTAAAGTAATTGCTGAAACTCTTTGGAATTGTTTGCAAGTCAAAGACCTGATCAACTCCTTCACCCTTTTCAATATCAGTTGTAATCCATTGAGCATGAGGAACATGAAGCTGATGATTCGGTTGAACAGAACCTTCCCACACTTTTGCTCCTGTCAATAGAATCTTAGGGGATTCAATTGTTGACATGACTCTTTTGAACTCATCGACTGGATGTATCTTAGACACTGGCTTCTTCTACTTTCTTTAAGTGAGATTTTTCCCATTCAAGAAAAGCATCTCGTGGTTGATTTTCTAGTTTATACATATCGTCAACATTGTCACCAAAAATACAATATGATTTGTTAAGTGGAATCACATCTCCTGGAAGAGATTCAGTCCCCCAGTACCTATCTTTAATTTTTGGGATACCTTGTTTGAAAAACTCAGAAGCTCTCAAAGAATAGAATGTGCCTGAGTAGTGGTAGCGATATTTACATCCAAAGTGTTTACCAAGTCTTCTGAAGCTTCCTGCAACTATATAGCCTTTAGAAAGAGCATCTTCAATTTCTTGAGGATTGCCTACAACAGTAGCATACATTGCTTCCGTCCACCAGTTAATAACTTCACTTTCTCTTGTATGTTGTTGAGCACCTTTCGCATGAGCACACGTAATAATTGTGTTTTCGCCTTCATTGGCAACCATTGGAAACATTTTCCTGTATCCAACAACTTCCCTTAACTTAGGATCATTCTTGACACTGATATGCTCCCAGCCATCATCAAAGATACTCTTAACATCTGGATGGTTACCTTCAGTGTTGTAGGCACAACACATGATCTTTCGGTCATACCCAGTTGCATACTTTTTCAAGAGTTCTTTGTGTCGTTGAATGTCACAATTTTCCCATAGATAAAATAACAGGATTCTTTTTACTGGTCCTATGAATGGCTGAGGTTCTAAGTCAGAATTCTTTGATTCTAGTAAAGACTTAGAATCAGACTTTGTGAATGAAACAGATTTTCTTGATTCAATGAAGTCTTCAAATGCTTCCTCTCCACCAAATTGACAGGAAGAACACTTAGCCGCTCCCGCTACAGTCAAAGCTAATGAGCATTCTTTTCGGTTTGTCTCTGGATGCTTACACTCAAAAACTGGAATGACAAATGAACCTCTGCATGGAACACATTTATGGTCTCTTAGTTTTTCCCCTCGATATTCACAAGGAATATCATCAGAAGTTATGCTTGCCAAAATTGACTTAGGTTGATTGGATTTGGCGGTTGTTCTTTCAGTGAATTTAACACCAGTCCCCGAAGTGATTGTGACTACTGAATCACCTGAAGCATCTTTCAGGTCAGACTCTTGGCGTTCCTTGAGCCAGCCTTTCTGATAGACACTTGTCACAGACAAAGGACAATTTACTCCTTGGCATATTTGTTTTTCCCGCTTTGACATTTCACGTTTGAATTGTTCGCACCATCCAGACGCACTATCACATTTACAAGGCTTATTCATAAAGTCACCCTGATTGTTATATTCTCAGAACAGTAGCAGATGTCAGACATGTTCCCCGGAGCGGGAATTACAAAGTCTAACTGAAAGGGATTGCAAGATGCAGTGGTGACTTGATGCACGAAATCCCACTGCCCTTCAAACGAAACGAATCTACCGTAGATGTAGTAGTTACCAGGCAGAGATTCATCAGGTGGGTCTTCTCCACAGTCCGGGGTAACGTAAAAGATCCCCAAAGTGTCAAACTCGAAGGCTCTTGTAGTGTTTAAGCATGATCCATTTAACAGATTGGTGATAGAGCTTCCTGGTCCGAAATATCTGTACGCGATCCAATTTTGACAGTATAGAGGATAGCCGAAGTCGCTAGGAGTCACTGATGCAGAAACACTGTATCCCCAAGTTGTCGGTCCCATAGTGTAGATTTCACTGGCACAGTCCGAGATGATTTCAGCGTATAGCGTTGGCGGAATACACTGAGTAAATCCGGTAATTGGTGAAATCTTCGCCGCGAGACACGCCCCCGGGCAAAGACTGTCTGGCGGATCAAGACATAGACAGTCTTCGCTTATTGAAAATACGTCCAACAGTCCTTCAATGTACGTGTCAGTGTCTGGAACCTCTGTGTCACCGAGAGTTACATCGCACCTCTTGACGTAGTTTCTGGGTGGTCCACCATTCAGTTCTATTCGAGTCAATGCCAGTGTAGTCTCAAACGTGCCTGCGTCAGACTCTACTCGCCAGATTATCTCGCATTGGTTATTTAGAACACCAATGACGGTCACTTCGTCTGCCCCGTATGGGTCACCGCGGTCCACCTCAAAGACCTCTGGGCCATACACACAATCTACAAGAGTTAGTTTATACCTTCGGGTGGAGTATCCGTCGCACACGTTATAGGCAGTGTATGTCAGGCATACTTCTTCGGGGATGCACTGGCAAGGTGACAAGTACCAACAAAATTCATCTGCCTCCAAATCACCATCAGCCACTTGTGAAGCGAAGTCAGCCCCGAAAGTCCTTATTGCTGTTTCGCTTGCAACCGACAATTCTGGGCGATCACAATTTTCAATAGGTAAATCTGGCGGATCGCTTCTTGGGTTCATTTTTATCAGAGAGCACGGCGGCGGCTCCCCAAGAGAAAGATCGCCTCGTTGCCCGCTGTTTGAAATGCCGCCACGAGCAGACACTGTCAAAAGGCCAGTCACTTCGACTGGTGGATAGTCGTCAGTGAACAGGGAGAATGCCTGGTTTGTGAACCCAACTTCAAAATTATCACCACATTTCGAGAAGGACACCGAGTCTTCGCCAAGCACAACGTTCATTGTGAAGCAGCACTCGTCATCAACGATGTGAAGATCAAACGAAATTGCTAGTGTAACATCACCGCAAGTCAGGTTCACAGACTGGTAACCATCTTCACGGCAAAGATAAAACGAGTTAGCTGAAGCGAACTGGCAGCACTCAACACCGCCTGTGAATTCAACCTTGACACACAGCAGCTCTGGCAGGCATTTCGTGCAGCCGACAACGTTATGCTTTACGAAGCAATCACAACAGCAGCAACTGCCTACTGGTTTAAGTTTAGCCATTATGGACACCCTGCCTGACAGCACATATACAAGACGACCCACTGACATTCTTCTGTGTCGTATGGATCACACATTGAAGTTGTTTTCATCTTCGTGGCGAAGCCGTATGCACCAAGAAGAAGAATAGGGTCAATGTTGAATTGACAGCCTGCTTCATCTTGAACGATAATTTCATCACCAACATTAACACCAGCTCCACCGCAAGGTATTAGTTTAACAGTAGCAGTAACACAGCCCGTGCCAGCTTCATCAGAGTCAGTAACTTCAAACATAATAATTGATCCACCACCACCAGCAGACCAAACCTTTCTTTCATCATCCCATCTTAAGTCTACGGGTCCAGTTTTCCATATATTAGGATTCCTAAAAGCTCCACTTGCAAATATATTAGGATTTTTTGTATCTGCCGGTACTGGTTTTTGGTCAGTGTCATAGCCCCAACCAGAAAGAACCATCGGTGCTCTTAGTCCAATAGATTTGACTCCATCATAAGTAAAAGTCCCATTTTCATAAAGATCTTTTACAAAAGAAGCGTCTCCTGTTGTGCCATTACCGGCAGCTTGCCAAGTATTTGCAATTTGAATATTATGACCGCTACGAGCAAACCTATCATTATTTATTGTTTGAGAAACACCAGCATCAAAAATATTATTTGGATTAAATGGGTCTAATGTATAAGAATTAGGTTCTGTAAGATTTGTAGGATCTTCAAAGTGGGGTAGTTCAGAATGCCAAGAAGCTGTAGTATACGGAGAAAAGATTGTATCAAATCCAGCCAGACCTTTATTATCTACATCAGTACCAACATCTTGAATTGCGGCAGGAATAGACATTGCAGCAACTTCAATAGATTGGATATTACCACTTGAAGACCCACCATTTTGTATATAAACAGGAGTAGATCTTCCAACAAAAGCAAAAGATGCAGTGCCTAAAGAATCCGTAAGTCCATTATTTAATTCTACTCTATCTGTCATTTTATATCCTATTTTACCAAATTAGCTATTGATTTGATTTTGTTGCCTAATTTTGAGATATTATCAATAAACCGTTTATTTGTTCTTCCTAATCTAGGAGCAAAAGTTTTCATATTGTATGTAGTTTTTATATCTGTCGCACTAATATTTACAGATATATCTGAAACCAAAGGTCCATTAGTTACTAAAGAAGCTCCTAAATTTGTCACTGAAGGAAGACCCGGAGATGTGACAGATCCTTGTTCTGTAAATAAGAAGTTAAAATTGTCTACAGTATTAGCTTTTGCTTGACCAACAAGATTCAAACCAGCTAAACCAGAAGTCAAAGTATAACTAGTTCCTCCAATGGTTATTGTCGCTGGAATAATATAATTTTCTGGTACTAAATTAAGATCTTGTTCATATTCAATTTTTGCAGAATAATCTAAAGTTATATTATCTGTTACCCAAGGACCATAAATAAATCTGTTTGACTGTTGAGGTATACCAAATGATCTAGGTGCTACTATAGCAGGAAATGGACCTTTGAAGTTTACATCTCCTCCTTGTATATTCTTATTAGACTGTTCATTATTAGAAGAACTAAACCCAGCAGAGGCTATAAGACTACTATTAGAACCAGCAGAATCTCCACCTGCACTTTCAGTATACAAAGGTCTATAGACCCTTTCTGTTTGACATATAGCATAAGGTATCATACCTACTCCATTTTCTGATATAACCGACCCAGCACCAGTTAAATAATTAATCGCAGAAGTGACATTCGCTGTATCAATTCCTACAGCTAGAGGTTTGTTATTCATTATGCCACTGCCCGAAAGAAGATTGGTGAAATTAGCCCTGTCATAGTTAGTGAAATAGGTTGAAGGCAAAAAGAGATAATCTTTATCTAATTCTAATGGAAAAGAAAAGATATAATCGGAAGCGATTTGAGTTTGGGCAAATTTCTGACCTTTATACTCTGAAAAATCATTGTTTACAGATACGCTATTATATATATTCGACGATGTAAAATTAGAATTAAAATTGACATAAGAAGAAAGTCTTCCGTCTTTAACGAAGTAGGGACTTTGAGGTGCTTCGTATGCGGCAAAATTAGCTGGTTCTAAGTATGCAGAATCTGATAAGTCCCAAGACCTAACGAAATCAGCAATCACCGATTCTTCATTTTCATCGACTTTGGTTGTAAATGCAGGCTGTTTAACTACCCAGCTTTTGCCGTAATGATCTTTTCCAATAGTTGAAATCTTGCCATGAAGCATCTGTAAAAACCTTTGAGCCTGTACATTAGCCTGAGCATTAATAGGGTCACTTGGATCAATATTCGTAGTAACGGCATTAGAGGATGAAGTAGAATATTTTTGAATAGTAGAGAGAGCACTTGCTTGATAAGCCGCTCCTGCCCAAGTATAACCACCAGCGGAAGTTAAGAATGGTTGATATGGTGTTCTTAAGGGTTGAGCAAAATGAGTTTGCATACTATTTAATTTTGCTGGTTTGATATGAGTTAGAAAATGAATCCAAGTATCAAAAGAATTCATTGCGTATCTCATTTCCTTAAGGCTACATGCATATATTCCAGTTAAAATAGCTCCTGTCATATCTCCAGTGCCCACAATATCTTGACAGTCAATCATTATACAATCGACTATATCATTTGGATCTAAAATTTTAGTAACAACAGGTATGCCTCGTTTAGCCGTATCAGATGCAGTAGCACTAGCTCCGTAATTATTCAGTCTTTTAATTTCCCCCCAATACTGGTATACATCACTACCATTATTTTCAATAAAGCCAATTCTTGACTGAAAACCCCCTGTTATCATTTTTCCAGCTACGGCACCTTCATTAAGCGACACACTTAATTGGGTAGAAGTATATCTCTCTAGTTCATCAGTTGATATATCCTCAAAAGTAGCTACTCCACCAAATGGAGAAGATGCAATAGCTGGTCCACCAGGATGTACAACTCCAGTTGTCCAAGCAAAATCTAAAGGTAAATCAGCACCGCCAAATCCATTAGAAAAGGCAGCACTAAACGAACTTGGAATATATCCTCCATTCTTGTCAGAAATTTCTCTTTGGACAATAAACTTTGAAAGTGGAAATTTGTTTGAACCATATTGATTTCTGTTTTGTGTAATTATATGAATTTCGCCACCAAAAGTTCCAATCTCAGAATTACTAGGTGGTGAAGCGACCCCATATGGGCCAGTAATAGTAGGATCTCCTAAACCTACAGGCTTTTTAAGATCTACCATATAAACATGATTTATCTCAGTACATAATTCATCTACAAAATCCATTAGAGTTGTAGATTTTACTCTATAGTCATATGGTATAAAAGAAGAGACTTGGCTGATAAATCCATTTATATCAAAAGTATAATAATAAGGCTGTGGTGCTGTGGGAGAATTAGTCCATTGATCAGCACCATAAATTATAGGACGACCAAGTTCTGGATTAGAGGTTGTATTATTGACGTTGATTAATTCGTCAATAGCAGCTACAAATCGATCTAACCTCATCCCGTCTTCATTAACTTGAGAGGCACCAAAACCTTTAGGTGTAGATAATCCATAATCGTCGTTTTCAAATACTCCAAAAGGATTTAAGACATTATAAACATTGTTAAAATTGACTAATGGGTTTATATGTCCAAAATCTAAACTACTAGAAGTATTGGGTGCTACAGCTTCTGTAGCATTGCCAGCACCAGCATAATCTTCCGTAATAATAGAACAAGAGCTTAACAAAACTGTAGGAGTTTGAAGTACTGCGGAATAAGTTCTATCTCCATTCGAAGAAACGTTTCTTGATATATCCTTCAATATACCATAAAAACAAAATACTAAATCCCCGCTATTATCTACAATCTCAAAATATTGAGGAGACCCAATAACAGAGGTTGTGCTAATTCTTTCTCCTTCGTCTTCTATCAAATTAATACTACATACGCCGCCTTGAGAGTCCCAACTAGAATTACAACTAAAATCTATAACGGTGGCACCTAAAAAAGTTTGAGTACCAATATCAGGATTAGCTACTGCTGTATCTGTTCCAATTACAATTCTATCCGTCATATTTTAAGCCCCTTCATAGGTCCATTCAACGGAGAAAGAATATTGTCCAGTTTTAGGATTCCAAGACTCTTGTGGAGGTCCATAAAATACTCTTCCTGCTACAGCTACGCTGGAAGGATTATATGTATTGTAAATAGCCTGTATTTCTCCAGTTCCAGGTTGGGTAAAAGTACAGCCAGATTGTGCCATTTGTGCTGTAATCTGAAGAGTCTTTTTAAATTCGCTTCTTGAGTTTACATACTGAATTATTGGCTGACTTCGCCCAATCACTGGAGTAATACTAATTAATTGACCTGGATAGATATTACTAACTTGTATATCTTCAGTAAGTGCATTTGCAATTGTATTACCGGGACGTGTATCAAAAGAAAGAGAATAGCTTATTGTGCCAGCGTTTGGGTTATGCCCTATCGCTTTAGAAGATGATGCGGAATTTAAACAAGTACTAGCATAAACCCCACTAGCTCTTTGATAAAGTTGACTATCGGAACAATTGCTGGAAAAAAAGGAAAGGGCATTGGCGTACTTATCTGTATTTTCATACATAGACCCGCTTTCAGCCAATCCTTGAATAGTCCCATTAATTGAAACCTTATTGAATCCGCTGAGATCATTATCTATAGAGAAGGAAACTTCTTCAGTGGCGGGAATTGCCCCAGATTCATAAAGCGTCCATTCTTCTGAGATGGAATAATTGCCAGCATTCTGGTCAATATTTTCGGTAAATTTATGATTATAGTAGTTATAGCCCATATCCCCATAAGGGTCCAACCAACTACTAGGGGCATTTGCTGTTCCTATACCAATTACATTATGGACATATCCACTAGCTTGCTGCCAAGCATCTAATCCATTAATGAATTCACCGCTTGCGGAATAAGCTCTTTGCCCCACAGCACTGACGTTATGAGTCAAGGTATATAGTCTTTTAATAGTATCAATTGATCCACCAGAAAATGTAGTGGAAAACTGATCTGATTCATTAATAGACCAAGTCTCATCTGCTGTACTTATATAATATGTAAAGGCATCTTCTGAAGATTCATTAGAAAAGATACCATTTGAAGACTCAGTAAATGAAGTAGTTTTAAGAGTAATAGTATAGCCGCAACGATTTGTCCACCTAGATTGATCGTCGAAATCAATGGATTCTACATCGCAATAAGCTTTTATACCGGAAGATTCATTGAATCCGGTTATATGTAAAAGAATCTTATTTCCCGTAATTAATATACTACGCAATAACTCTTGCTTTTTCATGATTGACGTTAACATATTAGTTTCGTCAATACTTGAATTAATAGGATCATCGTTTGGGGTTTGAGTAGAATAAGCGGGGTCACCACTAAAGGCTACTGTGGGACTACTGCCTGTAGATGTAGGACTGCCCTTGTTATCCATTAACAGGCCAGTTAACGTAATTGTATAATCTGCCCCTATTACTTTACCAGACCCTGTTTTTAAATAAGCCTTAGAAAAAGTAGCAGTAGGGGCCGGGACTATTAAATTAGAATCAATTGAGACTGGCATTATACAATATTCCCTGATTTAAGATCTTCTTTTAATTTATTAATTTCAGAAGTAATCCCTTCAAAAATTTGTGATTTTATCATCGGGGTCATTCTTGATAAGAGTTCAGCACCATTTAATGTCACGGTAACTTGAGTAGGAGCTACTGTTAATGTTAGTTCTTTAGGTATAGAGTTAAATTGATCTACAGACTCTTTAAACATGGCAAAACCGTTATTACCAACTAGTTTGTCTACAGAATTAGAAAACATAGTATAAGATTCTGAACTATTTCCAAGTCCACCAACAGACCCACCATCTGCGTAATATCCAACTCTTCCGCCTTTATTATACCCCTTAATCGAATTCAATCTGTTTAAATTATTTGTTCCTATAGCTTCTGCCGACTTTTTATTAATAACATATTCACCACGAGTTAACATAGCCGGATTAGCATCAACTCCCGGAACTCCACCAACTGGACCTCCGTTATTTAAATAATCTGCCGGGTTTATATGGTCTTTACCTAAAGATGGCGGATTACTTTGGAATCCATAATCTAAGAAGTTCGCCCTTATTTTTGACAAATTCTTTTTAAAGTATGAGATATTTTTAGCATCTCTAGCACCTTCTACATCTTTAATTTGACCGTTTTTAGCCCATAAGAAGAACAGTTTTTCGTCTTGACTTAAAACGCTAAGTTTGGGATTCTTAGTAAAGTTCCCACTCAATGTTAGAGAATCGGAAATAGGATTTCCAGTTAGAATAAGCTGTGCTTCACTCTCTTTGAACATACTGAGTTTAGATCCAGAAATCTTAGTTGGATTCACGCCAGCATCTTTATAAGCCTTAATATAAGGTAGTGCGTCTGAACCCAAATTAGACTTTAAAAACTTAGCTAAGTTGGGAGCATTAAATGCTTGTTTTATATTGTAAATTTCTTGAGGACTAGATGGATAGTTCGATGAACCGGAGATCGATGGCTCATTCAGAATGGCTTCAGCTTTTTTAGCTTTGTTAGCTTTAAGTCTTTCTTGGTTAGCCTTTCTTCGTTTAGCCCTTGCTTCTTCTTTTGCTTTTTGTTCAGCTTTAAGTTTTGCCGCCTTTTCGTTGGCGAGATCAGTTTCGCTTTGCGGGCCAAAAACTACCCCTTCTGCTTTGTCTTTATTTAATCGACGATTTACTTCTTCGTTAATAGATCCTAAAAGTAATGCATCTTGGCGAGGATCTGGCCCATTTCCTAAGTTAGCTTGTAATGCATCTTGTTGAGCTTTTTGAGATTCGGTTTTGTTTTTAGACGCAGAATTGTATTCGTTTATTGCGGCGAATTCGGCTGCGGCTATTCCGCCACGTCTATCCGTTCTTCGATCTATTGAACCAGATACCGGGGCTTGTTCAAACTGTTTTTGTCTGTCTGTTGCATAATTCCTCGCTGCATCTTGAGCTTGAGCAGTTTGCTTGGCTTTTTCTTCCATTGCCCGCCCTGCTTCAGTTTGTCCCGGAGCTAATCTTCTCCGCCCCACTTCAGTTTGGCCTGGAGCTAATCTAAGTTTTTCTTCGTCTACAGGACCACCCGTAGCATAATTCCCCGCATTAATAGCTGATAACATTCCCGCTCCGTATTTATCAACAGAGCTTTTCTTAATCACAAATTCACCAGGTGTCAGCATAGCTGGCACCGTATCGGTTCCTTTTGGTTGGTAGTTAACTAATTGACCAGTACTTGCGTAGATTGGTCCACCAGTACTTTTTGGGGTAGCGGCTAATACATCCGCATCTAATTTCTTAGCAATGGTTCTAAGTAAATCATTACGAATTTCGTCTACAGTTAAATTATTCTCTATCTGTTTTAGTATCTTTTCTTCCGTAGGAACCATATCCGCCAAGACTTCATCGATTTGACTTTCGTTAAACCCTTGATTTCTTAAGAAGTTTCCGGTAAGATTCTTAATGACTTCTGCACCAGTTCTTCCACCAAAGACAGGAAGTTTTTCAAACCTTTTAAGAAGAGATAGGACATCTGCTCTTTTTTCTTCCGGTATAACTTCTGCCGATCCAGACTGAACAGCTAATTTGGTAAGTCCTAATGTCTGTTGGAAATTAAATCTAGATTCTTTTGTTCCAAAAGCTAATTCTGTAGCTAATTCGCCCTTCTGCCTTCTCCCTTCTCTAGACTCATCTAATTTCTTTTGGAGAATAGCAGTCTCTTGTGTAGTATCAGACAAGAGTTGCATAGAATTTTCTAATTTATCCGCCTCTAATCCTAAGTCTTGAAGGGCACTTCTGGCAGATTTTTGCTGTTCTAGATTAAGTCTACCACTATTAATATTCTGTTGAAGTAGTTTTTGAGCATTTTTATTAATAGCAAGTTCGTTAGCAACTAAAGAAACATCTTTTGCAGCATTACCAGTTAAACTACCGCCTAAACCAGTACCGGCAAGTGCATTTCTACCACGAGCGGTTCTATCTACACCGGCTTGAAACAGAGAAGGATCGTCTCCACGGATTTCCGCTATCTTATTCTTAATATCCTGTTCTAATTTAAGAGACTCGACTCTACGATCATATATTCTTTGTTCTATAGTATTTCGTTTTTCCAATAACTCGCTATAGTTATCTAAAGACTCATTAATCTGCTGACGACCTCTTTCCAGGGTTTCAGCAAATGGCCCAATAGCATCTTCGATAAGTTTCTTCTCCAAGGCTTTAGCCGCCGCAGGATCACCTTTAAAATCACTTTCAGAAATTTCTTTTTGAATTTGTGTTATCTGTTCATCACTAATTATTCCAGAAAGTCTTTTACGAATATCTCCAGAAACTTTTTGTAAATCTCCACCAGCTAAACTTTGAGCGAACCCATTAAATGCTCCGAGAACTCCCTGTATTTGATTAGCTTGATTAGCAAAGTCTGGACCTAAACGAGAAACTGCCCTAAGTCCCTCAGCGAATTTTGCTGTACCAGAACTATCAAAATCAGTCAGATTTGATCCGATTTCTTTTTTACCAACACTTCCGCTTATTGCAAAATCTAAATTAGCTAGACTATCTTTTTGTCTAGATAAAGCAGCATCAAAAGCTTCGAGAGAAGCATTAAGCCTAACTTGTATAGATAGTTGGGCTAGAAAAATAGAAATACTACGTTGTCTAGCCGCATTCTCCGAAGCTATAGCCGCAATAGCCGCTTGATTCACTTGAATCATCTGGTTCCAAATAGATTCGGCTTCACCCGGAGGAAGTGTGGCTTTAAACGCTTTTGCCAATTCCGGAGAGTCTTGAGCTAATTTTTGCAGAGATATGCCTTGTGCATTTGCTGCTTCTGCTAACTGATCAAACGCATCTTTAACCTGCTGATCTGCCTGAGCAATAATTTCTGCTCTATTAGGAGCATCTTTGGATAATTGTATAGCCGCATCTTTTTGTGCTTTGGTTGCTTGTGCAAGTTTATTGGCTTCAGATGCAAATCCAGCAAAATTAGTTTTTGGATCTAAGTCTCTAGATGCATTTCTAAATTGGACGCCAATACCATCCAAAGCTTTTTGAATATTAGTAGTTTTGGCTTGTTCAACTCTCTTTTTCTCATTTTTGGCTAATGCTTCACTATATGTTTCCATTTGTCCAAAAAAACCAGTCATATTAGCAAGACTAATAGCACCATCATAAATAGAAGTCTTTAATGATGATGCATATGTTGCCAATGTTCCAGCTATTGCTCCAACACCAGCACCAATTGCTGTTCCAACAACTGGTACAATAGTACCTATTGCTGCACCTGTGGCTGCCGCTCCTAAAATTATTGTTTTGTTTAATTTTGCTTCTGATTCTTGTCTAGCAGCAAGTGCTGCTTCTTGCACATCACCATTTTGTGCCGCAGACTCTGCTAAATTACCAAAAGAACCTATTATCTGATTTAAAATAGAATCTAATGACCCTACAATAGCTGCTGTTGCAACTAAAGGATCTATTTTTGAAGCGACTGATGTTAAGCCTTTTTTAACACCCCTAGTAGCACCTTTAACAGATAGAAATCCTTTACTAGCTTCAGTTTGTGCGTCTAGTTGTTTTTGCCTCTTTCTACTAGATTCTGATAAATCCCTTTGGTTTTGAACTAATTGATCATAAACCTGAGTAAGAGTATCTACAGATTGATTTTGTTTTCTTATAGCTTCTGCTGAATCTTTGACTTCCGCTAAATAAGCTTTTATTGCATCATTAGATGCTGTTGTAGCTTTTATTTGATTGCCAACTTTTTTTCCAAACTTTCTTTGAAGATCTGTCGTCGCTCTTATAACCTCTGCGTTATTTGAGTAAGACCTAAGTAACTCTTTTGTTTTACTGTCAAGTTTTTCTAATTTTGGCCCAGACGGACCAGCATAGCTCACTTGATTTTGTCCAGCAATTTCTCCTACAACCTGGCCTCTTCTACTACTACCTTTTTCTCCAGACGGATCACCTCCAATGAACTCAAAATCTTTTTGTAACACTTCAGCGGCTTGAGAAGCGTCTACTATTCTAGTTTGAAACGCATCAATTTTTTCCGCACCTTCTCTTAGGTTAATATCTAACATAAGACCAGCCTCAAAAAGCTTTTGTCTTACTGCTATAGACTTTTGATCTATACCTATAAGTTCTTTAAGTACAGAATTAGATTTACCCAATCCATCCTGAAACTGTTTAAAAGAACCCGATATCTGTTTAAGAGAAAATAATAAAACCCCAAATTCAGCAACGGCGGAAGTAATAAAACCAAATCCTCCAACTTCCCCACCGTCTGCAAATTTTTGAACACCTACAGGACCGCCCTTAGCATACTTATTTATCTTTTTAAGATTGCCATAACCATATGATTCAGCAGATTTTTTATTGATTACAAATTCGCCGGGGGTTAATAAGGCCGGGACGGTATCTGTTCCTACAGACCCGCCTTTCGCAAATTTCGCTATATCTACACCACCATATTGCGTTTTGTCTTTATCTTTTCCGATTGAATATTTTTTAACAACAGCGGCCATAGATGATGGTTCATTAGTAAAATAAGCACCAATATTGATATTGTCTTTATACTTACCGGCCCCAATGGTTTTAGCTAAGTAAGTTATAGGATTATTGCCCTTATTGTCGTTTAAAGAATAAGATTTATTTTCTTTTAAAAATTTTGCATCACCCGGTTTTGCTGGATAGTCTAAAAATGCACCTCTACGTTTGTCTTGTCGTAATTTTCGAGAAGCGGCAACCGCATCTTCAAATATCTCCCAAGTTTTTGTTTTGGATGGATAGTCTTTATTTTTTCTTGCGGCAGATATCATTCTAGCCATCAAAGCATTACTTTTAGTAGAGTATCTATTTGGTTCAATAACCCCTTTGTAAATTTTGTCTTCGTCTACATTAATAGTTTTGTATAAACTATTAATCTCTTTGCCAGAAGCCTCTACTCTCCCACCAATAGCATACTTATTAATATCAGCCAACTTGTCAGCACCAAACGCCTGAACAGCACTTTTGCGAATAACAAATTCCCCAGGCTCCAACATAGCTGGAACAGTATCACCATTCCCAGCACCTGGAACAGAACCTCCGCGATTAAATCCTAAAACAGTACCACCTTTAGCAAATGGTCTTTTGGTTCCTAAGCCTGGAGTAGTAAATCCAGTTTTAACCGCAGTAGAAAAAATGCCGCCTAGTTTAATAGAGCCAAGAAGGGCTATTAAAGGAATAAGGGGTTTAAGGGTGCGAGCGATCTCTAAGAATGCGTTAGCCATACTCAAAGCAATCTTAACTATCTCCTTAAAGCTCTGAGTTTGACTAATCTCACGAATTAATGCAGCAAAGTTTTGACGAGTTCTCTCAATTGCCTGTGCTGTAGTCTCCTGTGCTTTAGCAACATCTTTATCTAACGAAACCCCACCAGCTAAAGCAACCTGTCTAGCTTCTTCTGCTTTTTTGAACTGTCCAAGCAATGGAATCACACGAGACACCTGGCGAATACCACCAAGCTGTTCTACGACCTCAGCAAACTTAATCTGCCCCGCTTTAATTCCCGCTCTGTCCAATCCCTCACTTAATCTTTTAACAGCCTCAAAAGCACCAACGAAATTACCCTGACCATCTTCAAGTTGAATGTTTAATTCTTTAAAATAGTCGATAACTTTTGGACGTTGTAATCTAGCGAAAATTGTACGAAAACCAGTAGAGATGGTCTCGGCGGATTCACGAGTGGTACTTCTAACAGCAGTGAAGAGAGAAATGAACTCATTAAATGTACCATTAGCGGCTTTAAAAGCACCACCACCACGACGCACTGCTTCAATGATATCACTAGACTCAACAGCAAATTTCTTAGATACGGCATTAATTGCACCTAATTGTGACTCTAATGACCCAACGCCTTCTTCAAATTGAGCGATGATAGCAACAGCACCTTCTGCCGTTTGAGCTATATTATCAAAAGTAGAAGCTAGAGTCGTTTTGGCTAATGAATTTAAAGCTATCTGGGTCTCTCTAGCAGTCAAACCAGACTGTGCTAAGACCACACTAGTTTTAGCAATAACATTAGCTGATAAGCCATACTGTTGAGATAATTCAGATATTTTATTACTCAAGCCTTCTAAGTTTTTGACATTAGTATCAAACACCTGGGCGAGTTTAACAAATTCTCTTTCAAACTTAATAGCATCTCTAGTTGCTCTAGATAAAGCTATACTAATTCTACCTAAAATTGCTACTGCTGAAGTATAAGCGGCGAAGTTTCGTCCAGCTATGCCAATAGCGTCACCAAAATCCTTAGTGTCTTTAGTAGATTTTTTAGTACTGGCACTAATTGCATTAAGCTGTTTATTAGCAGTAGCCGCATTATTCAATTGGACATTGGCTTGAATATTCCCAAGTCCAGCTTGAATCTGTTGTCTCAAGGCTGAAACATTGCCGCCAGTTGGTGGAGTTAGTATTACCTGAAAAGTAAGGCCATTTGGCAATGATGACATGCTATTACTCCATAAAAAAAGGGCGTACCTTGATTATTAAATCTTGATACGCCCCCTTCTATATCATTAAATTATTTATTTTACTGCTGTCTTTTTCCTTTTTGGGGGTTCTTCTTCCTTAATAGTTAATACACCTAAATCATCTTCAAACTCAGCCTTTTCTACATTATCATCTTTTTCTAAAATAGGAAGTTCATTAATATTAATTCTTTTGCCATCTTCATTTAATATATATCCAAATTCATCAAGACGATTACCGTCACGGTCTATAGGTCTTCCATCTTTATCAATTAGTTGGTTTTTATCATCTACAAAATTGAATCGTTTAAGAAATCGGTTTTCTGTTAAAGAATTTTCATATTCTGGATCAATCTCATATACAAGTTCGCCAACGTGTTTTGCTGCATCCACACTAGCCTGATCATTCGACTTTTCCTGGTAATCATCGAAATCAGTATAAAAAGGCTTTTGGGACAAGAAATCTTTAGTACAAACAAAGACTAAATACGAGAATTTTTCTGCGTCAGCTTGTCCTTCTGCTGTCAAGTGATCTAGATTTTGTCTTTCAGAAATTAGGTCTTTAAATTCTTCACGCTTATCACGCAAAGACAAAGCCATTTCTTTAGCTTCACTAATCTTAAGCTTTTCGCCTTCTGTATTTTTCCCCTTATTTAGTTGATAATCTAGAAGATTAATCTCCTTAATAACATCAACATATTCTTTTTCTTGTTTATCTGTCCAAATACCTTGATCAATCATATACATATTAAGCTTTTTACGCAGCATAGCACCTTCTTCCAGAGCCTGCCTAAAAGCTTTCTTGTATACTTTTTCCGCTTCCAAAGACTGCTTGGTAGTTGGAGTAGAGACAACAAGCTCTATTTCTTTACCATCTTTGTCTTTAGTTGTAAATCGTTTTTCCATCTTACTTCTCCTTAGTTTTTAGTGAATTTAATAGGCGTGACCGGAATTTGATATTTATATCTATTCCAAAGTACGTCATACGTAGACAACTCAGATTCTACATTTCGTATCTGAGTATTTCCTTTATCCAGAATTTCCGATCTAAGATCATCATAAATTTTTCTTATTTCTTCTTGATCTGTAGTTAGTGGCTCTTCTGAATTATGTCCCCATAAAAAGCCAAAATGATCTTCAATGCTACTTAGAGATCCAATCATTGTGGTTTTTATTTTTTTCTCTATTGCTAAAGATAATTTCTCTTTAGACTTTTTTTTATAATGTACGTCCTTCGGCATTATTATCCCCTCTTCTTAAGGCTTTCCGAAAGTAATTTATTTGCTTGCATTTTTAATTTAGTTTGCACATGAGAAAATTCATGTTCTTCTAAAGAACCTTTTTCTTTTAACTCTTTCTCTCTAGATTGAATAGTAGCCTTTCCTTCTTGAGTATTCATATTATAAACGTTTTTAGCATCTTCTTTATTCTTTACCATAACGAAAACTTCGCCTGTTTTTGGCAACGCATCCTTTGCTGACTGTTTTCTTTCATCATCCCTTTTATTCCTTTGAGCAGTAAACCATCCGTCTATAGCATAATCATCTTCAATAATTTCATCAGAAGGCATATCTGGAGATTCATATATACTATCATAAACTCTAGACCAATTTATCAACGACTTTTGCATATCGGTAAAATCACAAGCTGGAAAAGAGAAAAGGGCATTCCCGGTTTTTTTGGAGTTCCATATCAATCTCCATTCATGACTCTTGCTTACACGTCTAATCTCTTTATCGTCTAACAATTCTTCATTATATTTTGAATAAATAAATTGAGGATTAAAATAATCTTTATCTAGTTTATTTCCGTATTGGTCAGTAGTGCATTCTTGAATGATAAACATTGTATATGCATGGGTTTTTAGGCTTTCACATGTATAATTGAATAAACCATACTTAATACGCTGTAAATCTTCAAAGACAGACCCTAGCTCTTTAATAGCCTTTTTTGTTTTTTCTTTTTTCTCTGTTCTGAAAAAATTATTAAAGTAATCCACCTTCATAGCTTCTAATTGCTTAGGTATCTCAATTAGCATAGTCTCTTGTTCATCAGTCCACCATTCATTTTTAATTATAAGATCTTCTAATTCTTCTTGAAGGAATACATTATCTTGAAAAGCCTCTTCATAAATCTGTTGAGCAAAAGAATCAGCCAGATACCTAGTTTGGGCATCTGGCTGATTTACAATTATCAATTGATCACGTAATTTTACAATGATTTTTCCAGAAAGTATCTTATTTAATTCCTTCATCTAGTCCCTAATCTGTTTGTACTCCGATAAAAGTGTCGAAGAAAACACCCGCCATAGCCGAAACTAATCTAGATTATGATTAGAATTTATTACTCCAATAAGTACCGCCTACTCGAATAGGGTCTCCGCTATGGAGAATCACGAAATCATTAAAGTTAGAGAAGTTGTAAGTAATACTGGCATTTCCTCCACCAGCGTCACCACCACCATAGGTAATAGAAGATATTTTATTCTTTTTACCAAGATGAATAACTGTTGAATCTTTAAGAGCAATACAGATTTCGTGATTATTCAAATTAGTTCGATTAGTTTCCACAGCGTCTACATTATCTCCAGCAATAGCAATAACTTCTATAGCAGAAGTAACTTCAGTTGGAAATGATACATATCGATTATAAGGAATTTTTGTTCCAAGCTGATTAATGGATTCACGACCAAGATCTACAGAACAATTAAAAGATTGAATATGGGCTACATTAGTATTCAAACGACCAGCGGAAGTTGGTGCTGTACTAGCCCAAACAGTTCCAGAGATAGTACCGTCTGCCTGAACCCCTTCAATAACAGATGGGAGTATTGTAGTGTATCTTTCAGAGGCGGAACTTCCACCAGTTACATCACCAGACGTTACAACGTCTTCGCGACGAAGAACATGTCCTGTGCTATAGTTAGGTGCATCATCACCAAAAATTGAAGCAAAACCAGAACTGACCCCTCCAGATCCATTAATCAATACCAATTGACCATCAGCATCATCAGTAAGCCACTTTTTGTTATTACCAACGAATGATACATCTTCAGTACAGTTTCCATCTGTAGGAATAGTATAGCTAATACTAGACACATACATACCGGAATTGTAGAGTTCAGAGACAGCACTATCGCCAGATGTAACAGCTTCTTCTGTAGTAGCATTAATAACCATACGCATATCGGCACGGGTATCTGCTCTATTAGACAAAGTAGTAGATGTCCCAGATATAGGATTACCATTTCCATCATACGATGAACCTAGATGGTAAATCAAAGGATATCCATCTAAAACCTTTTGCATCGAAACAGCAATTTCGGGGATATCTTCAATGTTCTCATATAGAGACAATTGACCTAACTCAAATGCCTGTTCAAGGTTAAAGTTAGTATCAACACCGACACTTTGAACACCATGAACAATTGTGCTAGCACCTGTTTGAACTCCTCCTCCAGTTACCCATCCGTCAACTGGAGCACTAGTATTACCAATAGCCCCCAGCGTAACAGCTTGAGTGGCATAAAAAACTCTTGTATTACTATTTGAAAAACTTGCCATAATTATCTCCAAGGAAAAATGTTGTATTGCAATTTATTATACACCTAAAATTACTTCAACGGAACATTTAACTGTTCCAACGTGTAAATTAGGGCTGAGGCTGTAGATAGAGTCAAATTTCATATTAAAAAGACGTAAGTTCTTGAATGGGTATTGTGTTATGAGTTCCGGAAAATGCAATGCCCCCGAAGCGGGAACACCTCTATGATCAAGGGGGAAGGCATTTGCCTCAGCAATTAGATTTAAATCATACATTTTAAAGTTTTTATCATTTTGATAAGTAACTATATCAAGTAGATTGTCTCTAATATAATCATCCTCAGATATACAATGAAATAATACATCTGTATATACATAAGAACTTCCGCCAAGTTGATATCCCTTAAAAGATCTATTATTAACCACTTCTATACCAAGAGCAGGTAATTGAAGTCTATTCTGGGATAATTGAGACCAGTCTCCTGAAGTAGTATGGAATTGAGAGTTCTCCACACGCTCTGATTTTTTCTGTATCTCTTGAAACCAAGGCAATCCATCAGATTTTGTAACATTCACATATTTGTAGCTGTAGGCACAAGTAACCGTACTAGTAGTTGGGATCGCTGTATCAAAAACTACTCTACCCTGTGGATGATCTACATAATGAGAATAAGTACCAGTTTCTGTTACAGGATGAAATACATCATTGACATAAACCCCTGTGACTCCTGGGTTTGCATTGTCCGTACCAACCAAAGGTGGATCAAATTCAGTAGCTACCCCGCTCTGCCAAACCCAATTACTTCGAAAACCTTCCCACACTTGACCAGCATTGTATCTAGGATCATTAACAAGCCTAAGCTGGTGTTCATTTCCACCATAATATCCACTAGAAGGTATAGATACGTTAATAAAGTTTTCTTTTTGCAGAAGTCCCCAATCAAAGAAAGAGATGAGATTCTCTCTTATGTCATTAGTAAGAGTCGAATCACCAATCTTTTGAAAGCCTTTCAGATCAATATTTGCCATTATAATACCTTATTAATTTCTTCTTTTATGATATTCTCTATTGCTGTACGGCTTTCAGTAACTATCCTCGTCAAAAAGTTATCATCTTTAGTTCCTGCAAATCTAGGATCAACACGAAAGCTATTACCTGACTTAAGCATAAATCCTAGACCACTCCTAGAGTTATTAGCATTTACAGAAAAAACACTTTCAAATCCGCTTACAACAACTTGGGAACCTCTATTAAGTAACCAATCCATCCAGTTAATTATATAACCATTACTATCATAAGAGCCGGAAGGTATATTTTGAATTGGACCAACAGGATCTATTTTTATTGAAATACCAGAAAATCCGGCACTAAAAATTTTTCCGCCTTTTAAGACATTTACAGAGACTGAACTTTCTATAGCCTGCAACATTTCATTAATTGCTTTATCGGCAACCTCTAGACTTAATCCAAAATCTAGAGCTAATTGTCCATGTCGTAATTCATCAAGAATTGGATGTGAAACTAATTGTTCAGTAATCAAAGATTTTATTCTCTGCTCAATAAAAACAGAAGCTTTGAGCATCTGCGGATCTATTTTCTTAGCTAGTAAAGAGAAAACTTTAGCGGTAAATTGACGGTCTGTAGTAATTAATTTTAATCCCATGTGACACCTACTCGTTATCGCTATTATCTTCTTCTACTTCTTCTACTTCTTCAACCTTTTTAATTTTAGGCTGAAAATAAGAAATTTTTACTTCTGGAATACACACCTTACAAGTATCCCTAAAACCTAATTTCCCAGAAACGTCTTTATCGAAGAATTCCAGACTGACAATTTTTCTTTGTCCACATGTTTTACATACTTTATTAGCCATGATTATTCCCTCTTCCAAAAGGTTATGATATAACGGTCGTGTTTAAACCCGTGAGGAACAGGTTCGGTAATTCTTGTATATCTAAATGTATCGTGCCCAGCTAATTCAGTATCTGTTACTAAAGCTATTGCCCTGTTAATTTTGGTAAGATCGCTAAGATAGCCAATAGTTTGTATAGCTCCATCAGGAACATCTATTTGTCCTATCTTAATGAAGTCTTTTTTATTACGATAAACTCGCATTTTTATGGTATCAGAAGATTCTACAGTTTTAAATGTAGAAGTCCCCCGGCTAAAACCGGCTGATTCATTTCGATTCTGTATATTCAGGCTGCGTCTTTGCTTAACTGTAGGTACACTGTCTGTGATTACTTCGACCTGATGGGTATAAATTAAATTGCAGTTCACGCCAAAAGACGCAATCATCTCATCTGCAAATTCTTTATATTTAGTAAATATGTCAGAAGGAATAGATACCATAATTTCCCCTATGCGGAATAGTAGTCGTAATCATCAAATCTCCCAGTTAAATAACCGCTCTGTGCGATAATTTCTGATCGATTAAATTTAGGGGCTGTATTATAATAATTCCCCAGTTCATCAGCACCTACAACAACACCGCCATTCACAATGTCATTAGCTGGTTTTATTTTCTGAAATACATCAGCCATTATAGCCTCTTTTCTTTAAAAGTCTACGAACATGATAAAAGGAGATGAATAATATGCATAGCCTTTTCCAATTTTATTAACTTGATTATCTTCGAAAAAATGAAACATTATATTAACCTAAATTCTGAGCTAGTACCATTCCGTCATAGTGATTTCCGGATGTACATAGAAATCCAAAAAGGTCAGCCCTATTTCCAGAAGTACTAAGAGTTGGTGTTGTAGCTCCATCCCACTTGATTGTATTGAACCAAGTAACCGTTCTATTTCCAGTTCCATCTTGTTGCAGTCTCAAAATAAACTTTTGCCCCACTGTAGGATTGCTAACAGCAATAATTCTATTGGCTCCTCCTAAAGTTGCATAATGAGTATTAGATTCATTTAAGTCAAATGTGATAGTAGCACCGTCAGGATTACTTTTAATACTAGTTTTAACAGCTTTATTAGTAGTTAATACACCGCCAACATTCCCTGAGTCACTGAGAACTAAAGCATCAAAATATCCTGTTCCTGCTGTAGAAAACTCAGATCCATTTAAAGCCAAGCCCGTCCCCGCAGTATAAGTAGTATCCGTCCCGTTAATAGTCAATACGTTGGTAGAAGTATTATAACTGGTAGTTACAGATCCAGTTCCACTAGCATATACACTATCACCAGATGCAATAGTTTCTGTATTCCCGCTACCGTCTCCGAACACCCAATCATAACCTGCACCACCACCACCACCACCACCTTGTGAAACTCCGCTACCATTAAAGTAAAGAACGCCTCCTACATTATATAGTTTGTTAGTAGTTACATCGGGAGTTCCGGCCAATAATTGTACGCCGCTTCCAACAGTTATGGTGCGACCAAAGTTTCCACTATCTGTCACAACCATTGATGGAGCTGTAAATAACGAATTGCCACTATCGTATGTAAAGCCTACAACTGTGTGGATAGCTACATCGTTGCCGCCCTTTGCTATAATGAAGGGGACACCGCTCAACTGTGTCCCTGAATTACTAACTTGACCACCGCCAAATCTCGGACCTGTAGGTCTTAAAAATATAGATCCTGTTGAGGCATGACTTCTGACCACAGTTCCAACAGCTACTGAATAATTTGGCAACCCTGGTTTTGATGAACTTAATACTCCAGAAGATGTGGGGGATAAATACGCAAGCTCTCCTTCAGTTAGTGCCGAAGTGTCTATATTTCTGACAAGTCCAAAAGTTGTGATATAACCAAAAGATGAGTCCTCTATATCATGAGTCGCAAGCCCAAGAATATTCGAGTCTATAAAAGAAGAAGCTATGGCCCTACTAATTTCCATATTACTTCCTTGTACCCCACTAACTATCACTACCGTTCCATTAGTAATTGTTGAACCCGTATTATTCCTAACTCTAACCCAATTTTCTTGTCCTACTTGAAGACTAATATCAGATTCATCATTATAGAAGGCTAATGATTTATTGTCAGTGTCATAAAACAGCCGCCCCTCTTTATAAGGAAGCGTTCCGGTAGTTGCTAAATCTATTGCTGAAAAGTTTCCCGTGCCTTCCGTATAAATTTGTGAACCACTAATGGTCAATCCACTTCCAGCAGTAGAGACATAACCAGCATCATTCACAGCTTTTGGTGTTAAGGCTTTATTCTGTGATGCGTCTATAGTATTTGTTAATATTGTCACACCTGTGACAGAAGTTGACGCGGTCAAAGCATTAAATACAGTCCCAGATAGTTGTAATCCAGTGCCAGCAGTATAGGTCGTTCCACTACCACCACTACCACCACTAACCCCAGACCATTGTACCCCATTATAAATCTTTAACCCATTGTCGTAGACAAGGTAGCCCGTTGGAGTTGGAGTAATTACATTTCCTGTTGGTAATACCTTAACGCCATAAACACCAGAAGCGTCATAAGGGATTAGAGAGTCCGCAATATGTTGGTGCATATTACGAAAATCAAGTGGAGAAATGTCTCCATTTATATTGTCTATAAACGTTCCAGTAGAAAATACCACTAATTCTGAGGCTGTCTTAAAAGCCATTACCAACTCCTATAATTTCTATCTTGTTGCCTTAATGAATAAGGGGATAGAACAGCTTCTCCAATATTACCACCGGCTTGATATTGAAGTTTCGCGTTCTCGTATTTTTCTTTAATATCTTCGTATACTATTTTTAGTCCATTTAATGTTGCGGTCATATTAATACTTGATGGACCGTCGCTAATACTAATCAAATTTGCACCCGCAGTTTTAATCTCGCTACCTAATATAATACACCCTGCTCGTAAAGAGACAAGGTTTATAAAGGCGTTGTCTTTAGTCTCAACCGTAGGATCTGGCGATAAAGAACACCCATCCACATCAATAGTATAGACTTTTCCGAAATTTATTTCATTGTTCATTAATTGTGCGGCGACCAATATAGAAGTTTCCAATCTTGAATTTGTAAAAGTTGGATCAGATATATCAGTATCATTAATTAAATGTCTTACTATTGTTGTCATTTCGCTCTGCCACGCCATAATTATCTCCTAAGACAAATTCTTATAAACTCTAAATGTACTTATATCTGAATAAAATTCATTAACGCCAAAGTCAACAAATGCTTGAATTTTCCAAGTTCCAACAACATCTAAATCTCCTGATGCTGAAGTATATGTGATTATTCCATCTGTTCCGTCTGTATAAAAAGAGGCGTTTTTAGACACAACGGTATTATCCGGCTTACTGAATCTAATATAATTAGTAGCTGAAGAAACATCTACGGCAGTCCCACTCTCTAGAACTGTCACTCTGAATTCTGTACCTACGTTATTTTGATGAATTTCATTCGCGGCCATTACATAGCCTTTCTTTTTTACTAGAAATTTTACTTCTTCTACAATAAGATACACCCTTAAGTCAATAATAGCATGAATGCTGGATGTGCTGTATTAACAATAGGTACAGTTATTACTTCTAATTCTGGAGAAAAAGAAGATCCTTGCTCTGCATAATAATTACGGTAAAAATGAGTTACATTAGAAGCCCATGTGGGAGTAGCGACATCTAGATCGTATGTACTTAATATTGAAACAAATCTGGATAATCCAGAAGTATTTACAGCCGCTCTACCAGCGGCATTCATTGTAAAAGTGTTATAACCAGCCGAATTTACACTTCCTGAAGTTATTTCCGTCGCTAAAGGAGTAGACTGAACAGCTTGAAAATCTGAAGTTGTTGGAACCGTAGTATTTGTAGAACTAGAACCATAAATATTTAAAGAGCTAGACCAGAAGGGGCTTGGGTTGGAAGAAGAGAAAATATAATATTTTAATAAACATGATGTTACTAATCCAGATAATGAAGATGTATCAAAGAAAAAATTAGCTCTATTCAGCAAATTAAATCTATTTGTTGTAGTATCAGATCTCATTCTTATATATCCGCTAGTATTACTAGCACTAGCTCCATTCCCATTTCCTGTACTCAATTGCGTCCATGTTTGTCCAGCTACAGATCTTTGTGTCCAAAAATCCATACTTGTAGTTTCTGGATCTGCATCTGGAACAAATGTAATATCTGTTCTTAAATAAGATCCATCAGAAAAAGCATTTAGAATAAGTTGTCTAGGAATAAATTTTGTACAACGAACAGTCTCCTTATCTGATAAAAGCTCAAAATTAACTTTTACATTATGTCTGATAATTTCTCCCTGCTCGTCATACCACCAGCAAACTGGATTTTTAATTAATACGCCTCTAATTTTGGAATCTCCAAGAGACACAAAAGCTTGAGTATTGTACAAATCTACAGAAGCAGTTGTTTTTCCATCCCAAGGTCTAATACCTTCAGAACCTCCAACCCAGGCTTTTGCATTTGAAGACCTTAGTAAAAAAGAATATTTTACATATTCTTCGTCTCCTGAAGGCACTTCTCTTATATGCACAACCTTTTCAATTCTGGTAGATAAACCTCTCCATAACCCCAATACTAAATCAGCACCATTCCAAGCATTTTTATAGATAATACTACTAGGATGATTTTCGTCTATAAAACCTTCTATATTACGTTCTGCCTCAATGCATAATGATAATGAAAAATTTGGTTCGGCATTAAACCCCAAACTCACAGGGTCTTCTATAGCTCTTTTTATAGAATAAGAAGAATCAAAAACAAAGTCCGACCATTCTTGTGAAGATTTTGCAAAATCAGCACTAGCTGGAAAAGAAGAAACAGTAAAGTCAGGAAGAATTCTTTCATCTATACTAGTCCATACTCCTTGTTTTCTAAAATTACGCCATCCTATACTTATTTTTGAAATAATAGTTTTACTGTCTTTTCTGACACTATCTATGTTCCAACCTTGCTGTAAAAAATTAGTCATTATAAATTATACCCTATTCCAAATCCGTCATATTGTCCACCAGAAGTACAGACAAAACCAAATAAATCCGCCTTATTACCAGTAGAACTTAATGTAGGTACAGTATTATCGGGCCATCTTATTGTTGAAAACCAAGTCACTGTTCTATTACCAGTTACATCCTGTTGTAACCTAATAGCAAACTTTTGACCTACTGTAGGATTTGATAATGCAAGAGTTCTATTTCCTCCTAGTGTAACAGTATGGAAATTAGATTCATTTAAGTCAAATGTTATAGTTGTAGAGTCAGCATTAGATTTATTAGAAGTCTTAATAGCTTTTGATACTGTTACTATTCCGCCAGTAATATTTCCGGTTGTAGATATCCCCGCAGAAGTAATAACTCCTGTAGTTGTATCATTAGCATCATTTCTTAGGTAGTTATCTTGTACATTAAAAGTGGTTCCAGCAAGCTGCAATCCGCTTCCGGCTGAATATGTGGTATCTGTATCAGTTACTGTTTCTGTCGCTGTACTAATACTAGTCACATGACCATTACTATCCAACAAAATGTCTTGAATATAAGTTCTACCGGAATTATTTGAACTAGAAGCCGCTGAGATAGCAGGATGTGCATTTAGATATCCTGAATCATTGACAAACTGACTAATATTGCCACCGCTACGTGCTACTGTGCTATCGACACTAAAAGTAGTAGTGGCTAGATTTAGACCATCTCCCGCAGAATATGTAGTATTAGTATCTGTATTTACTGGATTTCCATTAAAATATAATGTGCCTCCGCTGTTGTATAATTTGTTAGTAGTGACAGATGGAGTAGAGGAAGATATTAATATGCCAGTATCTACAGCTACTAAATTATGAACTCTTAAGCCCGTATCATTAACATTTAATGATATTATTTCGACTGTGGCATTAGGGTTTAAAGTAGATACCCCGACATTACCCAAAGCTACTCTTCGTGTCGAACTATCGCCAGTGATTAACTTTTGAATATGAACCTTGTTATCGGTATTATTAAGAATGCTAGTGTTAGCACCACTGTTAACAATCTCTAAATTATTATAACCATCAGCATTATACCCGGCCTGAAAACCTATATAATTGTTGTGATGACCACTAGAAGATTCTCCCGCATAATATCCAACAAAATTACAAAATTCTGCATCTCTAGATAAACTACCGGCATATTCTCCAATCATAACACTTCGAATAGAATTTAAAGATTCATCTCCAGCGTTTCTTCCACCCATGAACACAGTATCACAACCTACAGCATTCGCCCCAGCGGCCTTTCCTAAGAACTGGCTGTAGGAACAATTATTAGCATTAAAACCCGCCGTAGTTCCAATACATATAACACTGGTTAAAGAAGTACTCTCTTCGCCTGCCTCAGAGCCAATAAAATCACAACTATCAGCATTCAGGGCATTATAACCAGCATAATCTCCTAACATATTTGTAGAAATATTGCCACTGGATTCCCGTCCAGCATAACTTCCAATCATATTTGTAGCTCTATTGCCACTGGATGCCCGACCCGCAGTATTGCCAATCATAGCTACATTAGTATTCCCGCTTGACGCCCATCCAGCAGACGATCCAATCATTGAAACATTTGTATTGTTTTTATTATAGGCTCCAGCGTAACTACCAATATATTCGACAGAGGCGGGTCCGATAGAATCAAGTCCCGCATTGTCTCCAATACTAATAAAATCGGCATCTCCAAATGTTATATTTTTAAAATTACCAGTATCTGCTGTATAGAACTGAGTCCCGTTAAGTCTTAATCCAGTTCCTGCTGTATATGACGTAGCCGCTGTAGTTTGTACGGTAGAATCAGAGAATATTACTCCGGAGCTAGTTAAGACTACTTGATCATTCGCATTCCTATAAACAGATTTTTCAGCAGGATAAGTTAAGAATACGGTATGCGTACCAGTAGATAAAGTAACGATACTATCCGCATTACTACTTGCTAAAATAGTATTACGTGTTAAAGTATCAGGAGATGCGTCAGTTATAGTTCCAATACCAACTTCCCAATCCGTTCCATTTGCATCCTGGATAGCATAGTAACAAGTATTTCCATTACCGACAGCAGACACAAAACCTTCGAATCCAGCAACAGCACCGTCTAAATCCAAGGTGCCTGTACCTGTCGTCGAAGATGTTTCTTTTACTCTGTCTTTTAATATTAAAGCCATTATAAGGCTACCTCAAAGGCTGTATCTATTTCTGTCATGAATTCTGTAGACTGATTTAGATTCATATTTAAAATACTATCAGATTCTACATAACTATCTATATTGTTTATACTATGTACATTTAAGTTAAAGGGCTGAGTAGTAACTAAGCTTAAATCAAATTCACATAGAGACTTTTGTTCTAGTAAAGAAGATAGGCCAGTTGAAAGTTTTGATAGTGAGAATGTATGTTGTCTTCTGATGTTGCCATCAAACAGCACAAGTGATTTAGATTGACCTCCTATTGATGTTCGGCTCAATAGGGATTTTAGAGTAACTTGTTGTAATCTATTTATATACAGTGGGAAGTTAACAACTTCTGTTCTACCAACTAATACACCATTTCCGGTGATTCTAGAACTAGAAGCAAGACTTGCTGACAGTGTCTGAGTTACAATATTGCCATTTATAGCAGCAGATCCGAAGATACTAGCTGAACTAGCAGATAACAAACTTCCTACAGCAGACAGGGTAGATGATCCACTGACTAATGAAATTCCGTCAGTAAAAGAATTAGCGTTAGTTATGTTTGAATTTAGTGTGCTTTGGGCGGAAAGCGACCCATTAATGCTTACTTCTTTACTAGACGTACTTTCCAGTATAGATCGATTAGCTAAACCTGCATTAATAGATAGTATAACACCAACATCTGCTGATACTTCAGATGATCCAATTATAGTCTTTTGACTCGTTAAGCTGACTGATCCTATAGCTGTAAGAGTAGAACTCGCCCTAAGAGATGAACTCCCTGGTAACTCTTGTCCCCCTTGGGATATTTCCCCAATCAAACGACCTTGTCCAGCAAATAGTAATGGTTTATTTACTATGCTAAAACCGTTATTAAACGCCTCTGAAAATGATCCAGGAGAATATCCGCCATTTATTATTAAGCTATTATTAGATCTAATTCTTGAAGAAGATATTAAAGATGTTGAGTTACTTATAGTATTGACTATAGTACCAGTAAGTTCTGCCTGTGAGCCAAAACTAGAACCTACAGATAATATCAAACTATTGTCAGGAACTATTGAAGCTTTACTACTTAAATTAGCACTATTAGAAGTAGATAGACTGCCTACAGAAAATACTCTAGAAGTACTTGACAACGATACAGAACCGCTTGAAATATTCGTAACGTTTACGTCTACTCTAGATGTAGAGGCTAAGGAAGCCCTTCCTCCAATACTTACATTAGCACTGCTAGAGACAGTAGCAGAAGCTGAGATAGTCGCTGCTATTATTTTTGTTAAGGAGCCATTGACTACTGAAGTATTATTTGATACAATAGAGGAGTTGCCGGAGATTATTAATGACGGATCTCCAACTAGACTACCCGTACCAGACATCGTCAATACAGGGTTGCTTGTAGTCAATTTTCCGTCTGACCGTACTTCACTGGATGTAGATAGAGTTTGATCTCCATCAATAATTATACTTCCTTGACTATCCAAAGAAGCACTTCCGGTAAGTACAGAAGATATCTGCTTAGATATATTTCCTTCGCCACTAAGAAAAGAACTAGCACTTAGTGAAGAAGATATGGCCTTAGATGAACTTCCTTGACTATTGAGAGAAGAGTTCTCTGCTAATGAAGCATCTACCGAGCCAGATAAACTTCCCTGACTTTCTAGAGAGATATTCGAAGCTAGTGAGGAAGATATCGAGCTAGATAAACTCCCCTGGCTTTCGAGAGAAGCATTCGATACAAGTGAAGAATATATCGATTGAGATATACTTCCTGTAAAATTAACTTCAGAAGAGGCTGGTAAAAAGGCAGGGCTGGATAATACAAAAGAAGCCTCAGACACTAATGTAGCTTGAGAAGCTAGACTAATATCTGAGGCTTTAATGAAGCTTGGTCCGGCACTTATAGTTGACGTGGCAGACAGTGTAGACGCACCATCCTTGAATCCACCACCAAGTGATGAAAATGGTAACGTGCTAAAGGCTTCAATACTAAACATGACTTAACCTATTTAAAAGGATTAGTCAAATTTAATATCAAGATCTGATATATTGAACCGGAATGTATCTCCCAATAAAACATCTCTAGGGGTTGTTAAACCACCCTTAAAGAAGATATTACCGCCACTTAGAGCATCTGCAATAATAACTCCACTAGCATATCCCCAATTCCCTGCGGCAGTAGGGAAAGTAATAGCTGTATTATTAGAGACAAGTTGACCGCTACCATCTACCGTTGGTGGATCAAAATTACCAGTTGGGACGTGAACTCGTGCATATCCATTTCCAGTAATTTCATTGGCTGAAGGATTTGATTCGCTAGGATAGTCAGAAGTTAAACCAATATAAACACCTGTAGAAGGAAGAGTAAAAGATTGACCCCTAAAAATAGCCGATAATAGGCCGGATTCAAAATAGTCGGTCATCGCATTGCTCATGACGACTCCTTATTATTTTTGTGTAATGAATTAACAAGCTATACAATCTATTACACCTTATTATAGGTTTTTACCCATTTAGCCTGACCACAATCCCAAATCTTGTTCATACCGTGTTCATATCCAGTATTTGAGGGGAATTTCATACGGTGGTAGGTAGACTGAGTGTCTGTCCACTTAAAACTTTTGTAACACGATTGACAAGAAAATCCTAAATCAGACAAATATTCTCCAGATCCGTATCTTTTATCAATAAATGTCGTAATACTATCTGGATTGTTCTCTAGTTCAAAAGATTTTAATAATCTAGAGAACCCCCCAGGAATAGAATACCCCTTCTTTGGACAGAATCTACTAATTTCCCAATTATTATCTTTTTTTCTTCTGACTCTCATAGCACAATAAACGATTTTGTCATTATGTAGTGTATATGTTAGCCCCTGACCTTTTCCCATTAAATGGTTATCTTCAAAAAACATTTTTGATAATGAAGCACCCATTTTTCCAATTTTTAGTTTCCTAGCATAAATAGTATCGCTGATTGATAGTTTGTTATTGATAATAGATTCAACAATTTCAAATTTATTCAATAACTCGTCTTCTAAAAAGAAAAGGGACTTATAGCCAAGTGCTTCATAAGCGTCTTTTTTATTTATATGATATCTGTCATCCTGTTGAATTTTATCTGAGTGCCAAAATAACCCGTCCGTTTCAATAATTAAACTAAATTCCGGAATTACAAAGTCAGGGTAAAATCTATCTAATTTTTTATTGTAATCAAAATCTATTCCTTTCTCTTTTAATAGATTAAAAATTAAAGTTTCGATGTTAGTCATACTCTTTTTGTAATTAATAGCATAGTCCCATCCATGCTGATTTGCTAATGTCGCAAAGTAACTTCTAGAAATACCTATCCTTTGAGACCATTCTGTCTTGTTCATGCCCTTATGAGTTTCTATCTGCCCCATTTCTGTTTTTGTTTTTAGGGACTTAGCATTGATAGCACAGGCATTTTCCGGCACCTGCATATAGTATTCTTTTCCATATCTATCTAGACAGGTTTGTCTTGATTTCTTTCTAACTTCTTCTAATTGGAAAACGTTATCAACTCCAAACTTTTCTTTTGATAATTTTTTACATGATTCCGAAGCTAAATAGTATTCATGACCATATAATTTTTTGTTAGTGTTTTTCCTTTTTTCTTTGAATTCATCAACAGAAGATACGTTCTCTACACCATATCTTTTCATACAAGTTTCTTTATATTTACTCTGTACTTCTTGAGATTGTACAGCAAACTCTACTCCGTATTTTTTTAAGCAGGTTTCTTTAGATCTATTCTGGACGCTTTTATTCATCATAGGATGTTCAGCTCCATATTTTTCCAAATTAGTTTCTTTTATTTTATCTTTAATGTCTTTTCTTTGGAATGGATTAGACACCCCATGTTTCTGTATAGATATCTCTTCCCTCTTTTTATCACGACATTTTTTACAACAGTCTTTTGGTAATTTATCTCTACCAGTACTATATATCTTCATTGTTGTTTCATAGGTATTCTCACAGTAATCACAGAGGGCTAATATTTTTTTACGAGAGAACTTACTTAGGTTTTTGACTTCATATCCAAATTTTGATTTAGTTTGTTCGTTTAAAAACATTCTATGATTCCTAAAGAGACTATTTTCAATAAAAAAAGAGAGGCGGGCCGAAACCCGCCTCTCTATTATAGCAAAAATATCTTAGAAACTAGCCGCAATTACACGTCGAGAATCCAATACCCCAAAACCTAGCTCACTAAATCCGTAAAAACCCATCTTCTGATGACGATGCAGCATCTCATCTTCGAAGATAGTAACTTCTTGTTTAACTGGCATAACAAAGCTATCGCTAGCCTTGAGGTCAAGACCGATAACCAGTTCTACATCACCATTAGGACCAAGTGCCCCACCAAGATTGTTAGTGAAGTAGTTCTGATATTCTTGGCTCTGTCCGAGTTCATCAAGAGCATGAAGATTAACATTGAACAAGCGAGAAAGTGCTCCACTTTCATCATTAGCGACATGAACTTCTCGACGACTAGTGTCATCAAGCTGATCAACGCCCCAGTTTCGCATGTCCTCAATTCCTTCAGGACTCAGATAAGCATCGGTCAATTGACCACGATTCATAGAACCAGAGTTACCGCCACCATTACGTCTCATAACGGTCTTCATCAGACTTACGAGTCGTTTGGTGAACTGACCAGGAGCCGCATCAGTATCGAACAGCAAGATATTACGATCAACAGTAGCAGCCAAAATAGTATGCCAACCATCATCGTTCATCTTCTTGACGAAACCAGCTTCCAGGGCTTGAGCGGCACGATTCACAACGTCCCAACGTGCTTCGCGAACATATCGAAGAAGCATATCGATTGAGTTAGTAATTGAGTACGTAGGAATCGTCACATAGTCGCCTTCAACAGTCCGCTCAGGCACACGACCATGACCAGGATTGGTGTAAGCGACAAATTCATCTTCTTCTCCTGGAGCAATAAGATCCAGAGGAAATTCAGTTGAAGTACCTGGCTCCATAGGAATGCGTTCAAAGATACCACCAAGGATATCTCCAACAAGAACGCCTTCTCGGAGAGGCAATTCAATAGCTTTAGCCAACTGATGCTGTGCGACAAGAGCTTCCGGCTTATTAGAACTACCGGCCCTTTTGATCAGTTCGATAAAGTCAGGACTAGGTTTAGTAAGAATAGACATTTATTTTACCCCTAAGAAAAGTTTGTTAGACGTTGACAGCGACCTTGGCAAAGCCATCGGCGTTCTTCGTTGATAGAAATTGACCAATTTTTGGAGCCGTACCATCCTGCGTAGCAGAGCAGTTGCCCGAATCAGCCAAATAACAATCTTGGCCTGCCGTTGGAGTACCAGAAATCTGGTCCGTAACGACCCAACCTTTTCGCAAGAGGGTAACTTTACCTCCCTGCTGAACTTCATCTTTCTGCCAATTAATATGATAACGAGACTGATCAATATTAACGACATCATTTAAAAGAATACCAGCAAACTTCGCACCACTTGCTTCTGCTGCAACTGTAACAACAGCGTTGCTGTTATCCATTGCGGAACCAGAACCAGCAGTACTGATACTCATGAACTGACCTTTTTCAGCCGTTTCGTTAATGAAAAAACTAATGTCAGTATCAAGTTCGTTTCGATCACCTTTAAGAGCCATTGTAAACACCCCTGATTATTTAAGGTTTTGAGTAGTTTTAAGAACATTTCTAAAATAACTAGCAGTAGAAGCAAACGTATCTGTCAGATCTTCTGGAGTAGAAATAAGAGCGGCTTCCGCTTCTTGTTCAACTTCCTCAAGTTCTTCAGCAACACTTTCTTCTACTTCTTCTACTTCTTCTTCTACCGCTTCAGCAATAACTACTTCAGGAGTAGCCTGTGGCGTATGGACCAATTCCAACATCGCTGCAAAAGCTTCATCATCTACAGAGTCGAACTTTTCTAAAAGATTGCCGACTTTGTCTTCAGTAATACCAACTTCAAGAGCCTGCTTAGTACGATTCAACGTGCGAATAGTAGCAACAGCCTCAGTGAGTTTAGTCTTGGAAGCATCTAGTTCAGATTTGACCGTAGCCAATTCTGTACTAAGAGCTTTTTCAGTTTCTACATGCTGTGCGATAGTTTCATTAAGTTCAGCAATCACAGCATCTTTTTCATTTTTCACATTTTCAAGTTCTGTAAGAGTAACGGAAGCTACGGCAGCTTCCAATTCAGGACTCGTGACCGATTGAGCATCGGACATAGCAAACTCCTTAATTTTAAAAGGTTGAGTTTCTTGCTCGAATACATCTTGGTTCGAATCAAGAATGATACTTCTAGGATTAGCAGGTTGATTAACTAAGCCTTTACCAGAAAAAGAGATATTACGCAATAATCTACCAACTTTGTATCCATTCCATTTACCTTCGCCTCCATAAACCCGGAGATGTTTTGTTAAGAATGCAGAGTCTTCATCTCTAACAACTACATTTATTTTACCTTCTGGACTAATCACAGAATAATCAAAGTCAGAAAATAGACACTCCATAGAGACTGCCCATTTTCCTTCATCAATCTCTTCAGTCAAAGATTTAATTCTTTGACGGAGTTCTGGATCACTCCAGCTTTTATAAATAACAGCCGAAGTAATAATATCGAATACTTCTGGTCTTTCTTCAGATACAACCTTCGACCCATCTTGATCAACAACAATAGAACCAGTTATATGCCCAATGATATCAGTTTCATTATGCATATAGTTAAATTGCTTATCTACCGGAGTATCTCTTGCCGCCCAAACTTCATCAGGATCAAAAACATCGTCGTTTTTATTCCATCCAGTAGAGACAAGGATTGAGTTCAGATAATATAAATCAATCTGGTCAGGATTTGAATTACCAAAACCAGCAATAGTCTTTTGAATATCTTCTTTAGAAGGATGGGTATAGTCAGCATCAAGAAGAATTTTTGCTTCTAGTGCCACACTAGCACTAGACTTAACTATATCACTTAAACCATCTAAAATTTCTTGTTCATATATTTTCATATAGTCACCTCGTTTTATTATACACCAAATTTTATAATTCGGCGTCTTTTATTTGAACGTATGCAAAACAATAAATTTGACGCATCTCTTCTAGTGATGGTTCTTTAGAGTTTGAATTGAAGAAATCTTGCTTAAGACTAGCTATTTCAGATAGTATTAAGGGGGTGAGATTTGGTTCACTTTCCAATATACCAAGAATTACTTCATCAGTAATCTCTTGAAATAGTTCCAAATGTGATAATACACTTAGTTTTAAAAGTTCAAACTCATTAGACTGAGACTTTGTTAATGTCCTTGAATCTTTCTTATTGCAATGAGCTAGAAAAGAAGGAAGCAGGGAGTCGGCAATTTTCTTCTGTGCCGATATTGCCCATATTAAGGCAGATGCTTTCCCAGGATTTGTCCTTGGATTGACCCTTCTTTGTTTTCTAGGTTTTGTATCCCTGGCATTTTTAGGTCTGCCATTTTCCGGACTTGGTTGTTTAGGATTTTCTGACTTTGGATTAGTTCCTGGCTCTTGACCTATAGGAGCTTGGGGGTTACGTTTTACTCTAGATACTTGCTCAATGCTGATCTGATCCTTATTAAGAGCAATCTTGTTGAACTCATCTTCCTGTTGGGCATTATGATAAGGACCAGCTTTAGGAGGAATCTTATAGCTTTCTCGTGCTCTGGATTCTCTTTTGACTCTAGCTGTTTCAATCTCTTCATTTTCTCCAAACCTTTCTCTAACTGTTTCGAGAGAAATAACATCTCTATCAGCTAGTTGTATTAACAAGGCTTTTTCTGAAGAATCATCAGATAGAATCATATGGTCAAAATGTATATAGGCGGGATTCTTGAACCCCATAGCTTTCTGGACTTTTCGGATTTCTCCATTCCAGAATTTAGAGAGCATATTTCTACCGTATTCAAGTCTCTCAATTAATGTTTTGAGAGAGATGAAATTATTAGTAAATCCGCCGCTCTGTCCAGCAATTCCGGTTAAAGTTGGGGGAATACCCAATCCGGCATATATGCTATTTAATACAGGACCATACTTTTCATTACCTAAGAATTTATAAACCTGGCTATTACTCTCTTTGAAGTCAATTTCCGGACCCCAAACCAGATCCATTGTTCCTCCACCAACGTTAGTAGCTAAGACATCTCGCAATTTATCAATTGCTGCCTTTGTTGGGAGAATTTTGTGCTCAAGATCTCCTAGACGCCAAAGACGAATATTAGATATAGCACCATCTAGAGCAGACATATCAGCGAGCTTCATCTTCTCAAGCATCGTGATATCGTCAAGTATTGGGTTAATCATGGGATATGCCCATAATTGCCAATCGTCTTTCTTATAATGAAAGACTTCTATAGTTTCTGGTTTTAGCTCAATCCTTTCCTGATTATTTTTTAATGCGTTAATTATATCAACTGGAAGATTTTTGAGTGTCGAATTTTTCTTTTTAAATTCATCTCGTATCTTTTTAGAGATTTTCACAAAATATTTTTTATCGCCAGAAAATAAAGCAGTCTCACCACCATCTACTTCTATAGTAGTTGGATTAAGAAAATTGTATACAAAAGGAATTCTACGAGTAGACATTTTCTCTTCGAGGTATTTAAGATCTTCATCACCCTTTGTTAAAGTTCTTTGATTTACTTTAGTAAGTTTTACATAACGACGTTTAACAATAACGTTTCCGGTACGAAATAAATTATTTAAGAAACGCTCAGATCGTTCAGACCCACCAATTTCTTCCCACCAACGACGATAGAATTTTTGGGCATTAGGATCACTATGAACCAAACTAATCCCTTGTGAGCCAAAATCGCCCATCAAGTCGATAACGTTTTTTATAATCCCAACTTTATCATATGCAGACATACATCGCTGCATAATATCCTGTTGATGATTGGGAGGTTCTTCCCCCGGTCTGAATCCATAATAACTATTTTTACTATAGCTATCACGAACAGAAAGACCTGGCTCCATACTGAGGAAGGTCCGGCTTGAAGCACTAGCGGACATCATTCCTTGATATGAAGATAAATTTTCAGATGCTCTTTCTAAAGCATCTTTATCATTCATATCTATATATAGATTTTTAGCTGTACTAAGATTTTCTTCAGACATAATCTAACCTTGTTATGATTACAATTAAACTACGTCTGTTTAATACACCGTTTTTTAATAAACCCCATTCATTTTTTCTGTATACCAGTTAGGACCAAGAAAAACAGCCTCGGTTTTTTTATTACTATCTGGCACGGAAGCAAAGCCTCCATAAATTTCATAAGAGTCTTGAATGCGGGCGTTACGAGCTTGTCGAGCAGCCATATTAGCCATTAAAAGTGCTGAATATCGGTCTTTTCTCAGTCTATCTTTCTTGCCCACACCTGTCTTAACTTCTGGTGTATTCCACTGATCTCTACCTGTAGGAGTCTGACGAATTTCTATAAGACACAGTTCATCCTTCAATGCCTCAATTTCCATCACACAATCTTCCAAAGTATCATAAGTTCTGTTACTGGCTTTATCCTGTTCAATAGACAATCCAATTGTAATAGGATCAAATCTGGGGAATAGAAGAACTTTATCTTCCAGATCTTTTCTTAGACCATGATTAGCCTCAGAGAGCCAGTCATATTTCGCAAACTGGCATAATTCTAATATATGAAGACCCTGTTCGTCGTCAGTATCTTTTTCCTTGTCTTCATCGATAACAGGCCAAATAGGAAGTTCTCCTGGTAGAAGCCTAACAGGATCATGTAAAGCTTCAGCTACAGCAATTCCGCCACCTTGAGCATCCATTGCGATATGAATAGTTGGAAAAGCCCCCATTAGATCACGAATACGTCTGGCACAATATGCGTAGAAGTCCCCTTCTTCTGTTAATCCGCGTTTTAATCTCTCATTATACTCTTTTCTTGTAGTAGTCCAAACATGAGCTATTCTTCTATGATCTGAGTTTACTTCTAATACAACAATCGAAAAATTATCGACTTCAGATGCAGGGTCTACACCAATAATATATTGCTTATCAATTTGCCCCTTTAGTGAGGGGTCAAAGTATAAGTCGCCAGAAGGTAACTTGATTGGTTTTTGCTCAGAACCCGTACATGCTTCAATCAAACTTCTCTTAAAGAATCCTGCACTATCTGTACAGAAAACAGCACTAAATTCCATCAGATAAATGCCGTTATGTACGGTAGCCTTAGAACGGGCTACTTGAGCGTCATCCATAAATCCTTTAGGAATTAACTCAAAAGGCATTCTAATAACTGAATAATCTTTCCAGTTGAAACTATCCGGCACTTTTTCTTCGCCAAAAGTCTCTTTAAGCTTGACAGGATCGCCCTTAGAGTTTATAATTGAACGCCATCGTTTCCAATATGTTGAGAAATGATTAAAGTCATAATAAGCTGTTCCTGATAAAACAATCTGGTTACCAAAGTCTTCATTGGCAAAGTTTTCTTGTAAAAGAGAAAGGTCATATCCTCTTTGTTTTGCAAGATTTTTAGCTGCGGCTAATTTGACGCCTTCGGACGGTGATGAGGAAACGGCACCAAAACCGGCAATAACGTTTTCGAATATGTCACGGGACTGTGAAGCAAATTCGTCTGCAATGATATCATTTGCTCTTAGTCCACGAATCTTTTGACCATCACCCACAGGAATAGCGGTTACTGTACTGCTATTTATAATCATTCGGCACATGTCTACATCACGACGAGGCCCGCTATTAGAATCACATAAATCTCTTAATATAGGAGATTTCTTCCAGATGGTTTCCATATATTCATGAAGAAATTTAGACTGACGAAAAGCTGCTCCAATAACTACAACTTTTCGTTCAGGCATAATTAATGCACGCATTAATGAATAAAGGGATAGGAGAAAGGTATTGTGAGTTACAATATAGTCTTTAGTGATGTATGTATGATCAGGACTATCCACTGAGATACATTGCATCTCTTCAAATTCATTTACATATTCCGCAGATATTAAAGAAGTATATTTCTCACGAGAAGTCTGGTTATTTTTTAACCTCTCTACTTTTCTAGGTAGCTTAAAAACCTGTTTAGAGGTGTTGATAAAGACTCTATAGTAAGGATTACGTGGGATTTGTTTTCCACGAATTTCGGAATAACTACCTGATCTATCGTCAATCTTCAATTGGCAGCTAATTCCTAAACTTCTTAAGACTTCTATTAAATCTTTAACCAGTTTTTCGCATGAATTAGTAAATTCAATAGCTCCATTTTTATTACAAGACCCATCCGTATCTAACAGACCTCTAACAATCTCCATCCTCTGCTCTACCGATGAAGTCTTATATTCTTCTGGAATAAATTTATCTTTACATCCTACATTTAATTTCATTCCTTCAATTATACTAACTAATCGATTACCATCTCTTTTATAGAATGATTTGCCCTTTTTAGAAAATCTTTTATTTAGTTGTTTATCTATGTCAACGATTGTGTAGTTGTTATTACTAGAATCTTTCTTAATTTCAAATCCGTCTAATCTAGTTCTAAACTGCTCAATAATGAACGCATCGTCACTGGCAATTTTTGGCGTTCTGGTTGTCATACATCCATCACCAAGTAGACATCCCAATATATATGGATCTAAAGGTAGTTGTTTTTCTTCATACTGAATTGGCTCAGTCAGTGGAAGCTTATACTTATAAGCCCATTTACCAGGAGACGAATAAAATCTAACCCCGTCATTAATAATATCTTTGGTAGATACCGTAACTTCCTTCTGTTGTTTTTTCATTACCCATAAATGATCTTCGCAGCAATCAATCTCTCTACCATCTGCAAATTTTAATCTACAAACTTGTTTCTTGCCTTGTGGATAAATACCAACTATATTACATAATTTTCCGTTCCTGGAATACACTTTATGATTATAAGTAATATCGCCCATACGAACCCATCCTTGGTCAGTAAGCAATGGTTCTGTACATTTAGTTGCTTTCCCAACGCCACGACTACCAATCAGCATGGGAAACTTTCGCTTCCAGATTTCCTCAAGCATAAGTCCTTGAAAAGGGACAAGGTCTATATTCAATATGTTCTTACAGAGAAAACAGAAGTACTCAGGCTGTATCATTAGCCAGGTAAACGTCTTGTAAAATTCCTCTGGATCGTCTGTAGTGAGTAAATCGAAAGGCTTACATAACTCATTTTTATTATAATTAATATTAAGCCAAGCATCATTAAGTTCGGATAATATTTCTACTCTTAAGCGTTCAGTCATTTAGGTTCACCTAGATTTATATCAATTCCGGTATGGAGTATTGAATACCCGGAAATAAAAGATGTAATTTGCACTCTTTTAACACTAATTCCATATTCTTGCATTCTTCGATGAACCAAACCTGTGATTTCCCTATTCATTTTTGTCCGGTCATCCATTAACTCTTTTAATTCTTTTCTAGCTACATAACGACAGATTAGACCCATAGTTTCATCGTCAATCTGGTCTGTTACTTCGTAGGCTTTCGCTATCGCTGTCATAACGTCATCGACCTCGTAAGACACCACAGACCTTAGTTTGAGTGGTTTACCATCTAACGTCATTAAGTCTTGTTCAAGCGTATACAGAGACTGTCTGACAACAGGTAATAGATAGTAAGTTGAGAAAAAAGGGATATACCAGTAACGACCTGGTAAAAGAAGAAGGGATGTGTGCATACCTTTGAATTTTACGCCTTGATGGGTTGGTTCGACTAGAATTCGACGGGGGATTAAATCCCCTATCAGTTTTACTAGCTCACCAAGCCATTCTAGATATGCAAAAATTTTATCATTCCTTAGAATTATGTTCTACCCATGTATCCCTAATTAATTGTGCCGCATATTTTTCAGCTTCTATCTTGTTCTCACAATACACAAATTCAATGTCGTAATTATCCATAACCTCATGAATTAATTTCCGGAAAAACCCGGAACCACCTCTTATATATTTCTTTTTACATTCTGGAATTCCGGAGTCATTAGGAAAACTAAAGATATGGGACTCCGGAAATTCACACAATATGATTGCTTTCTGAATCTTTGAGAGCTTATCAAGCTCTCTATAAAAACGCTCTTTCATTGATGTCTTCGCTAAGTTACCATATAGCTCACCACTAGTTGACTTTCTTTCAATAGCTAGAATATGTTCCATGCCTTCTATCGAGTAATCTCCCGCGTCTAGTTTCCGGAACTCTGTCTTCATATACTCTCCGGTAGACAAGTATGGTGCTACCTCAAAGAAAGGCTTTTGCTCACGAGTATCTATCAATATATTTATAGTCATTTTTTTTCATTTTTGGCAATGATTTGTTTGAATAGTCCTACATAATGGGCTTCTTTTCCATTAATTGATTCATGACACTCTTTACAAAGAGTAATTAGATTAAATACTTCATATCTTAGCCAAGAGGCATCAGACCAACGTTCAATATGATGGACATGTAATTTTTTACGGCTCTTGCATCCTGGCATTTGGCACGTTCGTTTATCCCTCTTTAAGGTTTTTAACCTAGCGTCTTTATAAATAGGGCAGTCATAATGTCTTCTAACCATTCTCAAATGACCAATCTTAGTCTAGTAATATATTTTGATTGTTATGTAAAACTAAGAAGATAAACAGATTCATATAATATGTCATTGTTTATGCCTTCATTAATTTTTAATTCAAAGTATGAACATAATATCTTTATAGCTTATTCTACAAATTATTCGTAACTATAAGAGCCTGTATTAGGATCGGTTGTTTTTATTGATAGTTGATCTTTTACCCGGATTACTTGATATATACACCTACCGTTCTCAATCATTTGTCTAATTTTTTTTTGACGATCAGTTTCTCTTGATTCCCCCGTCTTAAATTCTATTAGAACAATCTGGTCACCTTTAAAATCAAAAACAACCATATCAATAGGAGAACCTAGAAATCGTACATCTTTCGGATCATATGGAAACCCATCTAGGTACGGAGCAAATTGTTCCGCTATCTGCCCTGTTCTTACTTCTGTTGATTTTAACTTGGATTTTATCTCGGAAATCTCTCTCCTAAGTTTTTGATTAGTAGATTGCTCTCTTTTTAAGTTATCTATTAAAATTTTAAATAAGATAAAGAGAATAATCGTAAAACCAAGTACAACAAAAGTAAACAACAATGTATTATAATTCATACTCAACCATTTCCTTTACAAGTTCTTCAAAACTATAGGATGGTGCCCATCCAAAGGTTTCTTGTGCTTTTTTACATGATCCTCTCAAGTAATCCACTTCTGCCGGACGGTAGAATTCCGGGTCAGTAACTACAAAGGGTTCCCAATCATCAATATCTATATGCTTGAAAGCTACTGTTAGGAATTCCCTAATAGTTCTGGTTTCACCAGTACATATAACGAAATCATCTGATTTTTCCTGTTGAAGAATACTATGCATTCCCTCAGCATAGTCTTTTGCATGACCCCAATCTCGACTTGCATCTAGATTACCTAAACGTAATTTAGGAAAACCTTGTTTATCGTATGGTGAAAAGTAAATGATATCTGGATCATCATCCATTCTTAACTGACCCTGCTCAAAACCCTGCTGGGTATCCATCCATCTTGAAAACTCACCAATCCATTTGGTAATCTTTTTCGTAACAAACTTATCACCTCTGCGAGGTGATTCGTGATTGAACAGGATTCCTGCCGCAGCATAAATACCATATGACTCACGATACAAGCGTACAAGGTGGTGTGCCCCCAGCTTTGCTACGGCGTATGGGGATTGGGGCATCATTTTTGTATTTTCGTCTTGATATTTCTCGACAGATCCTATACCATGCTCTGTGTAGGCTATAGACTGATAGGTATCATAACTTGATCCAAACAGTTCACTCGTGCTTGCTTGGTAAAATTTAGTTGTTGGAGATAGTTCCTTAATACAATTAAGGATATTCAAAACTCCTTCATAATTAATCTTACTCGTAACCACTGGCTGCTTAAACGATGTAGCTACATGAGATTGGGCCGCTAAATTATAAAATTCAGATACCCTATACTTAGTCAACAAAGACGTAATATAATGGGCATCACAAATATCGCCTTCCTCAAACTGAAAATTAGGATTAGTCAATAAATGTTTGATTCTATCAGAGGTATCTACAGAAACCCGACGAGAGAAGCCAATTACAAAATAGCCTTTCTTTAGCAAAATTTCAGCTAGATAAGATCCTGTTTGTCCTGTAACTCCAGAAATGACTGCTACTTGCATTTGTTATCCTAGAAAAATAATAAGGTCAGGTAAGCTAACAATTTATTATATCCCAAATAAGAAAAAATATATGTCCTCAGTGAAAATTCGCAAAGTTTATCAACGTTCCGTAGAAGCCCGAAATAATTGCTGTCTCCCCGCCTGCATTAGTTCTTTAACAGGTATTCCTATGAGGGAGATACCTTATCAGAAGAGACATATCAGAAAAAACTGGTTTACCGCCATGAATAAGTTCTTAGACTCTAAAGGTTTTGAGTTGAGAATCGTTCTTGCGGAACTTGTTAAACCTGATAAACCATATATTAAATGTTATGAGTTCAAGATTGACGGTGGGAACATAGGTTCACATTCCGTTGTGAATGTTGGATTCAAGACAATACATGATCCGTCAAAGTTTCTTCAAAAGAAGATAAAGCCAAAAGGATTCAATATGTCCTACAAAGAGACATATTATCTGGAAATATCTAGAAAAAGGACAAGGCCCATATAATTAATCAACAGTATCAGCACTGAGTAATGGCCTGTCTATCATTCCATCAGCATATTGATGATAATCCCCCAGGCGGGCCTTTTCTTGTTGAACAGCAAGCCGGAATTTTTCCATATATTGGTTTTGTTCATCTAGCCATTCAGGATCGCGTAGAACCTTTTGAACCAGTCCGTCAAATGTCTCCCTATTATTTTCCAGCTTTTGAATACGTTGTTCTCTAGTACCTTTTAAGTCTTTAAACATCTTAGACTTTTTATCTTGTAAGTCCTTGAATTCTTTTGAGATAGATTCTTTAGCCGCACGTAATGTGGCTATTTGTCTTTCCAGATTAAAGATTTGTTCAACATCGCGATCCTCTATTGGCTTCCGTTTTTCATTAACAATTAACTGTTCAAATTCCGCCACAGTTTGCATAGAGCTTTGTTGTTCCCGTAAAGCCCTGTTCATCAGAATCTCAAGTTTAATCACGTCAATAATCTGAAGTTCTTCAGTGGGCAGAATATCCTTACGGAATTGCCCCACAATCTGTGACCAGTGATAAAGGAACAATTTGAGTTCCTCTTCGGAAAATTGGGCTTGCAATTCGCTCCAATACGGCCTGCTCTTTAAATCATAGGCCGCTTGTACTTCAAAATTCTTCTTAGTACTTGGCCCCTTACCTATCTTACTCAAATGCTTCAGAATAGGATCAATCGCCCGATCTAAATTTTCCGCAATTTCTTCTGCCGTAAGTTTATCACAGTTAGTTTCGATATAGTCCCATTCCGCTTTTGATAGTCTTCCTGTTTTCACCAGTCTTCCCCCAGAATTTCTTTGACAGAATCAATTACCGCTTGTCTACGACCTTTTGTAATAACCACCCCGTTAGACATACGTAAGAAGTCGTTTTTAATTAAAGGACTCATTTTTGATAGCAGAAAATCCACCGAATCCTGATTATCAATGCTCTCTTCTGTAAAAAGAGAAAGGGGCTGGATAGAGATGGGTCGCATAAGGTTTCTTTTTGTCTCATTAGACTTTTGTCTTTTTTGAGACGATTCCTCTAATCCCAAACGAAAGAAATTGTCGCGTTTAAAGTTTTTGAGTCTATTAGACATATGGACAGAAATAAAATTTTCTAAAGGCCGGGTTTGATCCCATCTTTCATAAGCCTCTAATCCAAAAATTATTGCTTCCTGTTCTATGTCTTTTACATCAAAATAGCCGAAGACGTACTTAGTCGCTAACCTCTTCGCTATCGTCTGGATCATGTTCAGATGTGTCTGGTTCAAGTATAGCCTTCGCTTTCATTAAACATGGGTCTGGTATAAGAAGTTCTAAAGTCACGGCTTTCTTTAACTCTTCAGTTTCTTTTATGAGCATAAAAACTCTCCAGGTAAGGGTATAATCTATTATATCCAATTTCTTCTCCAAAAGGTTAATACACCAAAAATGAATTATTTACAAATAGCACTATCGGGAAAAGCGGGAGCGGGAAAATTCGCCAAAGTCTCAAAAGAAGATTATGGGATGCTGATTCGCTACTCATGGAACTACAGAGATGGTTATGCAATTACTAAGATTAACCGTAAAGAAGTGCGAATGCATCGACTCGTATTAGGGGTTGAAGATCCCGAAATACTAGTAGACCATAAGGATAGAGATCGACTCAATAACCAAAGGACAAATCTCCGGACATTTACACATACCCAGAACTCTAATAATAGAACTACCTCTCGTTATATTATAGCTTTTGGCGAGAAGCAGACTGTGGGCGAGTGGGCGGTAGACCCAAGATGCGGATGCTCCTATAATGTTTTATTAAAGAGACTGGATAAGGAAATTGATCCAGAGATTGCTATATTGGCTCCTGATGATTCAGGTTCTTAGCGGGGTAGTAAGGGTGAGACAATTTGGAGAGTGGTTTGGCGAATTTTGTTTGAACCCCCCCGGCCAACAGATTCCTACTACTCCCGAACAAATTACAAGATAAAACCCCCTGTCCTGTCCCCCTAAGTGTCCTGTCCGAAAATTCAAAAGAATTGAAAATTGATAAACCCTTTGGTAGTAACGACTTAGGTAAAAACCGAAAATTTACCTCTTGATAACAAGAATCGCCAGCCTATAATTAGGTGCAAGACGGAAACGACACCAAAAACAAAGGAAAAAAGTAAGATGATCACAGTTTGCCTCAATGATGGTCATGTAGTGTACGAATTCAACACAGTCACTGAATTCGTCGATGCGTTCCCTGATGGTCTGGACCAGGACAATCTCGACCAGGGCTGTTATGTCAACTGTTCTATCCGTCAGGCTCAGGAAATAGCTTGGGAGCGAGAAGACCGGAAACGTCGATACAATACCAAGTTGCCATTCGTTGGTCAGCGTTGTCGAGACTAGGCTTGACGTTGCTTGCCAGGTCTGATACAATCGGGCCTGGCTGTTTCCCACTGTCTGATCTCAAGGAATGTTTGAATGCGAAAATCAGTATACCAACTGTCAGCAGGTGATGTTGTTCGCTGCTTCAATGGTACTGGTGATCAGGTTGTCAGTTGTACGGATATCGTACAACATAACAAGAAGAAGCGAATACTTGTTCTAGTGAACAAGAAGACAGGGGTAAGGCGGCGTGTGGTATGGGGCTACTATACAAAGGTCTCCATGCAGCCCATCATTCCAAGTACTGCACCTGCGATCAGTATACGAAAGTGAGCCACTAGTGGCACCGGCGGAAGCCGAGTCGTCTCACTCACCGCAGGTGTGAGTGAGCGAGACGCAACGGAATAAAATCAACGGAGAATCGAGCGATGATCAAGGTTTGCCTAAAAGATGGTCATGTAGTGTACGAATTCAACACCATCCCCGAATTTGTCGATGCATTCCCTGATGGCCTAGACCAGGAGAATCTGAACCAGGGCTGTTACGTGAACTGCACTATCCGTCAGGCTCAAGAGATTGCCTGGGAGCGTGAGGACAGGAAACGTCGATACAATACCAAGCTCCCATTCGTTGGTCAACGTTGCCGGGACTAGGGGCTAGGCTACGGGTTGCAACTTCCGCTTTCTTTTATTCAGGATGGAGTTCTAAAATGAAGCCAATCACTCAGCGACCAATCCCAGAGGGTTACACTACTGAATGGGATAACACTATCTGGAATGTGGGTATTGTTTTCCTGTGGTCAGATATTTTCGACGATTATTTGCAATGCGGTCGAATCACTGTGAAGCCCGGAGATACTTTGGCCGAAGCGTTCGAACGTGAAATGAATGAACCAATGTGGACAGAATTTGAAGTTTTCTTCGTCAACGAATAGACAGGATGGAACCAGTGGACCCACGTATCACATATATGGCTATTTTCAATGCCATGTCAATCGGTGACTTCACAATGGCGAGAGTTCACGCCACCGACCTGAAAGAATGGTTGGACAAAGGTGGATTCTATCCCGACACCTATACAAAAGTGGAGGTGGACGCCTATCTCGCGAGCGTATTGAGACGTACAGTAGGGTATGAATGATCAAAAGCGAAGGCGGTCGTGTTGCCCGTTCTTCGCCGGTCGTCCCACTCACAGCAGGTGTGAGTGAGCGGGACGCAACGGAAACAAAACACTAAACGGAGAACGGCGATGCTTGACATCAAATTGACATCATACGAAAAGCGAATCATCGGCACACTGACCGATGAAGGGCACACACTTTATGTAACCGGAGACGGTTGGATCTTTGAAGAATCTTGCGGAGATAAGCACACTTTCCAGTCTTTTCGAAAGTTCTTTGAGTTCTGCGAGTATCGTGAGTCGCAATTGCTGCTCGTGCGAGAAATGCAGGAGACTTTTTAAATAACGCCCTTTAGACGGAGATTGAAGAGATGAACGGACCAGAAGCAATCGAGTTTTTCGTAGCGAACGCAAATGTCTACAACGAATGGTCAGAAGCTGCTATGTGGCAGCATGTCAGCCACGTCGTTAGAAAATCCCACAAAGAACCAAATCGGGTCTGGACAGTGGAAGAACTATCCGCTATGATAGCACAAGCGGAGAACCAGTAACCCATATGCGAGGTACGGGTGTGTTACCCGTGCTTCGCGGGTCGTCTCACTCACCGCAGGTGTGAGTGAGCGAGACGCAACGGAAAACAACTCAAAACAAAAGGACGGAAACGATGGACGATTTCGATGATGTGACGTGTGAAGAGTTTTTCGACGACGAAAAGTATTACCGCAGTGTGCCAGATGCTGAGTTTGAGCAATCGGTTCCCTTCTCGTATCAGGTATCACTTTTCTTCGAATAACCGCTTGACATTCTCTGTCAATGGGCTACAATCCACTTCTCAAACGGAAACTGTCTTTTAGAAGGAAAACACTATGTCGCACACAATCTTCGAAAACGCTTTTGGTAAGATTTCCCATGAAGTTCGAAGGGATTATGTTATCTCTGATGAAGAACTGTTCGGGATGGTCAGCCGGGACTTCTACAAATCCTTGAACAATCCAGAAGTGACGGGAACGAAATCAATGCTCAAAAGTCTGGCAAAAGAACAAGGCCAGGTTGTGGAAGAAACACCAGAAGAAATTGCGATTCGCGAAGCAATGGAACGTGAGCAGAGGATTCTTGCCCATATCAGACGGGTTCAAATCGAATTGCAATGCTGTGAAGATTGAAGATTGAAGATTGAAGAGGACGGAAACAATCCCCAGAAAAGAAGGAAAGAACGATGAAAGACGCTGAACGCCTGATGATCATCCGTGCCCTGGCATTAAATTGTCGGGACAACGCAAAGAATGGGGCAGATGAGGACAATCGTCCACTTCTGGACCTGATCCATGAGTTAGCGTTTCAGATGGATGTTGAGTACACAAATTTTTCGCTGGGGGAGTAATGCTAATAAACGCAATCCAAGACGCGACCCCCTACGTAATTGGAACAGGTCTGTTCCTGTTCATAATGACACTTCTAGAAAAGAATGGAAGACTTTAGGATGCTAGTACTGTCAAGAAAAAAAGACGAAAAGATCACAATTCAGATTCCCGGAAAACCGGATATCGAAATCATGATCATCGAAACGGGCATCAAGACGCGGGTGGGGATTAAAGCTCCACAAGAATACCAGATCGTCAGAAACGAACTGATTGGAACGTCAAGAGGGCTTCCAAAATAGGTTTCTTGATATCGGTTCTTTGATATGGGGCGGGTGGGGAAATTGTCCCTGCCTGCCTTTATCTTTTACCAGAAAAATAGCCTGTCTGTTTTACCGGCGGAAGCCGAGTCGTCTCACTCACCGCAGGTGTGAGTGAGCGAGACGCAGCGGAAAACAAGACACAAAGGAAAACCAAAAAGTCAGAATTTTCAGCTTGCAAGCCACAATGATTGTGTTACAATGCTCTCTCAATGGAACGGCGACCAACTTTTTCTTTCATGGGGATGAACGAATGACTAAATGGATCAAGATGCACAATGATGGTGAATTCGACGTTATTACCGCAATTGGTATGCTGGGGGCGTCGGTGAAGATGGGTGAAGATCCCATTGGTCTCTATGGTTCTGGTATCAAGTACGCTATGGCTCAGGCTTTGCGTATGGGTATCTCGCTGAAGATTTCCGACAAGGGAAATCTGTACACTCTCACGTCCTTCGAAACTGAGTTTCGGGGGCGACAATTTCAAAGTGTCGGTCTCAAGACAAAGACCGGAAAGATCCATAAAACTGGAATCACTACTGATTTCGGTAAAGAAGACTGGACAGATATTTGGTTCATCTTCCGCGAATTTTATTCGAACTGCCTTGATGAAGGCGGATTTCTGGAAATCGTGGACGGTATACAAACCAGCGAGTCAGGCGTTGACGTTTTTATCCCGTATACTCCATTCAAGGAAATCGTTGATAACCTGAGTGATTACTTTTGTCCTAAAGATTTTAAGCTAAAAGTCGGCACGGGACGAGTATTCAAAAAGGGAGTATGGGTTGGGAATATGTCGGTCGATACAGGCTTGGACTTCCAGTCTGATTACATCGAAATTACTGAAACCCGAACGCTCAACCAATATTGTGCTTGGAGGCGTTTAGAAGGCATTATCGAAAGCTACGCAGAAAAAGAACATTTGGTCGAACTGCTCAAGCATGAAGAATGTTGGACAGAAATGCCGAACCTATGGTTGTGCGGCGAGAAATGCGAGGAGCATTTGCACGCAGCCCTAGTCGAAGTATATGGCAAAGATTATATGATCTGTCCAAATGTGGATTGGATTATCAAAGATGCCATAGAAGTCTACGGAAGGAATCCGGTAGTATTTCCATCGGAATGGAAATTGCCAACATCAAAAATTCAAACGATGCAAGATCTGGCGAATAGTATCATCTTCCGCGATGCGACAGAAGCAGAGCAAAAAGTCATTGATAAAGGAATGAAGGCTTTAGCATGGATGGACGATGTTCCTAATCCTTTTGATTCCCTTTATAGTGTCAGGATAAAAGACATCAAAGTCAGAATCCTGAAGACAGACGAGAATTGTGGCGGATTGGCTAAACAAGGTTCCACCGAAATTGCCATCAATTCATCAGTGGTGAGCGGAGATTTTAAGAAGTTTTTGCAAACCCTGATGCACGAGTGCGTTCACGCCATCACTGGCGAACAAGACTATACCAGAGGATTCGCTAGCTTCATGGAAAGAGCTTTAGTGTCCTTCTCTGTTTGATTCCATCCCCGTGGATTGAGTGGCGGGCATGATGCCCGCTGCTCAATATTTTGACTGGAGGCGAAATGTTCTGCATGTATCTTTCACCGGCAGGAAAACAATTCAATAGAATTGTAAGGGTTACTGGCGAAGTCGCCGTATGTATTGCGACAGGAAAGAAACGGTTCATTGACCCGATGTTTCTGAGACCAACAGTTTCCGCAGATTGGCAACTCTGAGATAAAGGGCTTGAAGAGGCCGCTACGGAGCGGCCTCTGAGGGCCGCTCTGATGTAGACTAACCTGTACGGATGATCGAACAATCTTTGATAATTAAGCTCAATTAAGTTGCAATGGTCTGCCGATATGATATACTAGTGACATGAGACGCGGGGGCAATCAGCCCAACACGGGGTTTTTTCTTCAAAGGAGAATTGTGATGCAGAATGTTCTTTCAAGTGACGTTGCTGAAACAGTCAAAAAAGAGTTCGATTTCCAGGTCAACAAGTTCCCCTTGTCTGGTCCCGATGGAATGAAGACTCCCTGTTATGGTCTGTTCCGGTCTGACAATGCGTCTTTCGTTGGTTCTTGCAACAATGCCAAAAGTCGGAACTATATTCCACACCAGACTGACGATGTCATTGCTCTGGTTGAAGCGTCTTCCACGCTGTTTGATGGTGAAGTCGATGTCACCTGTTTCTTCAATCAGGGGCACTATGTGTCCGTTCAACCAACAATGGACAAACGCAAAGCCGTGTTCGGCCAAAAGGATAACGTCTTCCCGCGAATCATTATTAACGCGGGATATGATGGTCAGGCTTTCAAAGCGAACATGGGCTACTATCGTGACGTTTGCAAGAATCTGAGTATCATGAGAATGGTCAAAGGTACGACTGTTTCGATTCGTCACATGAGCAACCTACGCTCCGAGATGGATGAATTGATTGAAACGTTCGGCGTTCTTGGCGAATCGTGGGAAGCTCTGGGGCAAAGAATTGATGCTCTTGAACAAACCAAAGTCTCTTTGGTAGGATTCCTGGAAGATGTTTTTGGACCAGTCCCAGAAGAAACGGGACGGGGAAAAACGGTCGCGGAAAATCGTATTGAGAAGATTGTTGGTCGTCTTCTCAACGAACGATTCAAAACGGGACGACCATTGAGTGAAGGCGTGGCCCCGGAATATTCTGGATGGGAGCTTGCAAATGCTGTGCAGGGATATACTCAACATGATAAGCCCCGGCATGGTAATCCTACTGAGTTTCAACGTGCTATCATGGCAATGAATGATCAACACGTCAATAAAGCATTCGAATTGCTTTTATCAATGAGTGCTTAGAATTGGTAAGGTGGGGGGATGGCGGAAACCCGCCATTCCCCTATCCCAAAGTCTGAAGTATGTATTGGGCAAAACTTCTTAATTCATCGGGGCTAGCGTCAGATTTCATTCGATTGGCTTTATGGCTCAGAATTTGGACATTGCCAATAATATAACCTTTTGTGTTGTCTATTCTGTCAATTGTTGCAGATTCTGATACAATTCGACTAGTACCACCATAAGACAGTTCAATTCCCAATATCGGGCAGAACGGAACGTAGATGGAATCTAGATGCTCGCGAGTCAGATTAAACTCCCATCCTTTTTCTTTTGCTCGCTTTTTTGCGTTTTTCAACCTACCCGCCCATTTGTCATCTTTTTTTCTTTGGGCAATTTGAGCCTTGTTCTTCTCATAATATTCTCTTTGATACTTGTCATAAGCTTCTTTTGAGGCATAGCCGTTACGCTGCCAAGCTTCTAACATGGAACGTCTCTTCTTTTGATAAGTTACACGGTTTTCTTTAGCCCTTTCTTTAGTGTCCAGCAGTTCACAATCATAACAGATAGTCTTTTGATAGTCGTAAAATTCTCCGGTTTTGACCTTGTTAACAATCCTTGGTCGTTGTATAATCCTGAAATCTGAGAGGGGTTTATCGACTTGACATTTTCTACACTTTTTCATTGTAAATACCCTTGAAAAGAAAATTTGTTCTCAAGGTTATATACACCCTTTTCGATTCAAAAAGGACAAACGGGGATGGCGGATTTACGCCATTCCCCTATGCGAGAGTATATCCTCCATCTTATAAATGGTAGAAAGATTAATTGGTTCATGTGCGTTCGATTCGCACCTCTCGCACTGACACTGAGTTTTTTCAAAAACTCTAAAGATAACGCTTGCAATGGTCGATAATTACAGTACAATGGTGACATAAAGCGATCAGCTTGACCTACAACCAGGCCATCATCTTGGCCGAATCAATCCTGGAGGCTTTGAAATGAAAGACATTATGGTTGGCGGATTCTTTGTTCTTTTTATTATTGGGGCATTGTTTATTGGTGCAACTAATGTACCACTAGAGCAAGAACCACCAACAGAGCTTCAACAACTACAAACTGAGGTGCGGTCTTTACGCAACGACCTGAACCAGTTAATCCTTGCATTGCCCGAAGATCCGACCATCATTGTAGATGGTCAAGTGGTAGACGAACATTTTGACTGGAACGTGTTTCATAACGTGCCGGGGAAAACAGATGATCAAAAAACCAGCGTTTTACCAGATTGACCAGTGGAACATGCTTTCACTACTGGAACCGTTTCAAAAGGTGGACGTATACCGGAACTTGACTTCTGGTCTGTGGAGTGTCAGGCAGAATGGGATTGTTATACTACACGCTGAGTGTATAGCAATTTACAACCCCGAATTTATCGTCAGTCAAAAAGGAAGGGCAAAGGTAATTCGGAAACAAAAGAAATACGTCCATGCTTATGTTCGGGGCTTTCCTACATTTTTATCTGGGAAAAGGACAAGGCCAGTTAATCCAACGGTTTTGACTTATAACCCCTACATTCACGAGAGTTTTGTGGACGAACAGGGGAATCCGGTATATAATGCTGGCATGTGTGTTTTAAGGCCGGATCATAAAGTTGAGGTAGTCAGATGAATGAATATTGGGTAATCATGAAGGCGGCAGGTATTCAACCCTCTTACGTGTATGGTCCATTCACATATCAAGAGGCCAGAAAAGAGTATGACCGGCGAACTGATCTGTACGAACAAAACAACCGGGAATTCACAATTCGATTGACAAAGACCGAAATTCTGGCGTAAGCCAGTTGGTATGAGAAAGCTCCTCATACTGTAAAGTGGTAAACGGTGAAGCACGGTCCACTATAATAAAACGGGGTTTCACCATACAATATGGAGTAGGGGCCACTATTGATAACTGTGGCAGTCAGACCGCAATATCTGACCGGGTTTGCTTTCTTCTTTTCTAGGGAGATTTAAGCACAGAAGAGTAATTAACTTCTGAATACCCATGCGGGTTCAATTCCCGCCTACTCCTGCCTTATTCTTTTACTAGGCCGCTACGGAGCAGCCGCTGGCGGCTGCTCTGATGCGTGTATTCCAGTGAACGTATGTCTTTCTGTTCTTTTTCGGTTTTCTCAAGGTTGGTGCTTGCAATGGACGATAACTATAGTATAATGGTGACATAAGAGACAACGGGAAAAAAAGCAGAATGGACATTATGACTCAGCAAGCAATTCCATTTGGGGGATGATTCGGCATGAAAAAATATCAACTACGCAATCAGTTAGACTCATCCAAAACTAGGATACGTGAACTGGAAGCTCAATTAGTTCATCAGCATCATTTTGCTGATGCTAACATCGACAAATGTTCTACTGAGAAATTGTTGGGTTCTGCTGTCATCCTGGAATTAACTGCTTTAGGTGGCAGAACTATTGTAGCACCTATTGCTATAAGTGACGGGCTATCTCTAGAGACAATTGAAGCATTGAAGGCCGACATATGCCGATCCTACAAGAATCGTGTTGAGTTCAAACCAAAGGGGATGGAATGAGATCGAAGCCTGTTCCTCACCACACTTTTCCCGGTGGGTATCCAATGTTCTACTACGTGAAGTCAGATGATGGTCACCTACACAGTTGCCCATCATGTGTCAATCAGAATCGTGTGGGTAGGAATGTGACGAAAGTTGAAGGTCACATTAACTATGAGGACGACAGTCTAACTTGTGATGTTTGTGAAAAGCGGATAGAATCCGCCTATGGGAGGGAGAATGAAAACTGAAGTTTGGTATCAATGGAAAGAATTGATCGAAGGGCGATTGGTTGATGCCGAGTCTAATCCAATGCATAGCGAGACTCCTATAGGCGATTTTCTATTTGATTCACCGGAAGATGCGAGGGATTACCTTGACGAATCCTTTGAAGACGAAGTCAAACCGGACTGGATTCTTGTTCGCACAACTTATGATCCCATAGGGGGTTACAATGGCTAATAAAAAGAAAAGGCAGGTTTTTAACTAAAATCGCCAAAATACCTTGAAATCTCTCTGAGACATGGTACAATTGACACAGCGGTGATCTAGTGATGACGATTACAATATGATCACCAATGTTGGCTTGACCGCCAGTGTTTGACCGGCAACACAAAAAGTCCGTCTGAGATGTTTCCCAGTTCTTTAAGCTAGACGTTAAACGATAGAATGTGGCGTAGAATGTTATAATAGTGTTCACCAGGTTCTGAATCTTTTACAACGTCAGAGAAAGATAAATGATCCGGCGTGTCAACGAAAGTTGTTAAATTGTTCCACTGCGGTGAGTTCAAACACGTAATCTATCAGTTTTGGTCGTTTACTGAGGTAACAACTAAACGGCCACAGGGGATTTGGTGTATTTGGTAACACGCCGCTATTTAAGCGAGGCACATCGGTTCGATTCCGATTTTAGTTTGGAACGCCTGAAATTGAGAAGTGAGGTTCGAATCCTTACAATCCCATTTGGTATCCTGATTTTGCTTGACTGTTCGTGTCAACGTGGTACAATTCGCATATGAAAAACGTGCTCATCACAGCACTGATTTTGGGCTTCCTTTTGGAGTGGTTTAGAGATGAAGATTAGCAGAGCAAAAGCGTTAAAACTTATTAAGGCTTCTAACGGGAAGACTTTTGGAGTTGGTTTCATTAAAAAGAACGGGGAGCAAAGGAATATGAATGCCCGTCTGGGTGTTAAAAAGGGAGTTATTGGTGTGGGGATGAAATACGATCCATCAGAACATGATTTGATCACCGCTTTCGATATGAAGAAAGACGGTTTTCGTATGATCAACCTTAACACTCTTTTCAGACTTTCAACCAAAAAGAAAACTTACGAAATCGTAGATTAGGGGGGATGGTGGAAGAAGAACTTGAAGAAATCAGAGAAAGAATAAAAAGGCAGCACCTTAACTATCTATGGCAAGAAGATCACATGATGGAAATCATCATGCAAATTTGTCGAGAACAGGATGATGATCGAGAAGCTGTTAAAAATGTTATCAAGTCTACTATCTCTTTGGCATATTCGACAGGAGCCGCTGACGCCACTGAGATGACTATTGAATTACTCAATAAATAGGATCAGATTGAAGCCTCAGATTGCATCAGTAATCTGGGGCTTTTTTGTATTCATAGGGTGCAACAGAGCAGCCGCTGGCGGCTGCTCGTTTGTGTATCTGCCTATACGGGTGAATTCGGCTATTTTTCACTTTTTAGACTTAAGACTATTGCAATCAACTGTCGATATATTATAATAGGGACATGAAGGGGAGAGAACGAAACACTAAACGGGGGAGAGAGAATGAAGTTTAGAGTGACAATGAAGAATCCTGATTGTGTGTCGCAGGCTATCGACGACGCCATTGCTGATGATCCTCATCAGGAAGACGATATCAGATCAGCTATCTCTAGGTGGTTCAAATACGAGGATTATTTGGAAGTAGAGATTGACACTTCTGTCGGAACTTGCGTGGTGATCAAACCATGAACAATCAAAGAGCTATACTTGAACAGTTGCGGGATGCGTTAGCGATTGTGTCTGAAGCGTATATCGAATGTCCACATTGTGTTTGTGGGCCGGTATTGCAAGCCAAACAGAGTCTTGAGGATGCTGTCCATAGACTAGAAAAAAACATTGAAAGTTCAAACTAGTAAAAAGGAAGGCAGATTAACGCAAGAAAACACTTGACACGGCCAGTAACTAAGTTATAATACGGAAGTCAACTCACACGGGGGAAAACGATGATTACATTTTCAGAAGCGAACAGTAAACTCAAAAAATTGCAAGCCGTTACTGGTCGAACTGTTTTCAGCTTCGACCTATTGTCGGGGCACACTTGTCCCGGTGCGAAGGATTGTTTCACCAAAGTTGTTTATGATTGGCTGACAGATACTTATTCGCTGTTCGATGGTCCTGATCAGGAGTTTCGTTGTTACGCTGCAAGCCAAGAGCAACAATATACAGGCGTTTACAATAAGCGTCTCGAAAACTGGACTATCCTGGAAAGAATGTCCAGTCCGAACATAATGGCAGCAGCTATTGAAGCTGCTATGCCTAGTCACGCGGCGACTATTCGGATTCATTCAGGCGGCGACTTCTTTAGTATGTCTTATTTCAAGGCATGGATACTTGTTGCCAAACGCAACCCGCTAAAAAGATTCTATGCGTACACTAAGTTTCTGCCAGCATGGGTTAAATTTATGGGGATTATTCCCGCAAATTTAATTCTGACGGCATCGCGTGGTGGGCGTTATGATCATCTGATCGACAAACACGGTCTGAGAGAAGCTAAGGTGATCTATGACGAGTCTGAGGCTAACGGTCTGGCGATTGATGTTGACGATTCTATTGCCGCCGATCCTGATCGGAGAAATGAGGATTTCTGTCTGCTGATCCACGGACAAGGGCAAGCGGGTTCTGATCAGGCAAAGATTCACAGTGAACTAACACGGGCAAAACGAAACGCCAAACTAATCTCTAACTAGGGGGACCAAACCTGTGACTATTGAAGAACAAATTGCTGTAATGGACGCTTTCCGTAATGGGTTTTGTATTGATTCCCGCCTAAAATCCCCGCCGGGAGTTGTAAAGTCTTGCTGGTGCTGTAATGAGAGTCCGGGTTGGGATTGGGTTAACTATGAATATCGGGTTCGACCTGTGCCAAAAATTACTCGTCAAAATTTAATTGACGATATAATCACGGTGTGCCGCAATGCGGAGAATCGTATGTTAGCGGCGAACCACCGTCATGTTACTGGTAGCCAAGTTTTCTGGGATGAAGACGAATTCTCAGAAAACTAGAAGAAACGACTTGCATTAGCTTTAGCTTATGCTATAATTTGGAAAAGACCAGGCATGTGACCTGGCAACATTTTGACCGGGAACAAAGTTCCCCTTTTTGAAAAGAGGTTTGCTATGGAAGACACGACTTTTGTGGAAATGTGGATTGACACTCACGCTGAAGGTGGCACCATCAATGACATGGTTAAAAACTATCGTCAGGCGGTGCCGGAATGTACCGCGAGCGATGCAAGTCTGAAGACTGCACTCTCGACCCGAGCTACTAAAATCAGGGCAGAACTGATTGCTCTGGGAAAAACTGAAGATGAAGTCACGAAACTCTTCCCAAAGTTCCCGCGAGCCACCAAAACCAAGCAGAATCTCCAGTCTGCTGTTGCCCGTATCCTTGAAATGGCAGGAGAAAAAGCTGAACCGGAAGGAGAATGAAAACACTCCTGATCATTGGATTTTGTGTAGGATTCATGCTATCCTTCGTGTCTGATGAGTAGTTCAAGTGGGGGAGAAATCCCCCACTATTTGCGGGCGTGATGTAATTGGCAGCCATATTCCGCTTAAACCGGAATGGGAACAATCCCGTGCAGGTTCGAATCCTGTCGCCCGTATTATAGTTGAAAACCTGGTAAAAAGACAAGGCCAAATAGGGGGAATCTTCTTATGAGGATTATTGAAGCCAGCTTATGTTTGAGATTTTACCGATCAAACGGCTGGACGCGAGAAGCCGTTCGGGAACTGTTATCCGATGATAAACGTCTGTCGCGAGTATGTCCAAGGTATTTTGACGACCGTGACAGAGTTGGGGTAGAAGATGATCTGCCCCATGATGATTGTGATTACTTCGCAGTCTATGATTGTGGAGATCCATTCTCAAAGGATGCAATCGCGAAACATGAACTGATACCGTTCATGCTGGGCTGAGGCTGATTCTTCCAAAGGCAAGAGGGGTTGTATTACCCCTTCTTGCCCGCTTCCGCAGCGTAGCTGCGGGTAATTGACCGTCTTTTTTCGTCGCTAGGGCACGGGATAAAATGCAAATACATGGTAATGTACCTTGCTTTAAATTAGATTTTATATTCAATCTTTGGTTTAGTAACCAGATCTCTCTAGCTCTTAAGTATAGATTACAAACTCTTGCCCAAACTGGCATTGCAGAAGTATCTGTTAATATAAAGAAAGCTTATATTGAATCGCCTGTATAAGCTTGCTCCCCGCCATAAGTGGCGGATTAAACACATCTTTCCTTTGCCAAGGTACGTGATTAATGAGTCGTACTAAGAATTTATACTCGCTTTTAAACCAAGTACATAAATGTGTTCCAAGAACTAACCTTCTAGCCCATTTACCCATTATTGAATTTGAGTTAATCTTTGATCATGAGTTTATGAGTGCAAAACGCAATAACTCTTGGCAAATTTATGAAATTGTTTTAGGATTCTATAATGCATCAGATTGCAGATCTCCAGAACCGCCTAGATTCCGCTTACAAAGTTTTGACGGAAGATTTAGACAAACAGAAGTATCTGAATGAGCTACAACAGATCCAAAATGAGTTCCCTGATCTGGTAAAAAAGGAATTCCTCAGTCGTCAGGACAAACGAACATTCTTGGAATTTGGGGAATCTATAGCAGACCATATACGGGGAGAGCGGGAAATTGCCGATTTTTGGATGGGGAACTATGGGGAACAATGGTTTGGCACAAAAAGTTACCAATATAAAGGCGTGGATTCTAGGGGAAGATTAATTTGTGCTAGTTTGAAATTACGCTCAACTTTCAAAGAGCCAGATTTAGTCATAAATTCCAATACTGAAGAAGAAGAGTATGTAGAGCTAAAAACTTGCCGCGTATTATACAAAGCTACCTATAAAGAGGCTGATATCCGCCATTATGGTAAGCTAGGCAATGTAAACATAGTGACACTCCACGCCACCGGCCAGTTCTCTCTTAATAAAGTTGGCTACTATACACTACTCACTCCGAATGGCCTTTCTCTTTTACTAGATAAAATGGATTCAGGAGAGGTCCAAGTAGAACCTAGACCTGAATTTGGGGGCAGAAAATGCATCAATTTCACGAGAGAACAGCTTAAAAACCACTTCTACGTTGAAGATATCGACCTAAAAAATGTGCAAATATAAACAAATCGGCTTTTTAGCAATCTTGATACTCCACTGGCGGCAGATTTTATGAATGAAACTGCCCGTCTTTTGTAAGTTATTGGTACTAAAGGACTTAGAAAATGGGTCTTTTTGTGCCAATTTTTGAAAAAGTGGCGAGCCAGATGCTAATTTGAACAAATATGGAGCATACATCACTTGACAAGAGTCATTCTTGTGGTATAATGGTCCTAGTTGTCATCGACAGGCAGATAACTGGTCTATGAGCGGAGTGTATGAGTTGAACACATAAAAAGACGTATCTGGTAGAATCTTGTAGGATTTTAACAGGTTCAGGTGTATTAGTAGTGTAATACACTAAGCGTGTTGTGTGGTGACCTGGTTCAAAAAATCCCCCATTTCCCACACTCTCTACCACTCTCTCTCTTCTATTACTCTATGTATATAGTATATTAGTTTAGTTTGTTTGTTTTTTATTTTAAGGGTAATTTTTATAAGTTGTGTTGTTTTTTGTAAATACGCCTCGAAAAAAATAGAAAGCAAGAAGAAAAATTTAACATTCTATTTATTAACGCGGTTATTTTATACACAAATACCATAGGATCAAGCAATGAACGAAGAAATACAAAATAAGCTGTTAGGTTACCTATCAAAGGTTGAAAATAGTATTAATGATGTGGTGGACTTTGGGTCTGACCAAGTGCCGCTTTTAGTCCAAGAAATCTTAATTTATACGGGGATAGAAGCTGCACTATATGCCACGCTCCAGATCATCTCTTCCTTATTTTTCTTGTATATAGGGAAGAAAATGTCTTTAGCTATAAAAGAAGTAATTAACGATGAACAACATTATATCCCCATAGTATTTTCACTGATGATATCTACACCATTTTTATGTTCTGCTCTAGAAAACATACTAATAGTCTTAAAGGTGTATTTTGCCCCTCGTATATTTCTGTTGGAATATATTCGGGAGATTATCAGAAATTAGCCAAAGTATACAATAGGAAATTTAACCCCGAAAATTTAGTAATTTAGAACCCTCCAGTCATTCATTTGGTTGGGGGTTTTCTTTTATCCTTTTAAAAAGAGAAGGCCCAAAATGCAGAAACTTCAAACAATGGTAGATAATCTTAAAGCAACGAGTTCTCGTAATAATAAGATACAAATTCTTAAAGACAATCCTTGGTCTAAAGATATTCTCTTTCGTATATACAACCCGGATATTCTTTATGGGGTAAAATCGGGAAAATGCCGGAAATTATCACACCTAAAAGGTCTCCATTCTAATGACCTTTATCATTTACTAGACCAATTGATTAAACACAGTGGTCATGATTGTGTAAGGCTTGTTAATCAGTTTGTTCTGGACAACCCTAATTATGAAGAATTGATTTATAATGTCGTGGACAAGTCTTTAAAATGTAGGATTGATGATACAGTTATTAATTCCGCATTCCCTGGACTTATTCCTACGTTTAATGTCGCTTTAGCTGAACAATATGATAAATACTCTGATAGAGTCAAACCCGACTGGCTTTGGTCAAGAAAATTAGACGGGGTACGTCTGATAGCGACCAAGAGAGGCTCAGACGTAACTTATCAATCCAGAGAGGGTAAGTACTTCACAACGCTAGACGCCCTCACAGAGCAGATTAGAGGTATTGAGGGCGACTTTGTCCTGGATGGTGAAATTTGTGTGATGAAAGACGGTAATGAGGATTTTTCTGGTATTGTGGGGGCTGTTAAAAGAAAAGGCCATACAATTGAAAATCCTAAATTCTTCGTATTCGACATCTTGACTATTGAAGAGTTCGAATCGCGGGAATCCACGTCTGTACTGAAAGAAAGGCTTGCCAGACTGGAATTTTCCGGTAAAATTGAGAAATTAGAACAGAGGGAGATTGGAGATGGGGGATTATTTGATTACCCCGATACTTGGGAAGGTTTGATTCTTAGGGCGAATGTTCCCTATGAAGGCAAGCGTACCTCAAATATGCTCAAGGTAAAGAAATTTCAAGACGATGAATATGTCGTGGAATCTTTAGAAATTGGAGACTTTCAGATCGTAGAAGACGGTCGGGAAAAAATTATTGAGACTGTAACCAATGTCTCCTTTTCTCATAAGGGTGAGAAGGTAAGTGCCGGATCTGGATTTAGCCTTGACCAAAGAAAAGAATATTATGCCGATCATAGTAAGATTATCGGTAAAGTTGTAACAATCAAACACTTTGGAGAGAGCAAAGATAAAAACGGTAAAATCTCTTTAAGGTTTCCTACTATTAAAATAGTACATGGTGATCATCGTAAAATCTAATCAATTATGATAAATAAATTTAGACACATTCAATACACTGATGATGGATGCGATGAATATCAGTGTTTAAGCTGCTATGGAAAGTTAGAAATCCGGTATATCAATAATTGGAAATTCTGCCCAATGTGTGGTATCGAGTTTTCAGGTGAATTAGAGTGTAGGGAACATAACACGCCGTCGTGGCTGTACAAGCTTGATCTGGATTACCATGATCAGTATGAGCTTAAGAAAAAGCTCTGGAAAACTAAGAAGTCAGGATGGGTAATTGAATATAGGGATATTTGGTTTAATAAGTCAGATAGCGGAGAAATTTTATATAGACACGATCATTTTGCTTCAACTAATTGGGCTGTCTATAGAGATAATAGGTCTATAAATATTACAGCTATTGAAATTTTTAAACATCTTAAAGATTTAAGGTTTCAGAGTCGAATAGACTATAATATTTTAGATTATGGTCTTATTACTGAATATAGAGGAAGATATGTCTCGAATTGAATTAGACTTATTTATTAGTGGTCTAGAATATTCCTTTTGGATTCAATGTTTAATGTTTAATGATGAATTCATCGTGTTTGTCCCCAGATATATTACTGATTTAGAAAGTGTAGTTAGTAGGTGTTATAATGAGTAATTTTGTATTCTCTAGTATGCTACACTCGCAGTTAAACTCGCAGTTACACTGGCATTTATACTCAGAGTTAGACTCGCAGTTACACTCGCAGTTAAGCTCACAGTCACACTGGCAGTTATACTCGCAGTCACACTGGCAGTTATACTCGCAGTTAAGCTCGCAGTTACGCTCGCGGTTACACTCGAAGTTAATCTCGCAGTTAGGCTCGCAGTTATACTGGCAGTTAGACTCGCGGTTGGAGAGAGATAGTGAATAGATCGCAGTTACACTTGCAGTTAAACTTGCAGTTACGCTCACAGTCAAACTATCAGTTACGCTCGCAGTTAAACTCGCAGTTACACTTGCAGTTAAACTTGCAGTTACGCTCACAGTCAAACTATCAGTTACGCTCGCAGTTAAACTCGCAGTTATACTCGCAGTTAAACTCGCAGTTATACTCGCAGCTAAACTCGCAGTTATACTGGCAGTTATACTCGCAGTTACGCTCACAGTTGGAGAAAGATAGTGAATAGATCCCAGTTACACTCGCAGTTAATCTCGAAGTTAGGCTCGCAGTTATCCGGGGTGTTATACTCGCAGTTATACTCGCAGTTACGCTCGCGGTTACACTCGAAGTTAATCTCGCAGTTAGGCTCGCAGTTATACTGGCAGTTAGACTCGCGGTTGGAGAGAGATAGTGAATAGATCGCAGTTACACTTGCAGTTAAACTTGCAGTTACGCTCACAGTCAAACTATCAGTTACGCTCGCAGTTAAACTCGCAGTTACACTTGCAGTTACACTTGGAGTTACACTGGCAGTTAGACTCGCAGTTATACTCGCAGTTATACTTGCAGTCAAACTTACAGTTACGCTTGCAGTTAGACTCGCAGTTACGCTCACAGTTGGAGAGATAGTGAATAACTTACAGTTAGACTCACAGTTACGCTCGCAGTTAAACTCGCAGTTACACTTGCAGTTACACTTGGAGTTACACTGGCAGTTAGACTCGCAGTTATACTCGCAGTTATACTTGCAGTCAAACTTACAGTTACGCTTGCAGTTAGACTATCAGTTACACTCCCAGTTAGAGAAAGATAGTGAATCCCAGTTGGAGAGAGATAGTGAATAGCTCGCAGTTATCCGGGGTGTTATACTCGCAGTTATACTCGCAGTTACACTCGGACTTACGATCACAGTTACAATTTCGGTTAGACTCGCAGTTATACTGGCAGTCATACTCACAGTTAGAATCGCAGTTATACTCACAGTTGGAGAGAGATAGTGAATAGATCGCAGTTAATCTCGCAGTTACTCTCGCAGTTATACTGGCAGTTATGCTCGCAGTTAGGCTCGCAGTTATACTGGCAGTTAGACTCGCAGTTACGCTCGCAGTTACGCTCACAGTTAGGCTCGCAGTTATACTGGCAGTTAGTCTTGCAGTCAAGCTCGCAGTTAGACTCGCAGTTACGCTCACAGTTGGAGAGATAGTGAATAACTTACAGTTAGACTCGCAGTTATACTCGCATTTAAGCTCGCAGTTACACTCGCAGTTACACTCGCAGTTAAACTCACAGTTACGCTCGCAGTTAGACTCTCAGTTATACTTTCAGTTATACTCGCAGTTATACTCACATTTAGACTCTCCGTTATACTGGCAGTCATTATCGCAGTTATACTGGCAGTTGGAGAGAGATAGTGAAGTGTATTACTGGCAATATCCCGATCAGCCGTAAAAATGGAAATTACCACTTGACGCCACCTCAGAGCTTGGTATGATGTGACCTGTTGAGAGCCAACAAAGCTATAACAAGTAGAGAGTAGATAAAATGATACACAATGCATATAAAAGTGCATTCCTGGAAATAATTAGAAGATACAATATGGTGTATAAAGACACGATGAATGCTGAAGACATATATAATGTCAAAAGATTAATTTCTTCAGGTATCGGTTTTTGGGAATCTGGAGAAAAAGGCCGAAAATACTATCTTTTTCCTTGCACGCCGCCGATAACCAAGTAAAATGGGAGCATAAGACATGACATGCGAAATCAAATCTAAACCCGAATGTGAAGTAAAATCTTCAAAAAAGTCTGGTAAAGAGGTAAGGCTCTATACTGATGAAGCTTTACTAAGACTGACGGGAACTGTCAAAAATCACCTGAAAACTGATGTGATCAATCTTTTTGACAATCGTTACCGTATTAATGTCTGGACTGAAGAACGAAGATCAGACAGACTTATCAGTCACTTTCAGATACCAAAAAGTTTTTTCGCTTCTCTTGAAGATGGGGAATTTATTGACAGAACTATTCAACCAAAACCAAAACCTGTTGGGAAAATTAATCTGTTCTCTGAATAACCAAACATTGACGTTTAACTACTTTTATTTACTTTTGAACTGAGGATTTTGAATATGGCTAAAGCTAAAAAGCAATCTTTTACCCCAGAAGAAGAAGCTCTTATTCCGGAATTCTTCGAAAAGTATCTTAAACAACAGACGGAACAAGCGTCTCTTGAAGATATTACGAAGGCTGTGAATACAATCTGGGCGGACATGGGGCAACCGCCGCCAGAAATTAAGGTGATGGACTCTCCTATCGCCTGTAAGAAAGATTGCCCAAATCTTAAAGATTTTGCTTCTCCTTATTGGAGTATTTGGTTTAACTCATACGCAGCAATGTATGATTTTGCCAACACTATTGGTCTTGAAATGGACCAAGAGAAACTTGAGAAATTTCTTTTATGGACTCGTTGCTGCCCCTTTATCCTTTTCAAGGATGATTTTGTTTACGTAAGTCGTAAACCTATCAAACTTGGATTCAATGATGCGGGACAGCTTCATTGTGACGATGGACCGGCTTGTCTCTATGCGGATGGATGGTCAATCTGGTCTCTGAACGGTGTAGCCGTTACAGAGCAAATCGTAATGAGACCAGAAACTTTGACTCTCGAACAGATAAAGAACGAAGAAAACGAAGAAGTTAAGCGTTTGATGATCGAGCGTTATGGTTTCGAACTATACCTTGCACAAGTTAATGCGGAATTGATTGATCGTCGAACAAACGATATTGAAGGAACTAGAGAGCTTCTGTATAAAGCAGACGGTATGCAGTTCCTACTGTGCATCTGTCCAAGCACTGCTAAAGAATTCTGCCTGGAAGTAGAAAACGGAATTAAAACATGTGCAGAGGCACAAAAATATCTGTCTAGTGGATTATCAGACAGAATCATTAGTGCTTCTTAAATACGGAAATTCAAAAAAGCCAATTCGACAAAAATAAACTTGACTCCGGCCTCAGACCGGATATAATCTGACTGTAACGTTACTACTTTTTCTTTTGAGGAGATGAAGATGGCTGTTGAAAGTTTTCAAGAAAATCTGGCTGAACTGCGTTCTTCTGTAGAAGGGCTGAACGCCGCAAAAACCGAGCGAATTAGTGCTCCTTCATTGGGAGATGTCGTTCGCCAGGGAGACATCTACTTGGTATGCCTTAATGCTCTACCATCAGGCAAGCCGACAAAGGACACTCAGCTTGCCCCTGGCAACACTCAGGGTAGCCGACATATCCTTGTCGGAGACGCTACAATCGTTAAGGAAGTTACCTTCCGAGACATTAATAGCGTACTCACTGGACCTGCTTTTAAGTGCAACAGTGACGTTGAAGTCACGCACCCAGAGCATGGAAACCGGATTCTGCCGGAAGGCACTATCTGGCAAGTTGTTTATCAACTTTCCCACAGTGAAGAAGTTAAGCGTGTGCAAGACTAGACTTAGTTAAAAGGGTCTTACAAGGGGTTGGAGTCACATCCAGCCCCTTATTTTTTGGATAAATGAATTATGAAAATTAAAAAATTGGATAATAAACTGATTCTTAGAGATTATAAAGAAAAATTGTATTATGTCTTGAACTCTTTGGATAGTCAGTTGTATAAAGATGTTAATACCAGTTTTTTTTATTTTCCTTATCTTACAAAATATTATAATTCAGAACAGGTGTCACTAAATAGAATAGCCCATGATATGAACGATATGGTGCGTGATCAGTTCTGGAGTGATTGTAATGAATAATTTCCAGTTCAACCATCATTTATATTCGGATTTAGACTCGCAATTGTCATTGCAGTTATACCCTCATTTACAACACAAGTTATACTGGATGTTACGTTCTCAAATACGTTCGCAGTTACACTCGCAGTTAGAATCGCAGTTGGAGAAAGATAGTGAATAGATCGCAGTTACACTTGCAGTTATACTCGCAGTTAAACGATCATTTTTACTCGCAGTTACGCTCGCAGTTAAACTCGCAGTTATACTTACAGTTACACTCGCAGTTACACTCGCAGTTATACTGGCGGTTACACTCCCAGTTGGAGAGAGATAGTGAATAGCTCGCAGTTACACTTGCAATTATTCTCGCAGTTAAGCTCGCGGTTATACTGGCAGTTGAACTCTCAGTGCTTATTCCCTTTATACAAGGAGTTATTATCACAATTATCCACTCAGACTCAAACATACTCAGATTTGAATGAATGGAATGATAAATATTAATAAAAGGGTGTATAATTATCAGGAGGTGTATTATGCACGAAATGCCAAAAGTAACCAACTCGACACTAGACTCTACTCTAGCAACATTACGGCATGAAGAAGAATATAGTAGAAAAACTATACATGATTTAAAAGAGAATAATCCTGTCCTCTATTCTTTACTAGAAATAATTGTTAGCTCTGATAAAGACCCCGAATATATCAAAGGATTTTTATTAGGAGCTACTCAATTTTATACATTAATATCACGTCAAATTGTTTCCGATGAATTTGAAAGGACTTGGGGATGAAAAAAACATCAATATTTAGTTTTTATAATGCTATAGATCTTCCTACTGAACAGAAGTGGGCGGTGTATTCCCTACTCCGTAATAATATTGCAGGAGAACCTTTTAAAGGAATAGAGGATAGACTTGATATTCAACTAGAATCTATTTTACAAAGAAAATATAGAGATGTTAATTGAGCGGGGTTAACACTAACCTGACTAATCAGGTGATTACAGGATCAGGAACTGTAGGTTCCAGCTCTGCATTGCTGGAGTTAAACACTACTGCAACAACTTCTTCTTCAGCCCAATTGACCTCTTCACGATTCCTGAAATACCGTCCCGGACAAGGAGCGTTAGGCAGGTTCACAGCTTTGTTTACGACAGGTGCTGCAAATTCTAAACAGTACGCAGGTCTAGGCACTCCGTCTTTGGATAACGGATTCTTCTTTGGTTATGACGGTGCTACTTTTGGAATCTGCCATATCAATGATAGCAGTGAAGTCTGGGTTGCTCAATCATCCTGGAATGTAGATGTGTGTGACGGAACAGCGGGGTCTACTAACAAGAGTGGGTTCGACCTAGACCCTACCCAAGGAAACATCTACCAAATCAAATACCAATATCTTGGATTTGGCAACATTAAGTTCTATGTTGAGAACTCAGATGACGGAGAATTTATTCTTGTTCACGTTATTAAGTATGCCAACTCAAATACAGCCACTAGTCTTTCTCAGCCATCTCTCAACCTGCTGTGGAACGTCACAAACACTACAAACAATACTGACATTGCTATCAAAGCAGGCTCAGGTGCTTTGTTCGTTGAGGGAATCAAAAAAAGACTAGGATCAAAATACAGTAGAGACAACTCAAAAGGGGCGATCACTACTGAGACTAATATCATCTCTATCCGAAACGCTACAACATACAACGGAATAACAAATGCTGCTCCTATTGTGATAAATACTTTGTCAATAGCGTCTAACAAAAGCGGTTCCATTGCTGGGACGGCGATTGTCCGACTAAAAAAAGGCGTATCGCTTGGTGGCAGTCCCTCATTTGCAGCAAATGATGGATCGACCGCAGACAATGGAGTGACTATTACAAGTGGACAATCAACCGTATCATACGATACGGCAGGTACGACTATTACTGGAGGCACGCAGATTTATGCAGCCTGTATCGTAGTTGGCGGTAACGATGTGATTCCATTAGAAGGGATAGAAATAGAACCTGGCGAGACACTAACCATATCAGCACAATCAGATGATTCGTCAACGGTTCAGGTTGCGGTCGATTGGGTGGAGGAAGTCTAATGTGGCCGTCATTACTGAATATTCTGGGCAAATTACCTCCTGCATCAGGTAACTCGTTTACGTCATTATCGGCTATGGGGACTCCTGGTCGATTTCAGTCATTCTCTCCAAAAGGACAGACAGCAGAATTTCTTTCAATTAATTATTTTCTTAATTTAAGATTTGAATTAGACCCTATCTTTATCAAGCTCTTTAAGAAGCGATGAACTATACTTCTTTTCCATAGGTAAAAAGACCATTTTTATCCCCAGCTTATTGCAAACTTCTTCTTCTTGTTTGTTATAAGTCTGGGGATTTCTATCGCCACTATTAAAAAATAGGAATCTGTCTTTATTTAAAAAAGAAAATATTCCCCCAGTCCTTTCTTCTTTTATCCGCTTTACCAAAGAATATAATGTCTTAGATACACTAGAATCTTGATCAAAAGATATAAAAGCTTCATCAACAACTTTTAAAGCCTGTACAATCCGGTGTCTATGTTCTTCGTCCATAAATACTTTTGAACCTTTAATATCTACCTGATGATCATTATTTACAATGACAATCAAATAATCACATTGAGACTTAGCTCCTTCTAAATAGTCAAGATGACCAGCATGAAGAGGGTTTGCGTACAAACTAGCTATACCATATCTATATTTCATATTATCCAATTCAAAATTATATTAAGTGTAATGAATAGATTAGTTATAATAGCTTGCAATACAAGAAAAGTTCGTATAAAAGCTATATTATCACTTTCCTTTGTAGAAATCCCAGATTTTTCCCCTATGGCTTTACACCATAATCTCCATAGACTCATTGCATCCCCTGAATTATAGGTAAAGGATCACAATCATACAACCCAGAACAAGTAAAAGAATTCAATAGCTGGTAAAAGAACAAGGCCAATTTAGCAAGTAGTCGCTAAACGGCCCATAATATTCACTGCATTTTGTGAATACCGGAATCTCTTTCAATAGAATACGCTATGGCAGTAATTGTCCCATCAGGTTTTGTGTCGTTCACAAGGACTCTCGGACCCGATGTCAGCCCCATGACAAGCTGATCGTAAAAGATTCCGACACTGTGTAACTGCCTCTCTGTGAGTGATCTCAGCCCCTCTGGGCGAGCGGTGGTGATGACGATGTAGTGTCCATCAGCCCGCCACTTTAACAAAGTCTCCTGTGTACCTTGTATTGGTCTTGGTTCCCCCATCATCATGCCATACAGATCATTTCCGTGATGAAGAAGTGTACCGTCAATATCTAAGAAGTATGTATTATTTGAACTCATTATATTCTATACTTTCTATAATGAAGAGTGCTTGTTCTATTAAGAAAATTTTATCTTCAAAAGGAGACGGGTCTTCTACTATATCAAAATAGTCTTCAATAAAAGTAAGAAGAAGTTTCTCTATTTTATTTCTTTTAATAGCATTATACATATTGATTAATTATTCTAGATCCATATGGATCGACGCTAAAGTCAATAAAGTTTTTCCTGTATTTTTGTTTAAAATCGTTCTTATTTTTAGAACTATCAATTAATCCAAATATAAACCCGCTACCACCGCTACCAATTAACTTGCCCCCAATCATCCCCTCATCTTGCAGACGGTTATACATCTGGTCAATTTCATAATTACTTACAATGTTTGATATCTTTTTCTTTTCCAGCCAAGAGTTATGTAATAAACGAGCAATACAATCAATGTCAGAGTTTAAAAAATAATCATATGCTTTGTGTGCAAACTCTTTAATGCGATGCTTGGATTCAATATTATCAGAATTTTTGTGAGACTCAGCAATATTAAATGATTTTCTTGACCTGCCCGTATAAATAAGAATTGCCCTATTAAAGAATTCCCTCTGAAACTCTTCACTAATGGGCATTGGTTTAACTTTAAAATCATTATCTGCAATATGTATAGAGTTAAATCCTCCGTAACTAGCCCATATTTGGTCTTGTATCCCCCCAGCCTCACCTAATAGGTCTCGCTCTATATAAATAGCCTCTTTAGCAAGCCTCTTATTACTTATAGAATCTCCAGAAAGTCTATAAAATGAATTTAGTAGACCAACTATAAAAGATGAAGAAGACCCAATGCCTGTTTGCGAGGGAAGATCTGATAGGTGAACAATCTCTACTCCTTCACGCACATTAAGGAAGTCTAAGACCCCACGAACACCATTATGTTTTATTTCTTCGTTATTATCAACTATCTCTGTCTTAGCATAACAAATCTTAGTTTTATAATCAAGAATTCCTGGAGTCATTCTAACATTAGTATAACAATACTTGTCTATAGTAAAACCTATAAGCAATGACCCATATCGATTGTAGTAATTTTCATAATCAGTAGAACCACCAAACATAGAGATTCTAAACGGTGTTTGAGATATAATCATCTAGTTGTTTTCTAAAAACCGATTTTCCTCGACCAATATTAGCTTTCCAATCACTTGAGGATTCTTTATTCACATAATCTGTAACAAATTTATAACATACAAATTTAATGTTATACTTCTTACACACAGAAGCAATAGCGAATGCTTCCATGTCTACTAAATCAGGTTCTAGATGACCATCACCCTTCACTCGTTTAAAAGAATACTCATCTAAGAACCTATCTCCTGTCGAACAGATACATCCTGTTTCGTCTGTTGTAATTATGTTCGGACTAAATTCACCGACAAGATCTCTGTCTTGAAATATCCCGCACTTATACAAACCAGACATGGATGGTTTTAAAGCACCGCAAGTTCCGAAATTGATAATAACTTCTGGATCATAATTATCTATAACTTCCATTGCTGCTATTGCAGCATTTACTTTGCCAACACCGCTATAGTATATCCTATTTTTATATTTTGGATAATCAAATTCTTCTTCTAAGGCGGTTACTATCCTGAATTCCATTTTAATAATTCCTGCATCTTTCTGCATCGTTAGGAGACATTAAGTCATAGAATCTAGACATTTCGGCAATTCCGTATTCTAATGTATAGTTTGGTCTATATCCTAAATTATAAAGTTTACCACTAGACACATTATAATCACGTTTGTCAGGATCAGTCCTATCTGTAACAACAGAGTAGGTAGCACCAAGTTCTTTACAGACTAATTTGACTAATTCCATTTTAGTAGTATTTAGATTGTCATTACCTAAATTATAGACCTGTCCTTTCATATACCTTTGTTCTTCAATAGCAAAGTCAAACCCTCTTACAATATCCTTGACGTGTATATAGTTACGTCTAAATTGAGGATCAAAGACAGTAATATTTCCTTCTTCTTGTGCTACTTTTACTAAATTATTCACCAACAGATCTGTACGCGGTCTATAAGACCATCCGAATACAGTGGCTAATCTAAAACATACTGTATTTCGATATCCGCTAATAAGCGTATCTTCTGCCGCCTGTTTTGTCCTAGCATATAAAGAAAGAGGGTTTGATGGAGTTTCTTCTGTACATATTTCCTCTCCAGTAGAACCATAGCCAGAATTAGTGTTAGGGTATATAACTAACTGATTATTCAAATAAGGAATTAGTTCAGAAAACCAATCCTGATTTAAAGCTTTTGTAACGTATTGATACTTATCGCATAGTGGTGCTCCAACTAAAGCCGCTAATGGAATAATTACATCGGATGTCTTAATATGATGTATTAAGTTATCAGACCAATTAGTAACATCTTCTATATAAAGTTTGCCACCTTTATCACAAAAAACACTACTTACTAATGTCCCCTGATCATACCATAGATTATCAAATCCTACAACTTCATTACCCATAGAACTGAAGTATTCACATACAGAGGAACCAATATATCCAGCGGCACCAGTAACTAAAATTTTCATAAATTATCTGTCAATCTATTTTCTAAAAGTAAATAATTCAGTAATTAGATAACCCCTCTTGAATCGCCTTACAGATTCTCTCCATATCTTCCTCACTCAAATATTGATGGCATCCAATGTGAACACCGTTATCCCCAATCCATTCTGCGTCTGGGAAGTCTCCTAAATTATATCCCATATCGGCAAAGGCTTTGTGTTGAGTCGGGATACATCCAAAATTTTTCTTATAATGAATATTATACTTATCAAAAGTAGCCTTTACTTTATCTATGTGCCCTTTCTTTTTACAAGTAATACTAAATCCATGAGGACAATTAATATTACCTTCATCTTCTTCAGAGAAAAATGCTACATTCTCAAACCCATTTGCAGCTTCTCTCATTCTTTTCATTAATTTATGACGGGTATTAAATGTATCCCAAAATAAATCAATCCCTTCAAGACCGATAGAAGCCTCAAGATCATTCATCTTAGAATTTAATCCGGTTCTTTGATGATCAAAATAGATAGAATTAAAAGGACGACCATGAGAACGAGTAGAGCCTAATAGATCAGCAATATAAGGATCGTTAGTAGATACATTACCACCTTCTCCACAAGCTAGTATATGGGCAATATAGTGACTAAATACCGCCATATGACCCCAATGACCAGTATATTCATGTCTCCTAAAACCGTCATTAAATGAGGCACCATGAGCTTCGCAAGAATCCTCAATAACAATTAAGTCATATTCTGACGCGATCTTACAAATCACATCCATTTCAGCCATTCTACCCATTGTATGTACAGGCATAATAGCAACAGTATTCTCATTGATAGCATCTTCAATTATAGTTTCGTCGATATTTAGAGTAGACTTTCTCACATCAACAAACTTAGGTATTAATCCTGCCGCCCTGACTCCATTAGAAGTAGCAATAAATGACAAGGCTGGAACTATCACTTCGCTCTTACCACGAACCGCATTTTTTAGCTCATAAAGAGTAAGGCAAGCATTAATAACTCCATCTGTTCCAGAACTCATGGCTACTGCTCTTTCGTAGCCAAACAATTTTGCCCACTTCTTTTCAAAATCTGCCACCTTTGGACCACCAGAGGCCCAATTATTATCACAGCAATCCAAGAGATTAGCTTTTGCTACTTCTCCTATACGTAGTTCACCAAATTCAATTCGTTTCATATAATCGTTCCATAGTTACAAAAAATTACACATTGACATAAAAGCTGTACTGTCGAAGATTGAAAAATAGATAGGTTCTAGATTTACGTTATCGTATTTAGTCCATGATTTACGTTCAGGATGGCTAGGACTCCCCAGCTTAAGTGATGATATCCCAACTCCTGTACAAGTGTGTTATGATTGATCATCATTATATTTCCTAATCACCAATCCATATAAACTACTTAATTTGCTATCACCCAACATTTTCGCCGCATCTTTAGAGAATATGAGAGGTGTTCCAATATAGAAAGATTCCATTCCTACATCGCCATCTGCATATTGCAACCACCCACGATAACCAACAAAATTTAGCTTTGACATATCTTCCTTTTTAATTTAATATCAGTCATCTTCTTGATATTCTCAACAGCGATCTGACCGTAACGTATTTTCATGCGATTTAAAACTCCTGGATTAGTAAAATAAGCATCAAAGAAATAATCCCTGAATTCTAATACTTCCCTTGAAGTTAATGCTTCTGTACTATCAGGCACATGATCATAAGAAAGAAAACCAAACTCTGTATACTTATCTGGAAGCTTTCTACCCTCTTGTTTAGCGGCCATGTATAATGGAGAACCCGGCAAAGCTGTAGAGCAATACACATTCATATTTGCTAACGGTAGTTCAAACGAAAGATTCATTGTTTGCTGCATACTCTCATAAGTATCAGTTGGTAGCCCAACAATAAAATTGCCGCCTACACCAATATCATGATCGTCAATAGCCTTAACAACTTCTCTGATATTTATTTCTTTGAATCTCCCCTTATCTATTTCTTGGCGTACATCCTGATTTGCAGACTCAATACCTAATGCTAAGTGTCTAACACCGGCTTTTCTCAAAATCTCCAAATACTGAGGCTTTGCGGTATCCACTCTACTATAAGCCCATATATTAAAGTCGAGATTACGCTCAATAATCAACTCACATAGCTTCATAAAGTGTTTGGGTCTATACACAAACATTTCATCAGCAATTTTTAAATGCTTAACCCCTTGGTCTGCTAAGTACTCTAATTGTGTAATAGTAAATTCTGGATTCCAGTATCGAAATACATTAAAATTAGCAGCAGTATGATTTGGATTATTATCTGTACGATTAATTTGATTGATCATACAAAAGTTACAACGACTGAAGCACCCTAAGCTAGTATAAATACTAGCAAAGGGCGATGTATCCCCTTGAAATTGTGTATGCCACACACTAGTACGATACTTGTCTAAAGGCGGCATAATATCGTATGCAACACCTGGCAAATCTGTTTCAAGCATATCCTGTGGCACTATAGGCGAAGCGTTATTCATAACGCTCTCACCTTGTGCATTCTTCCAACAGATACCCAAAGTCCCTTTAAGAGCTTCATCTGATAGATCTGTAGCTAGTAAAGAGATAAGGGCATAAACCCCCTCATTCGTAAACACAATGTCTATGAAGTCATGTCTATCTAATGTCTCCATTGGTAAGGCATTGACGTGAGGTCCAACAAATGCTATCTTACACTTACCATATTCATCATTAACAAGTTTAGCAGCCGCTACGGCACCGTCCATAGCGGCAGAACTTGCATTTGGATTTTGACCAGTAGCTACAAATAGTACAATGTCCGGCTCAATATCATTGATACTACTAATAAAAGAACGTGTATCATGATTAATCTCCATATCAAAAAACTCTACAGGAAATCCTTTAGTCCTTACCGCATTAGCTAGCAATCCAGCCCAAAGATTAGGTTCCTTTGCGGAAAGATCCTTTGCTAATTCTTGATAGATACCACGAGCAGAAGGAGCGACTATTAATAATTTATTCATTTGTAATTTCTTTAATTTCAAAAGGTACTATCTCAACACCTTGATTTCTTCCACCTTTCATAGATTGTACTATTTTAGTAGCCACCCTTTTATCTATATAAAGCTTTCCACGCTTAGTCCAAAGACCAAATTTTCCGCCGACATAAAAAAGGCCAGTACTTTTTTGCCTTATTTTATATTCAATCATACAAATCTCCATGCTCAATTAACATAGTTACTCCACCATCTAATGCTTTTATATAAGCGGGGACTATCTGGTGGGGGTAAAGAAGATCTACAACATTAATATGTTCACACATACTACGAAAAGCTTCTGCGTAATTAGCCTTATGCTGCTGTCCAGGATCAAGAGGATACTCTGAACCTACAGCAATCTTAATTATTACACATGGATCAGATTTACCTAAACACATAATTTTCCACTTATCTAAGTGGTTTACTATTTGATTAGCGGCTAGAATGGCAAAATTCGAACGTGGATAAATACTAACTGGAATTGCTCCGGTTAAAGCAAGACCTAGACAGTAACCCATCTGGAACTCTTCTGCTACAGGAAGTTCAATCTTCTGATTAACCGGAACATCTGCTAACTGACGGGTAATTCCTGTGCCTTTATAAGCTACTGCCTGTCCTACGAATAAGGCATTTGCTTCAGCTAGTAAAGCAACACCTTTGTTAATCTCTTCTAGATATTTCATACCAATCCCTAAATTAAAAGCTAACAAATTCTCCAACACCGCTGTGGGGGCCACTCAATTCATATTTATAGTAAAAAACCATACAATTAGACTTAATAGTCAAAGACTGATAGAATTCTACTAACTCTTCAGTAGTAACCTCTCCCCAAACAGACTTTGTCGGAGTGCCAACAGATTTCCCATTATCTTCCACTATAAAAGTAATTGGTAGATTATGGGATATACTGTAAATGATAGATTCGTGAGCTATTCCTGTACGAAAAGCCATATCTCCAATAAAGCAAAATACACCACTATCTTCTTCTTTTCTAGCTATACCAGCAGCTACCCCGGTAGCTATTGGTAATATCCCACCAACGATAGCTGAAGTAAAGAAATTATATTCTGGAAAATTCATCGCCATAGATTCGCCCTCAAGAATTCGGGCTGTTATTTTTTCTGGCGGAATACCTTTCAATAGTGCATGATAATGATTTGCCCAAGTACTAAATACATAATCGGCTTTGCCAATAGAAAGTTCTTCAAACAAATGAATTAAGATCTGTTCGTTACCATCACGTAAATGGACAGGTCCACGAATCATTCCTTTTGAATACATCCTTTTAATATTTTCCCTAAAATCAATTAAGTCTTGTTTATCTAGCATTTAATATTCCTTCCTTACATCCGGGTAATTATCACAAAACCAATCCCAAGTTTTTTTAAGACCATTATAAATGCTAGTATACTCAAAATCTGGAAATAAACTATCTACTAAAGCTTTTGATGTAGGTCTTGATCTCTGACCATTAGGTTTAGTCTCATCCCAAACAATATTATCGTATTGGGCAATTCCCGAGAGCATCGTAACTATTTCCCGAATGGAATGTTGCTGCCGACCCGATATGATAACACGTTGGGGGATTTTGTCAAGCGAAATCAATTGGAGGACCAACTCCGCAAGATCGTCGATGTACATAAATTCACGTAGGGAACGCCCGTCTCCCCAAACGACTAAAGGTTCTTTATTCTGAATTGCTAGGAAAAGTTTGTGAATTAAGCTAGGAACAACATGTCCGTATTCTATAGAGAACATATCGTTTTGACCAAATATATTCGAAGGAATAACTGAACAGTAATTGTCGATACCATATTGCTTCTTTAAAGCTGTGATATGAACGTCAACCATGCGTTTGGCATATCCATAGGCGAAATTCCCGTCGTATACGGGACCGTTGTGCATGTTTTCTTCTTTTAAAAGAGAAAGGTCATCAGGAAAAACACATACAGAACTGAATGCGATAGCCTTTGAGACATTGTGTTTAGCACAGGCCTTAAGTACATTGGCATTAATCATTAGGTTATCGTAGAGGAAGTCGGCGTGCATTGCTTTATTGCCACCAATTCCCCCTACTCTAGCACTTGTGTTGATGACACAGTCGGGTTTATAGTCCCCAATCATCTGCCAAGTCTCAGCCCAATCGGTTAGATCGGCGTCAGCTCTTGTCATAAAGATAAAGTCGTCATTAGAAGACTTAGAAGACTTAGAAGCTCTACGAATCCCATTTCCTGCTAAACCGTTGGAACCTGTTACTAAAATCTTCATATAATATCCTAATAAACTTTAGTTAAATCTTCGCCACTTTGCGGGAGATTGCTCCCAATTATTCATATCTAAAACCTGTCGTACAGGTCCAGTCTGATTGTATAGTTCTCGAAAAAGAGGAAGGTCATTAGTACTGTACGACCTATCCAAAACAGCATGGTCTGCACCAAAGTTGTTAGAGTTGCAGTGCATGACGACAGAAGGAGAATAATGCAATTTCCCACCCGCATTCTGCACACGATAAGCCAAGTCGTGGATGTTCATGTTAACATGCTCAAAGCGGCAGTCAATACCACCTAGAGCTTGAAACGTCTCAGTGTAGTACATTGGCACGGGAGCAATGAGATAATGAGTAGGAATTCCAATAAGCTGGTTGTCCCGATGCTTCCAAGATATGTAGTAGTCTTTAGTGCTACCATTTAACTCAGAGTATGGTCCTTCTTCTGTGTAGCGAACAATAATACCATCTTCTTTTGGAGCGGCTAATAGTGTTTCAATACATTCTGCCAGTGCATTAGCCTTACAAACCCCATCGTCCGTCAACCATGTCATTAAAGTGCCTTTGGCTTGACATGCGGCTCTTTGAACACACCTAGAAGGGGAACCATAGTCTTCAATGTAAGTGAGTCCTTCATACTCTTCCATTTTATTAGGACCAATGATAATTAGCTCATAAGTATAGTATCCAATAGAATCAGGAATACTGTCTAATAACGTAGGCAAACTGTCCGCACGAATGGTGGGAACAATTATGGTAAGGTCTGGGGTCGATAATGCCATACCGAATCTACTTCTTTCCAATTATCTAATTTGACACGTGCAGAAAAAATTTGATCTGTTTCCCTATTAAAAAGTGGTTGGTCATCATTAATCTGTGCAAAATGTACAGGACCGTGATCACCAGAGGTTCCGGGAATATACTTAACGGCACCAATATTAAGGCCGTTATTAATTACTCTACATCCCACCTTTTGTAATCTAGCCGCTAAATCCGTATGCCCAAAGCAAGTAACCTGATACTTACAATCAAACCCACCAAATTTCTCTAAGTAAGACCTTCTAACAAACGCCACATTGAAGATTTGCCACTCTGAATTAACCTTCCAGCCGCCCCCATAACAGTGGTTAATAGAAAAATTAGTGACAGCCTCAACTCCCGCTTCGTTATAATTACCGATGACAACAGTGTCCTCAGATTCATTATAGACACAATCCATAAACTTATCGATGTCAAATGGCCCGGTCTCAAAATCATCAACCAACCATGTAACAAACTTACCTTCGGCAAGAAGAAGACCTATTTGTTGACATCTGTTAGGACTACCAAAATCCCGTACATATTTAACATTGCGGAATTCATCCACATCTGAATTATATTCAGGACCAACAAATATTACTTCAAAAGTATATTTACCTACCGAAACGCCAATCTGTTCCACCAAAGCTTTCCAACCAGAAGTTCTGATGGATGGTATAATTATCGAAAGATCAGGCTTATTCATAGCAAACAACCAATTTATTTTCTAATTCAAACATAAAGATATCATCTAGTTTGTCCAATAATCTATTATCAATATATTTTGATTCATAAAAGAAAAACAAATCAAGTATATCTATCTGCATCTCTATGAAATGTATAGGATTAATCATTCTTTGACCTCATATGTTCCACTACTTCATTTACAGAGTCTTGTAGACTAATATTAGCTTCAAACCCTAAGACTCTTTTAGCTTTTGATACATCAGGGGACCGTAATCGAACATCGTATTCATACGATGAACTACCAACGATTGATGGATTTTTTCCATGTATTGTATTCCATACAATATAGGCGAGTTCTCTAACAGAAGTAGACACACTAGTCGAGATATTGAAATCATTATTAATACCATCTTCTGATTCTAAAGCTAATCTAACTCCACGAGCAATATCTTTTCCGTGAGTGTAATGACGTACCTGCATACCATCACCAAGGATAGGTAGTGGATCGTCCGCATCAAGACACAAGGCTTTGTAAACTAAATCTGGGAGTACGTGAGACATAAGCATCTTTATATTGCCGGAATATACTTTTTCTTCCCCAATAGCCTCTTCTTCTCCAACTCCTACACAGTTAAAAGGTCTAATTATAGTATAAGGCAATCCATACTGTTCATTAGCACCTTTAGCAAAATACTCAGATGATAGTTTTTGAAAACCATATGTTGAGCTTGGAGGCGGGGCTTTACTAACTTCATCTTCCGGTGTAGGATACTTATCAGTATTCTCAAAAACCATACTACTTGAAAGTACTACTATCCTTTTAAGGATATTCTCCTTATAAGATCTAATAGCTGAATCAAAAGTATTTGCTAGAATTCTCTCATTGGTTGATAATAGATCATAAGCATACTTATGAAAATAAGTAATTCCGCCAATCATAGCTGCTCCTGCTATGATATAATCAGCGGAAATATCAGGAAAAGACTTAGCAAGATCGTGCCTTAATAATATAAATCTTTCATGCTTATCATGAGAACGAGAAACGTTTCCGTACTTACTGTAATTATCAATCCCCGTTACATCATATCCAGCGTCCAAAAACTCATTACATAAATAACTACCTATAAATCCTTGACTTCCAGTTATAATAATACTAGGCATAATATTCTCGTGTGTCCTTGAATGGTGTTGACTTATATTTTTTATTTGATTCCACTGTTGCCTGAACCATCGGCATATCAACCCCTTGTTCTTTTGCCAGACTTAAAATAGCTGGTAAGTCTTTATTCCAGCAAATTGAACTCCATCCGCGTACATTTTCATTTACATCAAAGTATTGGTCTGGTAGATTATTAGCTTGTAGCAATCCGCGTTTAACTGGAACATAATCTTCATTAAGAGAATTGCATAGCTCAAAGAACTCATTAGCAAATGATACTCTAAGTGCCCCAAAGCAGTTGTTATAATATTTTATTAACTCTGCTTGAGTAATAGTACAGCATAAAGTTTTCTTAGGTAAATCTCCGTGGCAATCCCTAATTACCTGCTGACTATATTTTTCTTCAGTGCCAATAACAAGAACATTATTCAACTCGACAAAGTCTGTTACTGCTGATCTTTCTCTCAAGAATTCCGGACAGAAAACTAAATCTTGAAAACTAAAGTATTGTCCAGTATTACGCCATGCTACACAAGTTCCGGGCGGCACTGTAGATTTGATTACAACAATTCCACTGTATTTAGAATATTTTAGATCGTCTAATACTGACTTTACTATAGATGTATCACATGAACCGTCATGATTTGAAGGAGTTGGGACACAAATATATACAATAGGACAGTCTAGTAAAGAATGAAGGTCAGTCTCTAGTTTCTTATCGTGTTCATATACTTTATGGCCCTGTTTTTCGAAACCAAATTTACAGGCCGAACCGACTATACCTTGACTACCAACTATGCCTATTTTCATTATGTGCCTTTAAAATTATTTATAACCTAAATCGTTATATTCTTTTTCCTGCCCATTAAAACGAGTATTCCATACATCTGGATATTCTTTATAATTCATAAAATATATGATATTCCTATCATTGTGATCTTGCCAGTCTCTAGTAAATATCGGTGTATCATGCCCTATCTGAGCATTATGAATTGGTGCGTGATCACCGGAAATATTAGGCTGCCAATCAGCAGATGAAATCTCTGATTTTGAATTCCTGTAAGAAATATGATTTTGTTTTTGCAAACGAAATAATAGATCGTGTGTAGCATGATTCAGATAGTCATACTTACAATCAAATCCGCCATATGATATACATAGATCTCTAGACATTAGAAAATGAACACAAATTCCCCATGAGGGGTTTACTCCTCTATAGCGTGGATATGCGTTCCTTGCATACCAATACATATCTGGGAGTACCCTACCAGAATGACTTTGTCCTTCTCTGTACCTCATTCCGACAATTAGATTATTATCTATATCATCTAGCTCATTAGAGATTACATGTGGAATGAATAGTGAGTCATCAACAGTGTGAAAAACATAATCCCCACCGCATTTAGATAATGCTATTTGAGCACATACGGTAGGAGATGCGAAGCTTTTTATCCAAGTCACATTAGGATTAGATAAAACAGATTCTGGCGGTTCAAAAGGTCCACACATAACCACTTCAAAATCGTGACGATCACATGAAGCTTCTAGGCTATCATACCATACTTGATGCAAATGAGTTCGTATGCTTGGCATGAATACTGATAATTTCATTAATCTCTCACCGCTTCAATATGTATCAGGGAAATAATGCTAGGCAGTCTTTTTTGCCTCTACATTCAAAGAAACAAGAATCCCATTACCTTTTTCTAATCTATTATGAGATAGCTTAATATCTCTATCACGAGCCGGAATATAAGCTTGAGAAAAATCGTCGCAATATCCATGATCAACTTCCCACCAATTCCATCTGGAGACTTCATCAAATCCTGTATTCAATAAATCTTCTTTTAGTGTCTTAAAGTCCCAACCGTTGTAGTGAAAATCAAATGGATGACGTTGTGATCCATACAACAACGCAGATAATTCCCTCAAATCACCATTATAAATATACCTTTTACAAACAGCTTCAATATCTGGGACGGCTAACCTAAGAATCCCCCTAGGTTTTAAAAGTTTAAACCATCTGTTTAATGCTTTTAAAGAGTCTTCCTTTCCCAAATGTTCTAACATATGAGAACAATAGATTAAATCCACGCTATTTTCTTTAAAAGTTTTTAACGTAAAGGCGTCGTCTACTACGTCTGGATTACATTCTTCTCTAATATCTACATTAATAAATCCAGGCAAGTGTTTATCATAGCAACCAAGATTTAGTTTTATATTTTTATCTGTTGACATTATATAGTATCAATCTTTATATTGTCGTAATTTAATAAACCTAGATTTCCGACGAACTGATTATCCCTAATATAATCTTTCAGCCGTTCATCATTACAGAAAAAGCCATCGTACTTATCAGGATTATGCATAACAATGCCTTGACATTCTTCATAACCAAAACCAAACTCATGTCCCTTCTTTGCCAACTCAACAACTGAATCCACTAAAAAAGGATGGTCGTAGGTCGGTTTCCCCTGCATTAACCAAGAGTTGGGGTTGAAACCAGAACTAGGACCATCCATAGATTTAAGATGGGTAACAATAACATCTTTAGATAAAACAAATTTTTTCCTAATTGCCGCACATAAAAAAGAAAATACAGATTCTGAACAAAAGCTGGCATAAATGTCCGGAAAAAGATATCCATACGCATCCATTATAGCCTTTGAAAAGATTTGGCAGTGAAGATTTATGGTTTTTCCAACAGGAATGTCGAAATTTCCATTTTTAAAAAATTGATGATTTTGAGTATGATCATAATGGTTTTCTCCCAAATTAAACCACTGAAAATACCCACCATCTGAATCAACTTGAGCAGCGACCATTCCATAATCATCTGTGGCTAAGAGCTGGTAAAGAGAAAAGATGTCGGTCTTCTTGGTGAATTCTATGCCAGAATCTACGTAAAGATACCCCTCAAAATCGCCAAACAATTCCTTAGCCTTGAGAGCTGAGTGATTGAAGGTGACGTTGACGGGTAATGGCTCTTGAATCAGATTGAAGGTGACCGGCCTTGATACTTTTTTCTTCACATACTCCATCGCAGATCTAGAATTCATACAAGACGAAACAATAACCTTAGAGTCAGTTATATCCTGATCTAAAATAGAATTTATTGCTTTAACATATTGCTGAGGGTGTTCACCTGAAATACCACATGTATTAAAAATAATAGCTAGCTTATTCATCTAATTTTGAAGCCTCTCTAGTGACATCGCATGTTAATAGTTCTGTAACTGAAAATTTACCATCGTGAAAAGTTCTGTGAACCATCTCTCTAGCAGTTTCATCGTCTTGCCGTAGCTCTAAAGAACTAATTGAATTATGAAAAACATGATCAATTTCTACTTCCGGAAGATCTACAATATTTTTATTAATAGATTCCTTGTAGATCCTATAGGTTACTACATCAGATCCATGATTTCCAAATCTCTCATCCATAATAAAACCGAGTTTATGGGCGGAACTGGTCTTGATAAAAGGAAAAGCAGCATAGTCTTGACGAACTCGGTCGATACTGTTATCATGCGTTCGTCCATACAGAAAATCCCCACCCATTTTTTCTTTTGCCAGCTTATCCCATCCTCTATTAGTTAATACGCAGTCGTCATTAATTACTAGTATATACTCACTAGTCACAAGGGGTAAAAGAGAATTCATCTTAGTATGTAAGTTAAAACATCTTTTATCAACTACAAATTTTACATTGTCATAATTATTAAATATGTCAAAGTATTCTTTTAGGCTTTTATCATCTGAATCACAGCCAACAAGTAATTCAAATGGTAACTCGCATGTCTCTGTTAAAGATACATACAGGTCTCGCAACATTAATGGTCTTCCACGAGAAACCAGTACAATTGATGTATTATTTTGCATATAATTCTCTTTCTACATATTCTGCAAGTATATGACCTATTACAATATGTGCTTCTTGTATTTTAGGAGTAGAGTAAGATGGTACATGAATTTTATAATCACATTTTTCACTAAGTTCAGAAACATTAAAACCTACCAAGCAAACGGTTGGAATAAGTTTACTGATAGCGACATCACATGCTTTGATTAAATTTTTTGATTTTCCAGATGTACTTAAACAAACAAATACATCCGAACTTTGACCAAAAGCATCTAATTGACGAGAAAAAACTTCTGTGTAATCAAAGTCATTAGCTATCGCTGTAATAACTGCGGAATTATTACTTAGACTCATAGCTGGCATAGATGGTCTGTCCAATAAGAATCTACCAACAAACTCTCCAGCAATATGGTCAGCTTGTGAGGCTGAACCACCATTGCCAGCGAATATGATTTTGCCGCCATTCCTAATTTTTATAACCAATAAATCCGCAACTTCCTGAATTGAGTTTAATACACCATCTCTCTTAACAATCTCATTTAATAGATATGCAGAATCTTCAATTGAATTTTTAATATTCATACTCAATTCCTTGATTAAATTCTTCAGATTTATTGATATAAGAAGAAGCGTTTATAAAAGTAATCCCGTCACGATCTAGCCTACCGTAATTATAACAGTCTGGCTCGTCGTGAATATGTCCAAAGGCATGAATCATTGGTTTAATTTCAAGCACTTTATTCATCAGGCTTTTACATCCAGAGTGGATATATCGTTTTCTTTTATTCTTGTCCTCACAAACATCAAGAATTCCTTTTGGAGGACCATGAGTAACTAGAATGTCACATTTAGGAACAGAATCCCATACTACCTGCATCCTGTTATGTTTCTTCATATAAGCCCAGTTATTCCCATACGTAGGAGTATACGGAGATCCAAAAATTATAAGACCTTCTATACTGGTTGCTTCATGTATTAAGAACTTTACATTTGGGTAATTTTCACGCCTGATTAATCCTGCTTCTATCGCAGTAGAATGATTTCCCGGAACAAAGATCTTGTGTTCAACATCAAGTTTTGAAAACCATTCAAAAAATTTGTGAGATTCCCCTTCATTTATATGTGGGTTCTTATGATTAGACTCATCACCACAACAAATGATTACGTCAGTATTTGGGACGTATATTTTTTCGTGATTACCGTGAGTATCACTTATAAAAAAAAGATCCATAGTATTCTTTTATAATAGGAGTATGATAATTATTATGAGTAATTCTATATTTATTAAAATTTTCTCTATTAAAATCATAATCTAGTATTTTATCATTAATACTAAAAAATAAATCAACTATAACATTATCTATTTTCGACATTAAAAATTCTCATTTCTGGTAAAAGAGAAAGGCTATCTTCTGTAGCCATAGGGGATTGCCAAGTATTCTTGGTGGGAGAACTCCGGATTGACAAGGGGAAGATTATTATCCTCATAATATTTCCGGATAGCCTTCTCTCTGCATTCCCGACAAGCCACCTTTAAATGCCGGACGGCATACCTATTCACTAACATGTCCGCCTCAGTGTACTTATTTACATAACATCTAGGACAAATATCCATTGTACGCAATTCGAACCAAACAAGTGAGAATTGATAGTTTCTAAACACAGTACTCTCTGTATGTCACCCCTGCCTTTATCTTTTACAAGAAAAATTACATTGTCAAGGAAGCCGACTAGGCTGACGCCATTTGTCTTGGTAAACGAAGTTTACATAAACAAGACAAATACCCACGGTAGTGTCCATTATTTAAAACTTAAAAAAAGTAAGATAGTGGAAACGGAATCCGTGCAGAGGAAAAACACTAAAACTAAAAGACCAGCAGAGTTCTTTGTATCGGAAATTTCGCTCCGGAGTCAGCTAGAGTGGCGTTTTTCTGCTGTCTCAACGGGAGACTCTGTAAGCTGGGAGACGCCGAACCAGCCGTTCTGTTAGTATAGCTCAGTTTTGCCAAAAAAGTTAGGATTTTTTAGAAAAATTGTTCGACTTGGCGGATATAGTCTGCTAAACTTCCTCAGATGACGACTGCCGCCAAGAGATCGGGTTTCGAAAGAATGTGTCTGCGAAAGCAGAGAAGGTGGACGCAGTGGCATAACGCCCCGGCAATAACCGGGCACGAAAGGTTGACGATGACTACACAAGCGAGCGGGCAGAGTGCTCCGAGTTCATTGCCTTGTTCTACGTCTTCGCCGGATCGCGGGCGATTGCCGGATTCGGTTTCCGACTTGAACTGGCAGGAGCACCGCCCAGGAACTGGGTACTACGACAACGACATACTATTGGCCGCAGTGCCCGTGAACGGCTCAACGGGTTGGGCGTATGAACTGGCTGTGATTTCTGCGGTATTCAACGGCGATTATTTGGACTGGTACTGCAACGGTGAGTTGTGGGAATGGGCGATCGACGATGCTGAGTTCGTTGTGAGGATTTGACGTAGAACGCCCCACATCACCCGGTTGCGGCGGGTGACTTGGATTTCTAATTCCGCGTTCGACCGCAACTCGGGTGCATGTGTTTGTTCTTTTGGTGTACTGATGGCACGTGGCATTTCATTGTCAGAAGCGATTGATGCGTCTGAGGCTGATTGGCAGTCGAAGCATGGGAAGTGCATGCTGTGCGAGGGCGGTCCGCCAAACGACAGCGGGCAACACTGTTACGATGGACACATTTCAGATTGCCCGAACGTGCGGGAGCCGTGCGGGCTGTGTCACGGCTGTCTGCCGCCGGGGGAGATTTGCCGAGGCTGTAATCGGATGAACCCGTACGCATACCAGTGCTGACCAAAAGAACGTTTAAGGTAAACGGGTTGCCGGAAAGGGTTTTCAATGTCAGATTCAGCGTCGTCGGCAACTCCGGTTGACCGACTGGTTATGCCGCGTGTAGGCATCTATTTGGTGAGTCGAACGAGTTGCTGGGAAGGTCAGCCATGCGACGAAGCCTACGAAGTAGAAATGATAAAGGTTGATCGTCGTACTGTTGACGACCCGAAGAAGATACCAGTCAACAACGGAACGGACGGAGATTGGTACGAACGTGGAACAAATCATCGAATAGAAGACGGAAAAATCTGCCGTGATCTTGGGTTTTATAGTAGATGGGCGGTTCAGGTTAATGACATTATGGATTTTGTAGACGATCACGGCTGTTGCGTGGTAAGCCGTGACAGCGAAGGATTCGCGACTATTGAGATCTATGACGATTATCGAGAGTAGCAGATATAAACATGGTAATTTCAAACGACGATTATCCGTCACTCAAGTTTACTAAAGGTAAGCCAGATGTCTTGGAAACGTTTTGCTGTCAGAATTGTAAGATATCTGTTTCCGTGGATGGTAATTGAGCATCCCGTAATGAGTTTGACTGAGTTCAATCAAATGGAGCTTTGGCGGTGGTGTATGCCGGAAGAGTTTTCGTTTGGACAGTCGGGCTTAGAAGACACATTACAGCCTATACCTCCACGTTTCAGGAAATGCAACCGGGATTTAGATGTAGCGGCGAGAACACATCGACTTCGCGTTCAAATTGCGTTGTTGCGGAAACAGATGGGATGTCCACCGATTTATTGGAAAAATTAGTTATGAAAATTAAAACTTTTATAATGAAGCTGAAGTGACTAAGTTGGGGGGATAAACTGAATGAGTTTCTAGGTTCCAGATGAGGAAAAAATGAGTACAGGCGAATATAAGAATTGAGGTTTTATGGACAATAAATCAAAATTAAATTATGCAGTTGATTGGTTTACTAATCTATCTTCAAAACAGCAATCTGAAGTAGTACGTGAATTATTTCATCATGCAATCACTTCCGAATGGATTAATGTTTGGAGTTTAGAAGACCGGAAAGAAATGGTTGAAGATGAAGGATTTAGCCAAGCAGAGGTCGATGCTCCTTATTTTACAACATGTGGTGAACCACTAGTTTCATTAGATGAGAGTAATTAAAGTTATGAATAATGAAGATTTCTTAGCTGAAAAAGAAAAAAGAATACAGTTGTACATAGAACGTGCATCAAGAGAATGTGACCTGTTCAGTGGAGAACCTATCAAGAAAGAGGTGAAACTAAATAAAGAAGAAATTTCATGGCTAAAAAGCATTGGACTTAAGTAATCTTGACAAAATTTTGAGAATTCACCGCACTCTAACCGAAAGCAGGATATAATGAGGACAGAAGAAAAATCGGAGTACTTGAACTTGATTTTTGAGTTACTTGGTAATCCAAATCAAGAACTGAAGTCTGCATTAGGACTTATTAAAACTCAGAACTTAGTATATTTAGCTAAGTCAGTATCCGATCTTCTAGGCAAAGAAATGCCTGAATTTCCAACACGCACTCAAGTGCAAAGATCAAGATTATCTTTTTTAGAAACAGGACAAACAGATGAATCAGACTAAATTTATTGAGGAACTATCATTAGTTTCTAACAGCTACTCTTGGACTCATAATGGGACAAGTTTGTTGGGGGTTGCAAAAAACGGACATGACCGTGGAGCAATCTTTAATCCTGTCACAGCACTTGCCCGATCTAAACGTCTTGGTTCCTTCCAGAATACTTCTCAAGGAACTAAGAATGCCGCTAAGGCTTTGGGTCTATCCAGTATTACTTTGGCATCTGTTCTATCTTCTGAGAATCGCGGAAACGCTCAAGTTGTTAGGGGTAGAATGTTGAACAAACTCGGAGTCTCATGAGTCACTATTTAATTACAGAAACACAGGTTGTATCTGTTGAATACTTAGTCAGGGCTGACTCCTTAGTGCAAGCTAAGGCAAAAGCTAAGGTCATAGACCAAGATGTTGTAGAACTAACGAGTCATCCTGATTTTATTAAAACAGTTTCTTATGATGGAAAAAAAGTAGATAAGGATGAAAATGATCCTGTCATAGTAGCCGCTATTAAAACAGTAGAGGCTAATTATGAAATCATTGAACCCGATCCTCCGAAAAAGCCGGTAAAAAGAAGAGGGGCAAAAGCGGAGAAAGAAAATGCTAGGGTTTTACTTGAATTAGTAGAGAGGAAAAATGGGACTAAATAATATAAGTCTTGTTGGTGTAGCTGTTAGTGATTATCGACCAATAAAAGATACTTTTGGTGTTTTTCGTATGGTAAATAATTATCGTCGGAAATCAGAAGAGAGTCTTTTTATTGACGTTAAGGTGTTCGATAAACTGGCAGAAATTTGTTATGACCATATTAAAAAAGGAACAAGAGTTGAAGTATCTGGAAGATTAAGTTTTAGAGTCACTGAAAAGGATGGTAAGAAATATCAAGACTATTCAATAGTCGCAAATGATGTTGGCTTTAGCAATACTTTTGAAAATGAGGAAGAATAGTATGAACAATAGATCACAAATTATGTTTGATGGTATTTTGATTGTGATTTTGAGTTTTATGGGGCATTATTGCATCAATGTTAATAACCATCTGGTTATGAGTGAGCAGCGAAATAATATCAATGAAGATCAGATTCGTGATATGGTAGTTCAACTGATCAATCAAAACCGTGATGATAACTTGGAGTTAGCGAAGAACCAAGGTCATCTAGAAGGCTTGATGACAATCCAAGAGCCTAAAGAGAAAAAAGCATATATGGATATCTGGCACGCTGGATACTATAATGGGATTGAACAGCAAAAACAAGAAAATCGTTTAGTTTCTGAATAATTTTGAAGGGCTGCTACAGGTGTTTACATTATCCTGTGGTAGCCCTTTTTTTGTGCTATAAAAAGATAGAATATCATAAATACAATGGAACAATTTAAAAACGAAGTAGAACTGTTAGGGTATTATGGCAGTGATGAAGTTATCGCATGTTCCGCTTGGACAAGTACATCTCGTAATCTCACGGAAGAAAAAAGAGATAGGATTCCGAAACTAATTAATGATCTCTGGTTGGCTGGTCACGAAACGCCCTTTGAAAAAGCCACGGTTCACTTTCTTGTTAATACTGATATAGCATCACATATTCATTTGTTAAAGCATAGGATTTCCAGTCTGAATGCTGAGAGTGCTAGGTATAAAGAATTAAAAGAGGATAAATATTATCTGCCTGAAGATTGGGATTGTATCAACATTAATTTAGATTGGGATAATGTTAAAGATGAACATGGGTTTCATTTAGGTGTCCCATTTAAATGTGCTGAAGTCAAAGACTGGAACGATATGCTTGGATGGTATACAAGATTGGGGAATTTTTTATACCATAGTGCCGTCAAAGATCTTGAACCAGTATTGGGACGCAAGCGAGCAAAAGAGTCAGCAAGATTCTTCAAGACCTACAACAGCCAGATTCAAGCCGATGTAATGTTCAACATGAGATCTTTTGCGAATTTCCTTAAGCTTAGAAATTCAGAACATGCACAGGTAGAGATCCGAGAAGTAGCACAAAAAATGTTAGAGCTTGTATCTAATATTGATGGCAATCCATTTCAACATACAATAACAGCTTTTAACAATAGGAGTAATTTGTGATGAGCAATAAACCTTGTTCGTTCAGCGAATTGGCTTCGAATTTTGCGTGGACTCTTTTAACAGCTTTTTTAATTTGGTTGTCGGTAGTATCTCTAATTATTAGAAAGATGTATTAATGGCGAAAAATAAATATAAAGATCACAAATCAAAAGCTGTTACAGTTATAAGTACCCCAAGTTTTTATGGAAGTCACGCCTCAATGGTTGTTGAAGATTTGGGAGATGTGGTTGTTTGTAAGGATGATCGTGGCGAATACAAGACGCTGAAAAACAGGCTGGATAATGGACTGGCTGACCCAAGTAGGAACAATCAAAAGAGGTTCTTATAATATGAATAAAATGAGAAATAAATTGAAGGAACATATTAGAAAAAATATAGACGATGTAAAAATATCTATTGATATATTTAATGAAAAACCATATTATGTTAGAAACTTTATAGCCGAAAAAGGTCTAGAGTATACACCAGATCAATTAAATAAGATGATGTGTATAATAAAAGAACTGGTAGAGGAAATTAATAATGAGTAAGAAAAAAAGAGACTTGAAAAAAAAGAAGGCAAAGAAATTAAGAGCTAAAACAAAAGTCATGAAGCGTAGAGAATTAATTCGTGAAGAGTCTAAAACAGCAAAAGAACTTTCAAAATTAAAATATGAGAATCGAGAAAGGTTAGAGCCTATTAGAAATGAATAAATATTATGTACAATCAGGAGATATCAAGTCTGTAATTCACGCTAAGTCTGATAGAGAAGCTTGTTATACCCTGCTGAAAAAACACATGTCTAACGATCTAATGATTAGTCAGGCTTTTGTGGTTAGTCAGCGGGGTTTCCCATTGGATAGAGAGCCTTTTGTTATGGATACGACTGAAGCTATATTCTCTTCAGTAGAAATTTATGAAGACTTTAAAAACATAGAAAAACATTTATGAACAGATTAAAAAACTCATTAGTATATTTGTCTGGACCGATGGATCGTGTAGTCGATTGGAATGATGCCGTTACTTGGCGAAATGATCTTAAAGAGTTCCTGTTTAATAAAAACGTAGGGGTATTAGACCCTTGCGATAAGGCTTGTGCCTTTGGTGTAGAAAATGAAGGAACTAGGGATTTAATTAATAAATTAAAAGAGGAAGAGAGATATGATGAGATAGTAGAGACCATGAAGCCTATATGCTCCATTGACCTAAGAATGGTAGATATTGCACATTTTATTATTTTGTATATCGATTTAGATGTATTTATGACCGGATCTTTTCATGAATCATTTATGGGTATTGCTCAGAAGAAACCAGTTTTAGTGGTTTGCAAGCAAGGTAAGAAGAATATCCCCAACTGGATGTTCGGGGTAAATCCTCATGAACTCATGTTTTCGAACTGGATTGAATTAAAAGATTATCTCCAATATATTGACACGGCTGAAATAGTCGAACATTTTAAACGATGGAGATTTATTGATATGGATTATGTTTATGGCAAAACCTCATGAAGTAGACACTAGATTAATTATAGAATTTTTTGAAGACAAGCATACTCAATCTGAGGCTTTTAATTATATTAGCCTTATTAGAGCATATGATAGGTCTAAACCAAAAAATGAATCGCTACTATTAGAAGCTAATAATATAGCTCTAAACATGGCGTCACTCACACCTTATGATGAAGTCATATTGGATGGCAAATTAACTACATCAGTTAATGACATTATGCTGGTAACATGTTTATATTTAAATGAACTAGGGATTATTCCAAGTTATGAAAAATAGTATTATTTCTGTAGTAATACCTACATTCAAACCAAATAGTGAACTTCTAAAAAAGACATTATTCTCAATACTGCATCAGTCAATTAAGCCAGATCAAGTAGTAGTTGTTGATAATGGAGAACAAGATCATCCTGATGCTATCAAAACATTAGTTGAGAGTTTTGGTTTTAAGTACATATACAACGAAGAAGCTGGGGCTAATCCGGCACGCAACTTAGGAGCTAGTATATGTAAAGACGGGGTATTATTTTTCACAGATGATGATTGTGAATTAAAACATGATTGTTTAGAGCGTCATTTAGATGTTCACTCCAAAGGAAATTTTATTGTTGGTGGAAAAGTTGATTTAAAATACAATGCTCCAGTACCAGTATGGATGTGTTTGCATTTTGAATCAATGCTGGCTAAATTAGATTGGACACCTGACAATGTTATTGATGGTGTTATTCTAGATATTACTGATAATAGGTCACATTATTTGGTATCAGCAAATCTTTCTATCAAAAGTGATTCTTTTCGAGAGTATGGAGGATTTGACAATCGTGATGGATACAGAGGAAAAGATTTATTAACGGCCAATGATGAAATGATGCTATTGGAGACTTGTAGAACTTCCAATAAGACACGTTTGGTATTTAACTCATTTTGTCAAGTCAAACATAATATTCCAGAGGCACGTCTAACAGAAGAATATATGGAGCGAAGGTTTTATGGTCAGGGTATAGCAGACGCAAAGAGTTCAGTTAGAAGCCCACATTTAAAAAATATAGACCCTCCAGTAGATCTGGATGATCATAAAATGATTTTAGCAAATTCATTATTAAAATTTGTAGTCGGTACTGATCATTATTCAAATTTATGCTCTAGAATACTAACTGGTAACAAATTAATTGATCGTGAAATCAATAAAGTATTTATGATTTGTTATTGCAAGTACATTCAAGGAATAAATGACTTTCTATGCAAAAATTTATAGTTGTTTGTAGAGCTAGAAGCGGCTCTGAAGCTCTTATGAATTGTGTTAAACAACATCCAGATATTAACGTCTATGGCGAAATTTTTAACTATTATAGGAAGACGAATTTATTCTGTAAAAAAGAAGGCCTACCTTATTTAGATTATGAAGAGAACTCATTACTTTTTTCAAAAAATAATTGTATAGAAGCACATAAAAAATATGATGGTTTTAAACTTCTATTATGTCATTTAAATGAGGATGTAGCAGACTACCTAAAAGAAGTATATGTTTTTAGTCTCTACAGAGAAAATTTGTTAGAGATGTATGTTTCCTATCTAGTAGCTCTACAAACTAAAGTTTGGGCAAAAAATAATAAAGAATTTACAGGTACTGTAACTGTTGATATTGATCTTTTAGAAAAAGATATATCATCTACTAAAAAACAATACAGTGATATTGAACAACATGTTGATAGAAAATTGTATTATAAAGATGGGGTAATAAAAAATTCACAGATAATATTTGAGTCTTTGAATTTAAAAGAATTTACACCTAACGTAGAAGATAAAAAAAGAATATTACGACCAATATCAGATGTAATAGAAAATTACAACGAGGTAAAACATTTTGACCACTCAGACTATTTTTACAGGTGACGATTGGGTATCACAAAATGTAGATCTTTGGAAACGAACTATTCCCAATCCTGAAGATATAAAAACATTTATAGAAATAGGAAATTGGGAAGGTAGATCTACTCTATGGTGGGCTAATTATTGTATTAATGCTAAAATACTTTCTATAGATCCTTCTGGAAATTTAGATAGAAGAAAAAATCTACTTCATAATATTTCTATTAGTGATAGAGCCAACTCTATAAATTTACGTTTTGACTTATCTAAAAATGTATTACCTTTTATTCAAAAAGAATCTATAGACTTAATCTACGTTGATGGATCACATGAGGCTAAAGATGTCCTACTTGATGGACTAATGTGTTGGAAAGCTATAAAAAAAGGAGGCATTATCATATTCGATGATTATGGTTTGGAAGAAAAAATTGGCTATAAAAAGAAAAAGCCCTCAATAGGGATGGACGCCTTACTTTCCGTCATTGATTGTAAGATTCTTCACAAAGAATGGCAATTAGTAATTCAAAAATAAATAGAAAATTATTATGAAACTCAATTTGATTTCCCCTTTTAATACCGTCTCTTACGGTTATGTCGGATGTTATCTATTTCGGGAACTTATTAATCTTGGGGTTGATATAGCAGCCGATTGCATTCCTAATAGTAGGCAATTCTCAGCAGAACCCAAGTTCCAAAATATAAAAGCCTACACAGATAGCTTTAGTTATACATTCCATCACGATGCCCCTTGTCTAAAAATCTGGCACCAGCATGACTTGAGAGGATTCGTTGGGAACGGTAAGAAGATTGCCTTTCCTATTTTCGAGCTAAACAGATTCACTAAAGAAGAGAGGCATAATTTAGAGTATCCAGATGAAATCCTTGTATGCTCTGAATGGGCCAAAAATATTGTTTTAAGCGAGACAAATCGAAAATCTGAAACCATCCACGTTGTACCTTTAGGAGTTGACACAGAGCTTTTTAAGCCGGTAGAATCGAGTCAGGACTCTACAGTACGATTTGGAAATTTTGGGAAATGGGAATTAAGAAAAGGACATGATGTCTTAATTGATGCATTTAATAGAGCTTTTGAAATTGATGATGATGTCGAATTAATTATGTCTCCACATAATTTTTTCTTAACAGAACAACAATCCCAAGAATGGATCAATTACTATGGATCTAGTAAGTTGGGATCAAAGATTAAAATTGCAAAGAGGCAGGAGACTCATGAAGAGGTGTATAATATTATGAAAATTGTTGATTGCGGAGTATTTCCAGCACGAGCAGAGGGTTGGAACATGGAAGTTCTTGAATTAATGTCTTGCGGTAAACATATCATTACAACAAATTGCACAGGACATACTGAATTTTGCAATGAGGCAAATAGTAAATTAATAGAAATGGATGAAATGGAAACAGCTTTTGATGGGGTATTTTTCCGAGGACAAGGAGAGTGGCATTCTTTCAAGGATAAACAAATAGATAAATTAGCAGAGTATATGCGTAATTTTTATAATTCGCAAAAAAAAGTAAATCAAGCAGGAATTAATACTGCAAATAATTTTACTTGGACAAATTCTGCTAAAAAGATAATAGACGTATTAAAAGGTGGATCATAATGGGGTTATTTAGTCGATGGAAGAAGCCAAAAAAACAAACATTCTTTAAGTTTTTTATATCTGAAGACGGCGAATCAATAGATTATGAATTTGAAACATTTGATTTAGACAGATTCTTACAGATGATGGCTATATTATTATCAGGCTCAATTAGTGAAGAAATAATTGATTGCATTTTTAAAGAAATAAATGACGAAAAGATAAAAGATTCATTTGTTAATGATCTATTAAATAGAATAGACGAATCTCTAAGTAAAAGAGGAGAAGATTTGGTTGTAAATCCATCTGAATTTAACCTGTAAGGTAAAAATATGAATAATATAATGGCATGGGAAAAATGGGATGAGGGAGATTTCTTTAGTGAGGAATTAAGTGATGAAGAAATAAATGACTTTGAAAAAAACTCAGATTTAGAAGGTATTAATTTTAACGCATTCCCTATAGTCTTTCCTAAAGTCAGAACTCCTTTGGGATTTGTAAGTATAGATGATCCACTAAGACCAGCTTTAATGTTCGATTGTTGGATAGGTCATACTAATTTTGGGATAACAGAAGAAGTTAAAAGAATTATTGAAAGTACACCCGGTGTGGAAGTCTTAAAAATAATGACTCCGTACCGTTTTTTCATTGGTGTCGGAAAACTTTTTAAATTCCGTGACGTTAGAGAGCATATTCAGTCTTCACTGAATGTAAAAACAGAAGATAAAGAAAATTCTGAAGATATTAACTTACTTACAATTATAAAAAGGCAGTTAAAATCTTATAAGCGTTGGGCAATATTCTATTCTAAAGAGGGGACTATAGAATATGCGGCTTCAAATGAAGATAATGATGTAGAATTTGAAACGACTGTTCAGAAGTTTACAGAAGATAAAAATTTTACAGTTATAAAATCAGAAGATGAAGAATAAAGGTGTATAATATTATTGGACCAGGAATCTTATTTATAGGATAATAAGGATGTGAATATATAGAAGTTGGAGAATATAAATGACTATTCCTTCAGTTTATAAACGAAATACCGTTGGTGGTGCTTTTACTGCTGAAAATATAGGTGGTACAGCAATTGGTATTACATCTGCTACTAGTACTACTGCTGGTAATCCTATAACACGAACATTTACTCTTGCAGATCAAGGGGTAGATGGTATTGATCGTAAAACTGGTCCTAAAGATGTTGATTATACAATAGAGGCTTTAGCCAATACTGGAACGTTTGCTTACGATCAGACATCTTTTATGTTCCGTGGAAATCAAGCTAATAATACCATTAATGGTACTGCTAGTACTCTATTAAGTATCAATGGAAATGAGCAGTATCGTGATAGTAATCACAGTACTCTTGCTCCTATTGGTGCAAAAGTTCTTACGGCATGGGCAAGCAATTCTTTCGATCCTCTTGGCGTTTCTGGTCAACGTCATAATTGGGGTTCTGGAATTCCAGCTACAATGACAGGCACTAACTTCAATAACACGTTTGGCGGAACTGCTACTGCTGATGATGCTATTGGAACTGATGCCGTCCCTGGAGAATTGACTTACATGTATGGTGCGATTCTTGCAAATACTGGTGAGTACCAGCCAAGAACTTTGACTTAATAGTAATCTAATGCAATCATGGATAGAGCCACATTAGAAATTCTGGTGTGGCTTTATTCTTGTGAGGAGCTTTTATAGTGTCCGATGAAAAAATAGAAATCTCTAAATTTAATTTCTGGCTTATTACTACTTTACTTAGTGGGCTTGTTTTAGGTATTGGTGCATGGGCAACTTCTATTAATTCACAGATGGTACAAAGTCAAGTTGCTATGGCTGAAGTAAAGGGCATGGTATCTTCTATTGATTCTAGATTAAAAGAAAATCTAGAAGCTACAAATAGAATACATAAAATAGAATCAGATCTTAGAGCTTTAACAGTTTCTGTATCAATAAATACAGAAGATTTACATTCAAGGCGTGGTATTAGATTCAATATGCCTGATTATGATAAATATGTCAGACCTGTTCAAGAGGACTTGTTAAAACGTATTACTAAAATAGAATCACAAATAGAGTCTCGTTATGAAAAAAATTAGCTTATTATTAATATGTTTGATTTTTTTCTCGTGTTGGTATTCTATAAAATTAATATATCAAATACAAAATAATCTTATAGACACTAACTATGCGGTTTTAGGTAATATTAATAATATAGAAAGACTTGGCGTTCTAACTAATGAAATCAAGGAAGAACAGATTAAAAGAACAAGAAATGTATATACTGTGCCATTTTTAATTGATGAGATATTAAAAAAAAAATTATTTTTAAATGGAATAATATTGTGTGACAAAAATGGTAAAATTATTGGAATAACACCAGGAGCTAAAGAATTATTAGGATTTAGTAAAGAAGACCCAGAAAATTCACTAAAAAGCATATTTGATATAATCCCTATTGAGCATAGGGAAAGTCATAAAGAATATCTATTAAATGAAAAGACGCATAGTAGTCCGTTAATGAAGGCGACTATTGGAATAGAAAATAGACGGGTTGAGGTATCCTTTCACTTTTTAAGTACTGAAGAAACTTATATAGTTCACTTAAGAGAGGTGTCTTAATATGGTGTTTATCCCCTATGAAGAGGCTAAAAATATCATAAAAGAAGGAGATATACTTCTATTTAAAGGAACTGGCTTTATAGGATTTCTTATCAAAAGATATACTGATGGAGAGCATAGTCATGTAGCTATGGCTCATCTAGATGGAGATACTTGGGAGTGTGTTGAGTTTAGAGAGTTTCTCGGTGGAAGGTCTGTCTCATTAAGAAGTCAAGTTTCAAACAATCCTACTACGATTGACGTATTTAGACCTTTAAATAATATCTCTTATGAAGATTTTAATGAAAATAATGAGATAATTATTGTAAATAAAAGATACACTGAAGAAGTGGCAAAAAATACTGTCAAAGATATTATAAAATGGACTGGGCAATCATATGGATGGATAAATATTTTTACAATGATTGTTCGCTTCATTCCGTTTGCTAAACTTTTATTAAAACAAGATACTGATGATGATGAGTTATCTCATGCAAAAGTTTGTTCAACCGCAGTAACTATAGCACTAAGAAAGAATTATATGGACCCTGTGCCTTATTTAGCAGATGATAGAGTTTCACCGGCTGATTTGGCAAGAAGTCCTTTGTTACAGTACCTTTTCACTATTGAAAAGGATTTTTAAACCGGGGGTGTAAGATGAAAAAGTTGCTATCAATATTAATTCTATTTTTAGCTTCTTCTTCCAATGGAATGGCGGTTGAGCAAGACGATAGAGTTCTAAACCTTAATGGCTGTACAGGATTCCTTGTTGATGGGAATTATCTTGTTTCGGCAAAACACTGTCTTGAATTATTAGGTCAAAAAATTACTTTAAACAGGACTAGTGGAATTACCGCAGACCTAGTTTATGTAAGTAATTCAAAAGACGGACCTATTGTCTATTATATAAAAGGTAAAAGATATAATTCCTTTAGTGTTGCCAGCGAAGTTCCTCCTACTGGCAGTTCAGTATACTCTATTGGTTTTCCAGGCGGAAACTACGCGGTTATTACGGGGAAAATGGTTGGTACATTAGACCCGTCAAGGTCTGAGAACGTAGTTAGTATGAGGGTTAATCCAGGCCATTCTGGCGGGCCTTTATTCTCTCAAGATGGCGAAGTTATTGGAGTTGCTTTATCTGTTGCTTATGATCTAGATGTTAATAGCTCAAACTTTGCTTCTTGGTCTTCTGTGAAAAAGGCAATGCTTGAAGCAAAACGTGCTACTGGAGATAATAGTGTTCCTAAATTTAATAAGGAACTAGTTATCTTTAGTTATGTAGGTTGTGAGCCATGCGATAACCTTAATAACGAACTTGACTATGCAGAGCTTAACCGTAATGGAATTAAAGTTACTAAAGTAGTTTTAGATAAAGATAAATGGTCTAATGAGGCTTTAGTATCTGAATACAAGGCTGTAAATGGTGAGAATATTGAAAGTTTTCCGACTATGTGGCTTAGAGGATCTACTCAGGTAAAAGTTGGATACAAAAAAGGTACAAAACTTTCTGTATTTGGTTGGATTATAAATGGATTTAAAAACATTGGTAGATTTTTATTCGGAGATAATCTTCAAGGAGAAATTGAAGACGAGCCTGAATTTTCAACTCCAATGCCAGTGCCAACACCATCACCAGACGATAATGTTCCTACTCCAGATAATCTTGAGGAGCCTCCTGTTGAACCTCAGACATATACTGAAGAGATTGATTGGGAAAATGTCTCTATAGTTATTGCAGCTAAAAAACAAGATATAGGATATACTAGAGGCAAAGCTTTAGAAATTGCTCTAAAAGCAATCAAAGGCCCAATTCAGAGAGCTAATGATGAATACTTTGAAGGTAAAGCAAATATTATTTTCGTGGACGAGCGTACACAGCCTCAAAAATATCAGTCACTTTTGGACGCAGCCGGTGTTGACTTTGAACGTTTTTATGTTATAGCACTTGTAAAAAAGCAAAGTCTTGGATTAAAGGGATTGATTGCTTCAAAAGTAGAGTCTTCCATACTGAAAAAACTTCCAGAAGGCATCCCATTGGAAGTTATATTTGAGAGAGTACATTCGGATTCTTATTTTGCTATAACTAAATCATTAACAGTATCTGACACACCTGTTGAGGTTTTGGCAGAAGGCTCAATTAAAGATGATATCATTAATTCTCTTAAGGGTCAAATTGATGAAGTCAAAAAAGACCTTACGAATATTAATGTGCCTGATGATGCGACTATTGCTGATAAAGTAAAGGCTAATATTCTGCCAGCCGTATTAGAAGCTGCAAAATCTAAGGATGAAGATGGAACTGAAAGAACTTGGGTCATGCGTCTTATGGCTGGAGCTATGGCTTTATTTGGTGTAGGCAAGGGGGTTAGTGGCTTTAGAGGGTGGATTGCTGGTAGAGCTATGGCAAAAGCCCAAGAAATGATGCAGTCTTAATATGATAGCTTTATTAGCATCAATAGGTATTGGCGGCTCACTTGGCACTATAATAGCAATTTTAGAAAACCCAGCAACGGGTATTATTTTAAAATTTGCAAAAAAAGCCGTAATTGCACTTTCTCAGGGAAAACACCTTTCTGAGGCTGAAAAACAGTTCATAAAAGACTATAATCATCAAGAGGTAATGGTCTACGGACACGATTTTTCAGATCAGCTAAAAATCGCAAATTTAATGCGAATCCACTAAAAACGGGAAAATAGATGCGACCTTCTAAGGATAGAGACTTTATGGCATCGGCTTTTCATTATGCATTTCGTTCACACGATTTGCAATCAAAAGTCGGTGCTGTAATTGTAAATAGAGATAAAAGAGAAGTCGGTAGAGGACGAAATGGTTTTCCTTCTGATATTAATAACAACAAACTTCCTACTACACGACCAGAAAAATATCCTTTTATGGTACATGCTGAAATAAATGCTTTGGCTAATATGATTATCAAGCCAGAAAAAGCATCCATATATGTCACCCGTATGCCTTGCTGTAATTGTGCAAAAGCTTTGTGGCAGAATAATATTCGTGAATGGAATGTTCCAACTCAGTGTATGGACTTTTCTTCAGAAAAACCTTCTATAAAATTCTATAGTGAGGATGACAATGCCTTATTAGATTTACTGATTTCTAATGGATTAATAGTTAATTTTCATGATTTTAACATGGATGATCTATCTGAAGTTGTAGAAGCCAACAAACAGTATTTTAACTATCTAGACTAAAGAAAATAAATGTATACATACGAAGAATCACTCAGAGATAGTATCGAATATTTCAATAACGACGAATTAGCAGGGAAGGTATTTGTCGATAAATATGCTTTGAGAAATAAGGGGAATGATTTATTTCATGAGAATACTCCTAAAGATATGCATCGTAGAATATCTGTAAATATTGCACGTATTCAAAAAAGAAAATATACATCTCCTTTGTCAGAAGAACAAATTTTTAATCTTATTGATAGATTTAAATATATTGTTCCTCAAGGCTCTCCGATGTATGGAATTGGAAATCCCAACTACGTATCAATCGGTAACTGCTTTGTATTAGATCCTCCAGAAGATACATATAACTCAATACTGGCTACTGATGAACAATTAGTTCAAATTAGTAAACGTCGTGGCGGGGTTGGTATAGATCTTTCTAAATTACGTCCAGTTGGGGCTTCTACTAATAATTCTTCTAGAACAAGTACCGGCGTACCGTCATTTATGGAGAGATATTCTAACTCAATCCGGGAAGTAGGTCAGTCGGGCCGGAGGGGTGCTCTCATGCTATCCCTATCAGTGCATCATCCGGACGTAGAAAAGTTCGCAACTATTAAAAAGGATAAGACCAAAGTAACTGGTGCCAATATATCCGTTAGGCTTACTGATGAATTCTTGCAAGCTGTAAGAAACGATGAAGAGTATACACAGTATTGGCCTTTGACAGGTAAGGCACAGATTAAAAGGAATGTATCAGCAAGAGATGTTTGGCATACTTTAATTTCTTCAGCACATGATATGGCAGAACCCGGACTGTTGTTCTGGGACAACATCATTAAAGAGAGTCCAGCCGATTGTTATGAAAACTTTAAATCTGTTAGTACAAATCCTTGTGCTGAACTTCCTCTTTCATCTATGGACGCATGTCGCCTATTATGCTTGAACCTTCTATCATATGTGATTAATCCATATACAGAAGAGGCAAAATTTGACCTCAAATTATTTTTTGAACATTCTAAAATAGCTGCCCGTATGATGGATGACATTGTTGATTTAGAGGAAGAGTGCATTAATAGAATTCTTAAAAAAATTGATAGTGATCCAGACCCTGAAGAAATTAAATCTCGTGAACGATCAATTTGGACACGAATTCTTGAAAGCTGTGTTTCTGGTCGTCGTTGTGGTTTGGGGATTACCGCTCTAGGCGATACGTTAGCCGCTCTAGGCATGGAATATGGTTCTGATGAATCTATTGAAAAAGCAGAAGAGATCTATAAGGCACTTAAATTAGGCTCTTATACCGCATCTGTGGAAATGGCTGAAGAACTGGGGACATTTGAAGGATGGGATTATGAAAAAGAAAAATCCTGTCCTTTCTTAAAACGTTTCAAAAAAGACGTTTTAGAATATGAAGGTGAAATCCTAGTAAAAGGTAAAGAGCTATATGAAAGGATGAAGAAATCTGGAAGGCGGAATATAGCATTATTGACTATTGCTCCAACAGGCAGTGTTTCTACAATGACACGTACTACTTCTGGAGTAGAACCAGCTTATCTTTTGGAATATACACGTAGAAAGAAGGGGAACCCAGGGGATAATAATTTCAGGGTTGATTTTATTGATGCTAGTGGCGATAGCTGGATGGAGTTTAAAGTTTATCATCCGCAAGTTGAAGAGTGGATGAAAGTCACAGGCGAAACTGACGTAACAAAATCCCCTTGGTATGGCTGCTGTGCCCCAGATTTAGACTGGACTAAACGTGTTAAATTGCAAGCCGCTCTACAGAAACATTGTGACCACTCTATCAGTTCAACTGTTAATCTTCCGAATGAGGCGACAGTGGAGCAGGTTAAAGAGATATATGAAACAGCTTGGCTATCTGGATGCAAAGGTATTACAGTTTATCGTGATGGCTCTCGTACCGGAGTGTTAATATCGGATACCGCAAAAGATAACAGTGTTATTAAACGTCCTGATGATTTGCCTTGTGAAGTTCATCATATTAGTGTTAAAGGTGATCCATATTTTGTTCTAATCGGACTTGTTAATGGTAAGCCTTACGAGGTGTTTGCCGGTCGTAATGGATGTATTGATTCCGGAATTAAGACGGGTGTCATCCACAAAGTCAAACGGCCAAAATGCTATCGTGTTACTTTTGATGACGAATCTCAATTACAGCCAATCACCGCAGCTTGCTCTGACAATGAGGAAGCTTTGACTAGAATGATTTCTATGTCTTTACGTCATGGGGCGGCTATTAATTATGTAGTTGATCAACTTCAAAAGACTCAAGGTTCTATGACTTCTTTAGCTAAGGCCATTGCTAGAGCATTAAAAAAACATGTACCCGAAGGCTCTAAGTCTTCCCAAAAATGCACAGCGTGTGGAGCCAATATGATTTTCCAGGAAGGCTGTAATAAATGTGTTGGGTGTGGGGCAAGTAAATGCTCATAGACTATATTAGTAAATTTTTTTGTGAGCAATATATAAATTCATTATGGAAAGATATCACTTATCAAATAACTAATAAAAGTTTTGATAAGTTTACCACCGATCATATGAATGAGGAAGAAATATTAGAAAGTATGGAAGATATTTTTGCTGACAGTTTTTACTTAGGAGAAAAAATTGGGTAGTAAACCTTCCACACAGGACAAAATAGTTGGCCTTATTCTTTTATCAGCCCTTTTTTCTATTATGATTTGGGTTGGATTTACTGCACAGAAGAAGATGTTAGGGATTTACGATCTTGAAGATAGAGTTAGGTATTTAGAAGAAAAATTAAATAAAAGATCATAATTTATTTAGGACTAATCGCATGAAGATTTCTGTTAAACGCTTATCTCCTACAGCTATAATCCCAACGAAAAGCCATCCTACAGATGCTGGATACGATCTGTATGCGGATGAGGATGCTGAACTTTTACCCGGCGAAACAAGGCTGATCAAGACTGGAGTAGCTATTTCCGTACCAAAAGGTATGGTTGGGCTTTTATGGGATAGATCTTCTTTAGGAAGTCAGGGGTATCACCTTCATGGGGGTGTAATAGATCATGGATACACTGGAGATGTGAGTGTTGCATTATGCAATACAAATATTTCAGGACATCCAAGCCTTCCTAAAAAGAATATTAAAGCGGGAGATAGAATTGCTCAAATTATTTTTCAAGATGCCAAGCATTTTGAATTAGAAGAAACGCAGGAACTTGATGAAACAGGAAGATCTAAATCTGGTTTTGGAAGCAGTGGTAGATAATTCCAATAAATAAGAGATTCATATGAGAAAAAGTAGACAGCATGATCACGATTCAGAAAAACCTGCTCAACCTCAAAGAAAGTTAAAAAGAAGTTTTGAAGCTAAAGGGAAGAATCAAACGGAATATGTATTGTCTATAATTAAGAATGACATCACATTTTGTTCTGGACCTTCGGGAACCGGAAAATCATTTATTTCAGCAGGAATCGCTTCGCAGCATCTTTTAAAAGGCAAAACAGAAAAGCTAATTGTTACTAGACCTTTAGTGACCGCCGGAGCAAGTTTAGGTGCGGTTCCTGGAGATATCCAAGAGAAGGTAAGACCATACTTAAAACCTATGGAAGAAAATCTTCGATACTTTCTTGGAGATGAAAATTTTGATGAATTACTTGAACAAGATGTTATACGATTTGAGCCATTAGAGTTGATGAGAGGTGCTAGTTACCATAATTCTTATATGATTCTAGATGAAGCACAAAATTGCACATTAAAACAGATTAAAATGTTTATTACTAGAATTGGGGAAAACAGTAAGGTTCTGATTAATGGAGACGTTGATCAAACAGATTTAAAAAGGGATAGTGGATTACATATTTGCGTATCTAAATTGTCTCAACTAAAAGGTGTAGGAGTATGCGAGTTAACAGATGATGACATTCAAAGAAATCCAATTATAAAGTCTGTTTTAATGGCCTTAAAAGATGAAAATATTTATGATTAGAGACCAAGATAATAATCCTGTAAAAACATATAAAAATACTTGGTGCTATAAAACACTTGGAACTGCTAAATCGGCTGCAAAAAGTATTATCAAGCATAAAAATAAGAAACTTGATAAGAACTCAAAATTAAGTTTCCAGTATTTAAAGATAATAGAGTGCGAATTAGTAATAAAAGAAACACATCCTCTATAATACTTTTTAATCTAATGTGGTTGATTATCGGATTAATTTCTGCTGTGGATGTTTATTATGCTATAAAGTTTCAAAAGACTCTAAAATTAATGGAAGAGAATCCTATTGGACTATATCTAATAGAACTTTCCAATGGAGATATATCATTATTCATGGGTTTAAAAGTTTCTGGTACTGTCTTAGTTTTAGGTTTTCTTCAAAATTACTTTTATCTAAGTGGCTGCAAAAAGAAAATAGTTAAAATAACTTTTGGAGTTACCTTATTCCAATTATGGCTCCTTTACTATATGAGTAATTGAATGAGTTTATATGATTATTCCTGTAACTATTGTGGATTCTTATGGGAGAACGTCAGTCAATCTATTCACGACGCACCAAAGAAGCAATGTCCAAGATGTAAGAAAATGTGTCTCACAAGGTTAATTAGTCTAGGACTTCCCCCAATAGTAATAGGAGAAGCTACCACTTTAGGACAATTAGCAGATCGAAACACTAAGAAGATTGGTAAATACAAAACTTCAGAAGAAAAGGCTAAACATGAAGAAATCATAGGTAAGGGTACAAAAGAAAGAATAGACTTAAATAAGAAGATTTCCAAAATGACGCCAGAACAAAAATTAAGGTACATTGAGAATGGATGATTTTTTAAAGAACTCTATTACGTACAATGAAACTTATTTCAATAATGAAGGTAAAGAATGTGTAGATAATGACAAGTGTTATGCTAAGATGCTAGTCAAAACAATTGATGGAAGAGAAAGTATCACATATTCAATTATGTGTAAGATGAATCTTTTAGTAGATCCTTGGGGTGACGACTGCTCACAAAGAAGGGTGATAGAGAATACCTTCAAAAAGGTAAGTGAAGATTGTTTTCGTCTTTATATCAGATACTTAAAGACTCGTGAACAACGATTTCTAACTATAGCAAAAAGGAAACAAAATGGCTGAAGAAAAATCAAAAAGATATCGTATGACTAAACTTCAGAAATATTTTATTGATAATCATTTAGAATCTGATCCTAAATCTCTAGCTATTGAATTAGGTATTCCGGCAGATGTAATTGATCGTTACATGAAAAAATCGATTCGGGAAGGGAAATTAGTAAAAAAACCAGAAAAAGAAACCCCCGAGACTCCAACAGATGACAAGTTGATGTCTAAGAACAAGAGATATGGGGCTGTGGCGATGACTGAAGCTGCCGCATCTAAGGCTGATAGTTCTAGAGGTGCTGGTCTAAAGAGTAAATATTACAATGACGCAATCACAACCATCAGAAAGTAAGCCCTACAAATCTTTTTATGGTGAAATTTATGTCACAGAATCAGCACACTTAGCAGAGCTAATATTTAAGAGACGCTCTGAACTTAACAATGAAGGCACATTGCCTAATTTTTTTTGGCGTATTCCAAAGTATAAAAAATCTTTTGGTCTACAAACTATGTACGCCTCTAGATTGTTAAAGACTTATGATATTTCTGCTATAATTAAAGGGCTTAATAACAAGGCTGTTAAAAATGTCCTGTCTTTTTCCAATAAAAGGCTGATACCATTTATAGATGAAGCACAAAGTCTAGTAAAAGACAAAGTCTTTGAAGATAAGACCCAGCAAGATAAGAGTAAATTAGAACCAAAAAAACCTTTTGGTAAGAAAAATCTTTGGAGTATACTGAATGAGTAAAGATTCTGATACAGCGGTAAAGAAAAGTCTTAAAAACTTTGAAAGAGACTTCATTAAAACAGGACGGGAAGTTTTTGAGGAAAAATGCAGACTGAAAAGTCTGTCTATCTCTCCCTCATTGGATTTTGCATTGAATGGAGGTCTTCTAGAAGGTACTTGGGTTCAAATTGTTGGAAAAGCAAAAACCGGCAAGGCACAGCCTTTGGGGTCTATAGTTTATACACCGTCTGGTCCAGTTAAGATGAGGGATATAAAACAAGGAGATAAGGTATGTACCCCAGATGGGAAAAGTGCCAAAATTTTAAAAATTTATCCACAAGGGGTTAAAGAAGTTTATAAAGTTACTTTTAATGATAATACTTCCGCCTTCTGTTGTAAGGACCATTTATGGAAAGTTGCTAAAAATAATGGTAAAAATGAATACGTTGTTTTATCTCTAGAGGAAATACTTAGAAAGGGTTTGAAATATCACGATAGAAATAAGTGGAAAATTCAATTAACTGAACCTGTTAAGTTTAATAGGCGACAATTAGGGGTAAAACCTTACATCTTAGGATGTTTGATAGGCGATGGTGGACTAACACATGGAACACCTATGATTTCGTCAGCAGATGAAGAAATTTTAGATGAATTTAGAAGCTATTGTGATTCTATAGGAGCAAAGCTTATACATAGGTCTAATTATGATTATGCCATATCTTATGGTGCAGATCATAAAAAGAAAGAAAACCAACTAACTAAGGAATTAAGAAATCTAAAACTGATGGGATGTAACTCTCATCAAAAGTTTATACCTGAAGACTATAAATATTCGGACTATTTGGATCGTTTAGATTTAGCCAGGGGTTTAATGGATACTGATGGTTTTAATGATAAAGGTAAGACTGGAGAATATACTACAGTATCTAAGCAATTATCTAAAGATGTAATGGAGCTTTTGCAGTCATTAGGTTACAAAGTAAAAATCAAGATGAGAGAGACTAAATGTGATGGTAAAAGCTTTCTTTCTTATAGACTGCACATTGCCGGAAATGATATTTCTAATATTTTTTCTTTAACACGAAAGAAATTTGATAAAAAGAGGATTAAGCCCAAATTATTTCGTTCTATTAAAAGTGTGGAACAGGTTGCCAGTGAAGAGTGTCAATGTATCGAATTAGATAGTAAGGATCATCTATATCTAACCGACAATTTTATTGTCACTCATAACACCTCAACAATACTTCAAATTGCTGCCAATGCTCAAGCCGAAGGTAGAAATGTAGTATATCTAGATGCAGAGGGTAGAATAAAGAAGTATAACCTTTGCGGAGTAAAAGGTCTTGATCTGGATAAGATTCAGTTAATTCAATCAGATGGTAATACAATATTAACTGCGGAAATGTTTTTAAATGCACTAGAGGAAAAGATAAAAGCTCCAGAAAATGAGGGTGCCTTATTTATCATAGATTCTCTTTCAAGTCTTATTCCAGCTAAAGAATTAGAGGGATATGTTAGCGGGGATTTCCGACCAGGACTTCCAAAGATATTATCTAATTTTTGTAAGAGGATGGGACAAGTTGTACCAAAAACGAAAGCTATAATTATAGGTATTCATCATTTGATCTCAACACAATCTTCAATGCCAGGGGCTAAACAATGGACTGCTGATGGCGGTGTTAAAATAGGTTATCAATACGACACTATGATGCAAGTTTCTCACAGTAAAGACTGGATTGATGATAACGGGAATCGTATCGGTCAAGAGATTAACTGGAAGATTTTGACTTCCTCACAAGGAACTGATAAAACTAACGCTATTAGTTATTTTAGATTTAATCACGGTCTGGATAACGTTGAAGAGATTGTTGCTCTTGGAGATGATTTTGGAATCTTCAACAAAAAAGGTGCATGGTATTATATGAACTTTTTGGAGAACTATAAGGAAGAAATAGGTGAACAGATGTTGTTAGATCTGCAAGAGAAAAAATATGGTTTTCAAGGTAAGGCTAAACTATGCAGCTTTTTAAACGATAATCCCTCAGTCGTTAAAGTTATTGAAAAAGAAATGAAGGAATTTTTAGTTTGAGAGTCATAGGATTTGACAAAAAAATTTACAATATAAATTTTTCAAAGTCTGCACATAAAAGCTTTAGAGAAAATAAGTCTGCCTATCATAATAAAGCTAGAAAATTAATCTCTGAGATATTTCCATTTGAAGTTGTTTATGAAGAAACTACTCTACCGGGATCTAGAACAAGAGCTACTGGTCTTCTTTACGCTGACTTCATTATCCCCAAATTATCTATAATCATAGAAGTTCATGGGGAACAACATTATAAATTCAGCAAATTCTTTCATAAAACCAAAAAAGGCTTTCAAGAGCATAAACGTAGAGACTTCAAAAAAATGGAATGGTGTTTGTTGAATGATATAACCATGATAGTACTACCCTTTGATAAGGAAGAAGAATGGGAGAGTCTACTGAAAAACTGGAAGTAGAAAATATATTAGCAGAACTTGATTCTTTCTTGAATCAATATGAAATTGCTAATCATATTAATTTGTGCGAGTCGGACGCATCAGTGTACGAGTCTCTAAATTTTTCCACTAAACAACTTAAGGATTTGAGTAATGAAGAAGCTTTAACACATTCATATCTAATACAAACTTACATCTCTAAGCTCACTCACAAACAGAATAAGGAAACGGCTAGATTTGAATGGGCCTGTAATGCTTTTAATGATATGTATATACGATGTATGAATAATACAGAATTCCCAGATTATACAAGTAACTTATCTAAGGAACAGATTATATGCGATAAATATCCAGTGGTCAATAAACTCAGAGAAATTATGCGTAAATCTAAAACGGTATGTACACTATATACAAACAAAATTACACCATTGAATAAAACAGCCGAAATTCTTTATCAATTATCGAGGATCAAATGAGGTTAACACAAGCTATCAATAAAATCAAATTGGGGATACAAGAGGGTGATGAAGAATTAATTGAAGAGGGCTTTTTCCTTTTAACAGGTGAAAAAGTTTTATTCCCTGATGAAGATTATTCAGTACCAGATAATAATAAGGAAAGTTTATCTGATACTCCAAAAGTAATACATAATAGTACTAACAGAGCAGACAGAGCAGACATAGAAGACTTCTCTATGTTTAAGAACAAGAGAGAGCCAGAAAAGAAAAAATTCGTAAATAATTTTAACCCTGAATCTGTAGTAATAGAGAAAGAGCCTGATGAAGACCTTATTAATGATAAGGTAAAGCCAGTTCCAAGGACTCGTGCGGCGTTTAAGATGACAACTGTCTTCTGTCAAGATTGTCATAAGAACATTGAGATAAATCCACAATTCAAGAAAGAGCCTTATTACTGTGACTTCATCAAATGTGGACAAAAATGCCCAAATTCTTAGTAATGTAGCATCTGAAAAAGCTGTTATTTCTGGACTAATAAATCATGGTATCAACGCATTTGTAGATATCCAGTCGATAGTAAAAGAGGATAGTTTTACTATTGATAATAATAAGGTGATATTTAAATGTGTGACTAAGGCTTTAGAAACTTCCTCGTCTATCGACTTAACTTCAATTCTTTCTGCGGCAAAACAACTTGATCTAGATGAATATCTGAATAAACCAGATGTTTTAAAACATCTCCAGCATCTGATGAGGTACGAAGTAAAGCTAGAGAATGTAAGAAATCACGGCTTAAAGATTCGTAAACTACAGTTTACTAGAGAACTGCAAAATTCTCTTAGACATATTTATTTAGGTTTGAATGATGTTGATGGTGATCAGAGTGTCACAGAAATTCTTTCTATAGCTGAGAGTAGAATAGAAGAAATTGCATCAGAATATATTAGAGAGGATAGAAGTAATCCGCAGCTTATTGGGCATAATGTAATTGAATATGTCGAAAACTTGATGGATCAAGAAATTCGACCACCCGGAATCTCTACAGGTTTTCCAGCGTTCGACTTGGCTATTGGAGGCGGTCTTCGCAGGCAATGCGTTGATCTTATCGGAGCAAGGAGCAAGGCGGGAAAGTCAGTACTAGCCGATAATGTGGCGGAATTTGTCACAAGTCTAGGAGATAATGGAATTCCCGTTCTTATGCTAGATACGGAAATGAGTGAGACTGATCATCAAAATAGATTGTTAGCACTTCTCAGTAGAGTACCAATTAATAATATCTCAAGCAGTTCTTTTAAAACTGATGAAGCATCAGTTGACAATCTAAAGAGAGCCGCTAAAGATTTATCTGAAAGACCTTACCATTATATTAATGTTTCTGGTCGCCCATTTGATGAAATTCTTTCTGTGGCACGACGTTGGCTTTTAAAAGAAGTAGGCTATGACAAAAATGGAAGAATGAATGATTGCCTTATTATTTATGATTATCTAAAGTTAATGTCATCAGACAGTCTAAATGGTAATATGGCAGAATTCCAAGCACTTGGTTTTCAAATTACTAAACTGCACAACTTTTGTGTTCAATACGATTGCCCCTGCCTGTCATTCGTACAGCTTAACCGTGACGGTATTACTAAAGAGACTGAAGACGCTGTATCTGGGTCAGATAGACTTATTTGGCTTGCTACATCCTTTTCTATTTTCAAGACTAAGACAGACGAAGAATTTGCTCAAGATAAAGTTCTTTATGGAGATAAAGCCGGAAATCGAAAATTAATACCTGTGGTCAGTCGTCATGGACCTGGAATGGAAAGTGGCTATATTTGTATGCAAATGAATGGAGAAATAGCCGAGATCAAAGAGTTAGGGACATTAAGAGAAATCCAGAAAGAGAAAGAATTAAAGAATGATGGAGTCCCTGACAGAACCCCAGAAGAAAGCGATGAAGAGGCAGGCGACTGATAAGATTCGAGAGATTATGGAATCTCTTGATATTGAGGAATTTTATGAGTCTGAGAACAAAATGATAGGAAGATGCCCCGTTCATGACGGGGATAATTCTACAGCGTTTAATATTAATATTGACCCCACCTCTGAATATTATGGAATTTGGTTTTGTAATTCTCATGGATGTCATGAAGATTGTGGAAATGATGTCTTTGGTTTAATAAAAGGCATTTTAGAGCAAAAGAGTCAAAAAGAACAGACATTTATTGACGCTGTAAATTACTTGAAGAAGTTTGTATCTGGAAAAGTAGAAAGGCAGGATAATTTACAGTACAATCTTGAGGACTCTCGTATTGATAAGATTTTTCACAATGGGGCGATTAATAAGGTCATATGCACTAGGTCAGAGGTTATTAAAAGTTTAGAAATTCCATGCCCTTATTATTTAGCCAGAGGATTCTCTAAAGAGATATTAGAGGAATTTGATGTTGGATATTGTAATGTACTTGGAAAGCAGATGTATAATCGAACAGTCTTTCCAGTTTATGACAAATCATGCGTCAATGTAATTGGTGCTGTCGGTCGTGCCGTGTCCTCAAATTCTTCAAAATGGATAAACAGTAAAGGATTTAATACAGGAAATGCCCTCTATAATTACGGAAAAGCTTTTGATAGTCTAAAAAGATCTGGTGCCGCTGTACTTGTTGAAGGGCAGGGAGACGTACTGAAATTATGGCAATCTGGAATTACTAATTGCGTGGGGCTATTTACATGCAAAATAAGTGATCGTCAGACTATACTGTTAGAAGAAGCTTCCGTGGGCACACTTTATTTAGCTTTGGATAATGACGAGCCGGGGAGAAAAGGTAGAGAAGAAATTAAGGAGAAGTTTGGAAAAATATTTGATATAAAAGACATAAAATTCGACCATCATGATACTGGAGACATGACACCACAAGAAATTATTGAAATAATAAAACCTCAGATTATTAGGTAGTTTATGAGAAAAATAAACCGAGTAAAAATAAATAGATCTATAGAAAATCTTATGACTGCATGTAACGGAACTATCAATCAAAACAATGAGATAGCTCCGCAGACATCTATAGTAATAGAAGTATATAAAGTTTTTAGAGGTCTTAGATATTTAAACAATATAGAAATTTCTTCAGAAAATAAATACGAAAGCGAAAAAGTATAACGATATCAAAAGATTTTATAGCTATATTTACGATAACGTTCAAAACGATTTAACCGTTATGAAGAGAAAACAAGAAAAATTTCATACACTTTTTAGAGAAAAATAATATGACAACAATTGTAGCGTTGGCAGGAGCTAAGGTTTCGGGAAAGTCTACTACGGTAAATTATCTACACGGTTACGAAATGAAACGTCATGGGTTTATTAAACACTTCGATATTTCTCCAGAGGGGAAGTTGATAGTTAATGCTATTTATAGAGACGAAGACAATAGACCTTTCGAATCTGCTGGTATTTTTGATTTAGACCAAAAAAATCAAGAGTTTATAGAATATGCATCTAACTCATTTTGGCCGTTTGTTAGGGGCTTTAGTTTTGCAGAACCATTAAAAGAGTTATGTGTAAATCTATTTGGATTAGAACCAGAAAAAGTATACGGTACTGATGAACAGAAGAACTCACTAACAAAACTTAAATGGGTAGATATGCCAGGTGTTATCATTTATGATAGCGACGATATGTGTGACGAAGTATATTCTGTACTAGAGGAAGAAGGAATTGCTGAAAACTTTTATTTCAAATATTTACCAAGTGATGAAGAACAGTTCATGACTGGTAGAGAATTCATGCAATATCTTGGTACAGACATATTAAGAAAAATATATAGTAAAATCTGGACGGATTATTGTTTAAATAATATCAAGAATACTTCTCCAGATCTAGCCTTAATATCTGACTGCCGTTTTGAGAATGAGATTAATGCTATCCAATCAAATGGTGGAAAGGTTATCTATCTAACAAGAAATGGAAAGCCTGGAAGTCACTCAAGCGAACAGGCTGGTTCTTACATAGAACTTTATGATGCAATAATCGATAATTCCAATATGACAATTACTGAACAGAATGAAGCTGTTAAAGAGAAATTGTGCGAATGGGGAATTTTACCTAGAAGTCTTTAAGAAAGCTAAATATGCTAGTCTGCTATCACCGTAGTTCCTCAATCGGAACACTTAGTTTCTGTGAACAAAAATATTTCTTAACTTATAATTTAGGAATGAAGGATAAGCAGAATCTTAAAGCTACTATGGGAACAATAGTACATAAGTGTATGGAGACGTTGGGAAATATTGTAATAGCCAAACGAGAAGGAAAAAGGAAGGTTAAAGACGAAATTTTTAATCATACTTTTAAGCAGCTAGAAGATCTAGAATTTATCAGTAAAATGTGTTATGATTACTATTCTAAGCATGTTCCTGAACTGTCTGAAAAATTCACACCAAGGGTGTACCAGCAGTGCCACGATTGGTTTTTGAAGGCTTTGGCCTACAAGAATGGCGAAATGGACCCGAGAAACCAGGATATCTTTGCGGTAGAGCAGTTTTTCGATATTGAAATCAAGAAACCTTGGGCGAAATATCGATATGATGTTGACGGAGAGATTATAGAAGGAAATCTTTCGATTAAGGGAACTGTTGACGTTATAGTAAAACATGACGAAAATTACTTTCAAATCCTCGATTTTAAAACTGGAAAACGAATAGATTGGGCTACTGGTGAAATAAAGACGCAAGAAAAGCTGGAAAAAGATGTTCAGCTTCTTTTATATTATTATGCTCTTAAGAACACATTTCCTGATTATGAATTTTATGTTTCGATTTATTACATAAATGACTCAAAGATTGACGGAGTTGATGTGCCTGGTGGATTGTTTGATATCTGTTTTGATGAGTCAGACTATGAAAAAGCCGAAAATATACTTAGACAAAAGTTCGAATACATAAAGTCAGTTAGACAGCCTAGACTATTGTCTGATGATAATACTCATTGGAAATGTCAATATCTGTGCAAATTTTCTGAAGAATGGGATGATTCTGGGAAGTCCACTTGCCAATTCATGCGAGACGAGGTAAAATCCAAGGGGCTATTAGATGTCGTGGCTGAATATGGAGATATTTCAAAAATATCAAAATATGGCTCAGGCGGGGGGGTATTGTCAGAAGAAGATAAAAAAGGAGATGTTTAGTGGATGTAGATAGAATAATATTAAACATTGAAATTAATTTATATAAGTCTTTAGTAAAACAATATGGTTTTGCTTTAGCTGTTTATTCTGACAATGCTTTTGACTGGGGGATAATAAATGAGACAATTGAAAGATCAGAATACAAAATGGTTTCCAACTAGAGTAACTTCACATTACTCACTATTACAGTCAACATTAACACCTAAAGTTTTAGTATCTACTGCTAAATCTTTTGGGTATAATTCTGTAGCACTTACAGATTACGCATCTGTTTCAGGTGCTGTTCAATTTATAAAGGCTTGTAAAAAGGAAGAGATCAAAGGGATTATCGGATGCGAGATCCCCGTAGAAAATTATGGAGGAACTATAATTGTTCTTTGCAAGAATAAAGAAGCATGGGTTAAGCTATTAAAAATTGTTTCTATATGCAATAAGCATGAGGGATTGATATTCCCGTCAGAATCTCTGTCTATTATAGAAGGGGATTTTTTTGTTATTGACGGATATATTGGAAGCCGATTATTTTATCATATTGTTGAAGACCCAGCATGTATTCATAAGGCTGAGACTGAAGAAGAAGCAGTCTCTTGTCTAGATAATACAAACCAGGATTTAGTTATTCAGAAGATTAATGACTACATTAATTTATTTGGGGAAAACTATTTCTTAGAGCTTAATAGAATCAATGGAAAAGAGTTCCCATCTTCTAACGCAGTGTCTGATTATCTATCTCAGATTGCTACAGACATGAATTTTTCTAACTTGGTTGCTGGTTGCCCAATTAATTACGCCAAGCCTGAAGACGCGGTAGACCATCGTCTTTTACTATCATCTAAGATGAAGGTGACCAGTAGTAATGCGGAGAAGGGGCTACTTAAAGAAGATTTTTACAAATTTACAAAATTCTTCAAGAGTAACCTTTATTGTTTTCCAGACCAAGAGAATATAAAAAAACTCTATGAACCTAATCTGATTGAAAATGTGGGCAAGATTGATGAACAATGTGAGTCCTATGATATTCTTTCTGCCCCACTATTACCAGTGTTTGATTGTCCCGGTGGTTTAAGCCAGATCGAATACCTTAAACAGCTATGCCGTGAGGGTTGGAAAAACAAATTAATACCACAAGGTGTTGTAAAAACAGAAGAGAAGAGTATTGAGTATAGAGATAGAGTATTAAGCGAACTTAAAATCATTGAAGAAGCTAATCTTGCTGGCTACTTTCTTATCGTAGCAGACTATGTAAATAAATTCAGGGATAATGGACGATTAATCGGTCCTGGGAGAGGGTGTTTCTTACCAGATACAAGAATCAAGATGGATGATGGAATCTATACCCCCATTGCTTCAATTGAAATTGGAGACAAGGTTATAGATGCTTATGGAAAGCCTCAAGAGGTATATGACAAACTAGAATATGATGTAGATGAAGACATTATTGAGTTAGAATTTGAAAATGGAAAAATTGTCAGATGTACTCAAGATCATAAATTTTTAACGAATAACAGAGGTTGGGTAGAAGCTAAAGATCTAAATAATGAAGACGATGTGGTCGAGGTATAAAAAGAACCTCGATTGGGACTTTTGGGTGTATAGGATGATATGATGAGAACTAAGAGACTATATCAAATAATTTACAGGCATGAACAGTATATTCAACCTATGTCTAAATTAATTAGTAGTTGTTTTATTACACTCTACAGAGAAGATGTAGTTAGTCTAAATTTGCCTAGATTAATTAGGACTCATTCATGGCTCAGTCTTGTCTCTTGTGAAGACGAGTATTTTTTCATAGAAGAAGTCAAATATGAAGAGTGATTATGAAAACCATTACATTGAAAGAGTTAAAAGACTTAAATTATAGTCCAAAAGGTGTCTCTAATTACAAATTAATAGAAGGAGAATGTTCCAAGTGTAATCAAAATTTTGAGTATTCAAATGTAAAAAAATTTTTACGAAATAGAAAATCAAATCAAAACAAAGACGAATGGGATACTTGTGCTAAGTGCTATCTGAAACTTAAGACTATTGAAGATTCAAAATGGATGGAAGCTAACAGACAGGCTCAATTAATAGCTCAAAATAGACCAGAACAAAAGAAAAGAAACGCAGAAGGCGTTTCTAAAAGTTGGGACCAAGAGAGAAAATCAAAAGCTTCAGATTTTTTAAAAAAAAGATGGGAAAACGAAGAGGGGTTTGCTGAGAAGGCTCTTAAAAATTTCGAATGGACTCAAACAAATGATGAGAGGCATAATGAGATTCTAAAAAGGTCTCTAGGAGCTGGTGGGCTTAAAGGAGAGTATCAGGGGATCAGATACGATAGTGCTGTTGAATTATCTTTTTTATTGTGGTGTGAGAATAAAAATATTCCCATAAAAAGATATGATTTAGCTCCTATCTCTTATTTGGCAGAAGATGGTAAAACAAGATTGTATTTTCCAGATTTCATTATTTACCACAATCAGATTATAGAGATCAAAGGTTTAGGGGTGTATTATCAAAAAAATTATCAGAGAAATTTGTTAAAAATAGACGCTGCACAAAAATTCTGTCAAAATTATAAAGTAATATTTAGTGACGATGAGTGCTTGAAGAAATTCTATAAAAAAGCTAGAAAGTTACATCATGAAACTAAAAAATAAGAAACTGACTAAACATACTGGTAAAGTATATGATCTTTCTGTGACAAATTCTCACACGTATAATGTTGAAAGCTTAGGTGTTCATAATTCAGCCGCAGGCAGTTTAGTCTCTTATTTAGTTGGTATTACTCTGATTGACCCTATTCCTTACGGCCTTCTATTTTCAAGATTTTATAACTCAGCACGTATTGGCTCATTACCCGATATTGATGTTGACTTCCCACCAGATTTGCGTGAAGAGGTCATTAATTATCTTAGAGAAAAATATGGTCACGATAAAGTTTGTCAGATGGTGACTTTTGGACGGTTGCAAGGTCGTGGAGCACTAAAAGAAGTATTAAGGATTAATGAGTCATGTTCGTTCGAAGAGATGAACATGATTACGAACAAGATACCACTAGAGTCACTTCTTTCTGATAAGCTGGAAGAAATGGAAAAACCTTCAGTAATTAAATGGTGCTTAGAAAATGACCCAGACGCTCTAAGAGAGTATTGCGTAGAAGTTGATGGTGAGCTTTCTGGTGATTATGCAAAACAATTTGAACAAGCATTAAGAATTGAGGGGATATTTAAATCTCAAGGCAAACATGCTGCTGGAGTGGTTGTTTCATCTGTTCCATTAGAACAGTTCTGCCCAATGGTTAAACCAACCAAGGGGGAAGATTCTGTAGCTGGATTTGAAATGAGCGATTTAGAAGCGGCTGGCGGTGTTAAGCTCGACATATTGGGTGTAAATTTATTACGTAAAATAGAAATGACATGTCATGTGTGATGTAGAAAAAGTAATGGATGATATTTTTTTTGATATATGGTACGATTCGGCTGATCAATTAGATAATGAAGAATTAAGGAAAATAGAAAATATTATTTACGATAATATTAACAGCCTAAATATAATTATGCAAAACTTTTATTTTAGAGAATTTTATGATATATAATACATATTGTGTGTACGATTTAGAGACTACATCACCCTCACCAAAAACTACACAAATAGTGCAAATTGCTGCCAAGATGGTCAATAGCAGAACTTTAAGTATAATTCCGGGGTCAGAATTTCAGTCATTAGTTCAACCTAGTTTTGATCCAGAATTTTGTAAGCTTCATAGATTAGATTTACTTCAGCCGGGGGCTATAGCAGTACATGGTAAAACTGAAGCAATGCTTAGAACGGCACCCACACTAAAAGCCGTTTGGTCAAATTTCTGTGAGTATGTGAAGTCTTACAATTACAAAGGGACTAATTGGACAGCACCAATTCGAGTTGGATATAATAATAAAGGGTTCGATGATATCATTGTTGAAAGGGTTATGTGTGACTCACCTTGGGAATATGGACCATCTTCTAAAGATAAAAGCAGACAGGATTTATTTAACAAATACTCATCAATTGACGTATATGATATTATGTTACTGATGTTTGAAAATGATAAATCTGTTAATAAGTTAGGGGCCGATGCTTTAGTACGTGGACATATGGGTTATTCGAAAAAGAATGCTCACGATGCTATGGCTGACGTAGATATGACGGCGGAATTATTCTGTACGGTACAGCGTTCTATTCGGGCATTTGCAAAGACTAAGAATTTTAAAGGAATGTTTAACTAGTTATAAAAAGAAAGTAATAATGGAAATTCCCCAACTTTTTCGTGAGTCACGTTATGGTATGCCAAGTGCAGACCAAATTTTACCTAATAGGAACTATTTAATTGGATACTCCTATTTATTCCGGCAGCCTCGCTGGGCGATGCAGGTAATCGATGGATCGGCATCTGATGTATCTGTAGACCGTCAGGACTGCTTCAGACCTGATTTAAGAATCCCCGAAACCTTCAGAGCTACATTATCTGACTATGCGGGTTCTGGTTACGATAGGGGGCATCTTGTTCCATCTGCCGATAGCAACGAGACACGTCTAGAAAACAGCGAAACATTCTTACTCTCTAACATGAGTCCTCAAGCCCCAGACATGAATCGTCGATCTTGGAGAATTCTAGAGTCAGCAGTTAGAAAGATTGCACAAAAACCTGAAGTAGTAGAGGTCTATGCTATTAGCGGACCTGTTTTTGATTTATCAAAACCATTTACTAAAATAGGTGATGATGTTATTGTCCCGCATGAGTTTTTCAAGACTGTTTTAGTTGAAGATAATAAAGGTAAGATTGATTTTTGTTCATTCCTTTTACCTAATGAAAAAACAAATACTACTTATAAAGACCACGTTGTTTCTGTTAAATATTTAGAGTTTAGAACCGGACTGCTTTTATGGGATCGTCTAAAAGGGAGTTCAATAGAAAAGGCAAAAACAAAGAAAACTATCCGTAAAGGAATATAAAAGAAAGATTCAATAAGTGAATAATCTAGATATCACTAAAATACCTTTAGACGATCAAAAAACTTGGGACTTAATTTGCTCTGGTAACACTAAAGGTGTGTTTCAGCTAGAAACTAACTTAGGTAAGCATTGGTGTAAAGAGTGTAAGCCAAGAAGCATAGAAGAGTTATCAGATGTTATTAGTGCTATTCGGCCTGGATGTATTTCCGGAGATTCGTTAATAACAATTAAAAATAGAACTTATGATACAAGATCTAATACATACGCTAAGAAGACAATCAGGGAATTATGCAATAATGCACATAAAGTAACCAGTCTGTTATCTCTTGATACTTCGTCTAAGAAAATTATAGACAACGGCATTGAAGATATTTTTTATAGTGGTGAGAAAGAATGTTTTGAGGTTTTAATAACAAATTATTCAAAGGGGAAGAAAAGACTACAGGTTAAGAAAAAATGGCATGATCTGGAGTGTACGGCAGAGCATAAAATGTTGACATCTGATTTAAATTGGGTTTCTTTAAAGGATTTGAAACCTGGTCAAAGAATAGCATGTCTGAAAAAAGCTAGTAACAAGACTAGAATGTCTAATACTATTAGTAATAGACATGTAAAAGATGGGCCTAGAATGCCTAATGTAGATGGTACTAGATATTTTGCTGAAATATGTTATAAAAACTATATAGAAGAATGTGTTATATGTGATTGGGATGAAACAAGTTTAGATACACATCATATTGAAGGAAATAGACATACCAACAATAAACCAGAAAATTTAGCTTACTTATGCCCTAATTGTCATAGAATGCATAATATGTCTTTAATAAGTACAGATGAAATACTGACAAAAAGAAAGGAAAAAGAACTGCCAAAATTTGAAGGTGTTGAATGGGTCACTTATTTAGGTAAGAAATCTGTTGGGGTAAAAGACACTTATGATATTACTATGAAGTCTCCTAACAATAATTTTATAGCTGGTAATTTTATTGTACACAATTCATTAAAGGCAAAACAAGATGGAAAGTCCATGACTCAGCACTATGCTGATAGAAAATCTAGTAAAGAAGAAATGGACAGTCTATACGGACCAATTGACCATATAGTCGCTAGTACTCAGTCAATTATCCTCTATCAAGAGCAGTCAATGAAGATTGCTCAGGTGATGGCGGGCTTCTCGGAACAACAATCAGATACTCTGAGAAAATCAATCGGTAAAAAAAATGCGTCCCTGATGGCAGAGGTAAAGGTTCAATTTTTAGAAGGATGTAAGCAGCAAGGACACTCAAAAGAGGACTCCGAGCGAATCTTTGAGATTATCGAAAAAAGTTCTAGATATAGTTTTAATAAATGTCTTGCCTTGGATACATTAGTTGAACTGGAAAACGGCGATATGATTACAATTGAAGATGTATCTATTGGAGATAAGGTAAAAACTCCGGATGGTTATGCCGTCGTAAAGAATAAATACAATAATGGCATCCAAGACGTGTTCCGAGTTAATATTGGAGGCAAAGAAATCAAGTGTACTATTACCCATAAATTTTTAAGTAAAGACGGGAAAATTCTCCCATTATGGTCTTTTCTATTTACCGGACAACCCATACATGAATGAATTTATAGAAGATCAATATTGGAAAGATTTTAATAATGGAAAGAATCTAGATAAGTACGGAATAAAAACGATAAAAGTTATCATGTTAGATAGGTGGCAGTCACAAGACCCATCCTTTTTTGCATTCAAAAATAGAGAAGAATTATTAAGAGTTGGTAAATGACTAATAATGCTTATTCAAAGATCAATAATGTTGACCCTAGCCACATAATGGAATGGTTCTACTCCAGTGTCTGTGAGGCTGGTGGTGATGGTGCAGCGGTCATCTGTTGTGGAAACCCAAAAGAAACCTCTGAATACTTCATTCAATGGTGGAAGAAGCGATATTTACCACAAATGAAGAAGAACGGATATAAAAAAGATGAATTCTGGCATCCCGTAGAAGAATATACTGGACAAAATGGAGAACTTATATTAAACTATCATGATGGCAACGAGAACTTTATGTTCTGTGATCAGGTTGTTGATCTTGGTCATGGTGATGTTAGTTTTATTGTCGAATCGGACTGTAAGACTCTTGATGGAAAATTTACATGCCAGAAAGTTATAAAGTTAGATATGTACGATAATTGGAATAAATGGGGGGAAAATTAGAGCTAGAGTAACTAATAGCATCAACATGAGTAACTACATACTATAAAAATTGAACTTGACATAAGCCGTACTAAACGTCTTTTTTTGGATTTAGATTATGAATATTTTTGTACTTTCTTATGACCCCGTAGAAGCAGCCCAGTCGCAAGTCAACCGTCATAATATAAAGATGATTTTGGAAAGTGCCCAGCTACTTTGCACTGCTCACCATATGTGTCCAAAATACGAACTGCCTATCAAGTTCTATCGTAAAACACACCACAATCACCCGTGTGCCATATGGACTCGTGAGTCGTCTGATAATTATAAATGGCTCTGCAAGCACGCTATCGCTCTATGTGATGAATATACTTACCGTTACGATAAGACACACGCATCACGAGGAATTATTGAGTGGTGTTACGATCATATTCCTGACTTACCAGATATTGGTCCAACCTCTGTTAGACTTGCTATGCCGGATGAATACAAAAATGATGATCCGGTAGAATCTTATAGAAATTATTATTACTATGATAAAGGTAAAAATATTCAATGCGAGTGGAAACGTAGAAATCCACCAGACTGGTGGAACAGAATGTTAGCACTTGACGAACTTACAAAACAAGCACAAGAATTAGATATGGGATATTGACATTTAGGCTCTATTCGTGAAATAATCCGCCTTTCGCAAGATTGTCCTTTGAAAGCCTACTCTTACGTATCAGGAAAAATAAATGACTGACAAGTCAGATTTTATTAATACAGGTATGTCATACAACAAGTTAGTAGAAGAACTAAAAAGAGAATTTAACCTAAGTGATTGGTCCGCAAGACAGATCATTGCTGTTGTATGTAACTGGCTGGAGGAAAGTAATACTAATGACTGATTGGAGAGATATTGTAGAATTTAATAGAGACTGCAATAAATGGGAAGTAATTCTCAAGGGGTATTGTTGTACCACAGAAGAACAGAAAGTTATTTCAGACTGTTTCATAAGAATGAGAGATAGATTTGAAACAACACGGCTGCGAATGGCGGAACTTAATGCTACATTAGGAGTTGATGAATGAGTTCTGACGAACATAAAAACAAAGCTGACGCATATGTAACGTGCCGTGATGGAAAGATTAGATACTTTACCGCAGATGATGGTGAAGTTTTTCATTATAAGGGGCGGAAATATACTTATCTATTGTGGGATGAGACTGAAGGCAGGGGACTTATTACTATGTTTGTTTATGGAGATAAGTACCTTTTGGCCCCTAGTCATATGCAACCTGTTCTTGTTGAGGCAAAAACTTGGGCGGGTCGTTGGAATTGGGAAGGGGTTGATAAATGAGTTCTGACGAACATAAGACAAAAAGAATTGTAGATATAAATGGTGACATTATTTGTGAACCAGAACATTATCATGAATGCCTCAAATGGGGGCGGGAAATGATTGATAAGATGGAAGAGGATAATGTTGATAGATCTGACATGCTGGTAATCATAGAAAGATTAGCATTTGAAATTCGTTTTACTTTGACTATGTTGAAGGACCGCGAAGGAGTTGATAAATGAGTTCTGAAGAACTAAAAGAGAAAACATTCTATCTTGTAGATACCCCATTCATTAAAGGTAAATTCCAGTATATTGGTGAAGTGAATTTGGGAAATCGGAAATATCTGTTTCAGCATTTAGCGATTGATATGTATCTAACAGAAGATGAAATTATGTGGTATGTAAACGAGGATAGATCAGATGACTGAACTTTGCTTGGGTCTTCTTACATTTGCTGTATTATTCCCCATTTATATGATAATTAGGTCACGGTCAAATAATCCACCTAAAAACTGGTGGCAGTATCATACTAGGGACTGTGGAACGAAGTATCGTGGGTGTTCACCTGATTGTCCTAAAGATATTTATGAACGAACTGGTGAATGGAGGGGTGACAAATGAGAGCGAGGGTAACTGACAGCATAAGCGAAGCAATTCAATGGTTCTGCGAAGACGAAATTGAAATTGGCGATCCTTTGTATGGAAGCTGCGACGACAATCCTATGATGGCCCGAAGTTTTAAAAATAGAAAACCGGGAGATAAATTATTAGGCGTCTCTACCGTATATGTGGTAAATATTGATTTAACAAAGCACCCAAGTCATGCCCGTTCAGATGTAGTAAATTTAGGAAATAAGATCAGAATCTTACAAGATGGTGAAATTGTTATCCATAGGAAATATGATAAAATACCCACAGGGCAACCAATATACGTCTCCAAAAAGGGTAAGATCACTTGGAGAAAACAATGTGAACATATAGGCTGGGCATCATCCAATCAAGATAAAGATGGGTTTTTGAAAGTTAGGGTAAAGATCAATGAGAGATATTAAATTTCGGGTTTGGCACAAAAAAGAAAACCGATGGCTTGATCCGTGGGCAGAGGAAGATCCTATTCTTTCTTTAAAGGACTACGGAAAAGGTTGCGAGGTATTTCTTTATGACAGAAAAAGTAAAGAACACAGTAATATCAACTGCCAAATGGATGATGTGGTCATCCAACAATACACTGGCCTTAAAGATAGAAACGGTGTTGAAATTTATGAGGGTGATATTGTAGAAAGACGACGAGAAAGAGGTCTTGTTGACTTTAATAGCAAAAATTATGCCCAGATACCCGGCTGGAACCTTCTACTGTATCAGTATGTCCCATACCAAAAAGAAGGGTGGA